TAATAGCTCTTCTTTTTATTCATTTTATCAATCTAACGGAACAACACGCAAAGGTTATATTGGATTTCCTATAACTATGTTCTCGGATCTTAGCATACGAAATGATGCTTCTAACAAATCTCTAACTTTAAGAGAAAACGGTAATTTGGATTATAATGGCGATGTTACAGCACAAAACTTTATTGGAAATGGATCACAGATTACAAATGTAGATGCTGCAACTTTAGATAGTTTAGATAGTAATGATTTTTTAAGAAGCAATACCAGTGATAATTTTTCAGGAAGTGCACTAACTATTAACGATAATTCTCAATTTAAAATAGGTGGTACTTCACCTTTTGGTAATGTAGGTCATTTAAAATACCAAGCTACAGGAACAACTTTAATAGCTGATATGGGAGCTGATATTATATATCGTGACGCGGGCTCTTCATTTTTAAATAGGTTTATATTTAGTAGAGGGTCGGGTAATTTTAGAGCATTCGGCGATGTTACAGCACAAAACTTTATTGGAAATGGATCACGGATTACAAATGTAGATGCTTCATCTTTAAATGGTTTAAGTATAGCAGGTGCTAATGCAAATATACCTTGGCCATTTATACCTGATGTTGGTGCCGATGGATTAATGGAGATTGGAAGATATATAGATTTTCACTTAGCATCAAACTCTGGAGTAGATAATAATGGTAGGCTTGCTTTAACATCTGATAAAAATTTAGATTGGAGTGGAGATTTTACAGCAGATAACTTTTTCGAAGGCTCTGACGAAAGGCTTAAAACCAATATTAAAAAGATATCAAAATCAGTATATTCTTATGAATTAAAAACTCAACCAGGAATTACTGTATATGGTACTATAGCTCAAGAAATAGAAAAAACAAATCCAGGAGTTGTTAAGAAACCAGAAGACGGTGGAATGATGTCTGTTAATTATAATAGTTTCTTATCTCTAAAACTTGCAGAGCAGGAAAATGAGAATAAAGAGCAAAATAATAAGATAGATAGCTTACAACAGCAAATAGACGAATTAAAGGAACTAATAAAAAACTAGCGGAAACGGTGGGTGTCGATCCCACTCGCCCTTTTACAGACCTACTGGTTTAGCAAACCAGCCTCTTTGCCAACATTGAGTACGCTTCCATTAAAATTATGCGGAAGATGTGGGATTCGAACCCACACGCCCTAAAGCAAACGGTTTTCAAGACCGTCTCCGCTACCCAGAATCTTTCGGATAAATCTTCCATAATTAGTAGTTCTAAGAGGATTCGAACCCCTATCTCTCGGTCCGTAGCCGAGTATTCTATCCGTTGAAATATAGAACTAAAAAAGCCTTTCAAATAAATTCGAAAGGCTAATAATATTTTTAAAAAATAATTACACACACAATCGAATCTCTTTCGAAATTATTAAGCGACTTGAACTACTCGATGTGTTTATAAGTTTCATTATACTATATATTATTTTTATTAAACTCTAGCACGGACGGAGAATTTCGAAATCTCATCTACGATTTTGGAGATCGTTATTCTAGCCTTTGAACTACGTCCGTATTATTTAGGGTGTATGAGGGGTTTCGAACCCCCGACCTTTGACACCACAAGCCAACGCTCTACCTACTGAGCTACACACACCATTTAATCTTGTGGAGAAGGTGGGGTTCGAACCCACGACACCTTGGTCTTCAACCAAGTGCTCTACCTACTGAGCTACTACTCCATGTGTAATCCTGGTGGGTTTCGAACCCACGACCCTCTCCTTAAAAGGGAGATGCTCTAACCAGCTGAGCTACAGAATTATATAAAACAAAAAAGCCGAATTTCTTTCGAAGCTCGGCTTTAAATATATTTTTTACTATTTTTATATCAAATCATAAAATTAGAACAAATAACATTCTTTACCGATCTTGGACTAAACCAAAACGACTTTTTACTAAAATGCTTAAATGTGTTAATTGTTCTCATTATTCTATATATTAAAATTATTTTCTCTCTTTATACTTTTCTTTAAAAATCTTATATTTATTTTACTATGCAAATATAAAACTATTAAATGGTTCTCACAAGTTTTATTATAATTATTTTTAATTATCCACCATATACATCAGTAACTCTATCGTTACTAATAATAAAATTAATTCTATTCTGATTAGCATCCATATCTAACATAGGAGAATTACCATTGTTACTAACCACCCTTGTGACGTAGCCACCATTTTCTGCATGTTTAGAAGCTTCGCCCAAAGTCTTGCCAATATAGTCTGCCTTTGTTATAATTCCATTATCTCTAAGTTTCATATCTTTTGTTATTTAGTATTATATTAATTTAAAACAATAAGTTTAGAAATGTGGTCTTAATATTTTAATATATATAATTATGAAAGTAACTAAGTTTTTAGAATTTGTGGAAAAGGATTTCGATGCAGTTAAATCTTTTCACATAAAAGATGAATTAAACACTAAAGTTTGGGAAGATAAAAGTATGAAAGAAGAGGTGCGTGAAAAGTTATTAACTATATCACAAGACTTTTATAATACAACTAGCCTAAATGTTGAAATAGATGATATTACCTTAACTGGATCACTGGCTAACTTTAATTGGTCTGAGAAATATTCAGACTTTGATTTACACATAATAATAGATTTTGAAAAGGTTAACTCTGATACTAAACTAGTTAAAAAGTTTACGGATTCTGCTAAAAACCTATGGAATAAATCATATGATTTATATGTCAATGGTTTTGAAGTTGAAGTCTATATACAAGATATTAAAGAACCACATAGGTCTTCTGGTGTGTATTCAGTACTTAATAATAAATGGAATATAGAGCCTGTTAAGGTTGACTTTATACCAGACGATATGGATATTAAAGAAAAGGCTAAGGGTATTATGATGCTAGTTGATGACTTAGAAGACGAAATAGATAAATATGATTATGATGAATATAAAAAGCGTGTTAAGAAAGTCTGGGATAAAATAAAAAAGTATAGAAAGTCTGGCCTAGAAAGTGAAAGTGGTGAGTATTCTACAGGTAATTTAGTATTCAAATTACTTAGAAGAAATAAATATATAGAGAAAGTTCTTGATTTAAGAAAAGAATCTTATGAAAAACAATTTTAATAATGATAAAGATATCTGAAATAGAAAATGTAATTAGCGATATATTTGATGAAAATAGCGGAATGGTTAATTCTGTAGAGACACTATATGAATCAACTATTGATAAAAAGTTTTTAAAACTAGTTATTTCAATACATGGGTTAAAGGCTGAGGATGTATCTATAATACACACTAAATTTATATTTAAAGTAGATTTAGACAAAACTGTGTTAGAAGATAATTCATTTGTATATTTATATGATATAAATTGCGTTTACCATAAGGTAGATTTTGATTCAATTATAGATTTAAAGAAAAGAATGGAGGATATAATAGAGTCAAATGATTTTGGTGATGATTTACAAACACTATCAGACTTTATAGAAGCACCTGCAATGTTTTTAAATTTTTATATGAGGAAAAATAAGATAACAGACTATTCAGTATTTGAGGTTAAGTACCAGCCTAAATTTAAAACAACACCATGTTCTAAAACTACTTTTGATTTCGAAATAAACATAAACAATAGCTATAAGATAGACTTATCAATTAAAAAAGAGATACCAGAGGATTTGGACTCTAGCGTATATTATAGATTTTTTTATAAGTTTATGGGTGAAATCGAAGAGGTTGAATCAGATGATATAAAAAATATACATATGACTATTGGATCTAATATTTCTAAAATTCTAGATAGAAAACTTAAGAATAAATAAGATATCCTAAAACATTTTAAAGTCTTTATAACCCTTATTATGATCAAACCTAGATTCTAGGTATTTATCTAGTTCAATACACATCTCATATTCTTCATAGTCTGATAGTAATTCTATCACAATCTTTATTATATCTTTTGAGTATATTTTTAAGTTTTTACCATAAGGTCTGTTTGTGAAAATTCTTTCATAAACCTCATACGCATCAATGGTCTCAGTCATTATCGTTTTTGTTAAGCTTAAAGTTATCTTTATATATTCCTATTATGTTAGAATAATGCTCTAATATCCCATCCTTAAATTTATTATTATCATATTTTTGCTTTAGAATATACTCCTTTACATAATCTTCATAATCTAGTTGAATAGATATATCTAAGTTATCTTCATCAAATTCTTCATTTACTGAATCTACTTCATCACCATCCTCTAAATCATTTGTTATATCGTCTATATAGTCCACAGAGGCAAACTTACCACTTTCTAGTAGTATTTCTAATTTTCTTCTAAGTTTCCTATCATTAATCAATAAATTATTAGATATGAATAAGTCTATATAGTCTTTAGTATCCTTTAATTCTTCTAAAGTATCTAAATCGCTCTCTTGTGTTACTTTAACTCTTTTAAATACTGGCGAGACATTGTTTTCTATAAATTCTTCTTTATCATTTTCTGTATCAATAACAAACATACCTTTTTGGTCACCATAGTCATTTCTGTCCATCTGAAAGTTAGAGCCTATAAATGTGAAGTTCTTATTCCTTTGAACTAAATGTATATGACCAGAATAAACACCTTTAAATCCTTTAAATTCATCAACACCAATCATATCATTGTTTTTATGACCAACTGATGTTAAATGCATTTTAGCACCGTTTAAATCAGAATGACAAAGAACATAATCACAATCCTTATTCTCATTTAAATGTCTTATCTGTTCACTCTTTTTCTCGAAATAAGGCATCATAAGGAACTTATAACCATTATACTCTAGTGTTGATACCTTATCGTAAATACTAACGCCTGGTATGTACTTAAAAGGTCTTATAGTGTTTATCTCATCACTACTTCTAGACCAACAATCATGGTTACCAACAAGTATATGAAATGGTGCTATTTGTGCTATCTTTTCAACTTGATCCATTCCAAAATTTAATAGATTAATGGGTACAACATTTCTATTATCAAAAAAATCACCTAGATGGATAATTATATCACCTTCTTTTACCTCCCTCCTTAGAGTAGGTATTAAGAAGTCATCGAAGTACTCCTTATGAACTTTCAACCACTTGTCAGTCTTATTGGGATAACCCAAACCAATGTGTGTATCTCCTATCAAAAATATCTTGCCCATATTGCTTATTTATATAATTATACCATATTTAATGCAAAAGTTGTTTTTTTGATTTAATATATATACTAGAGAGATAAAATACATTAATATATAAAATATAAAAAATAACTAAAAATTATGCCATTACCACATTTTACACAAATATCAAACGTAGGAAGTCCAGGTGGACCAGGGACACTCCCAGATGAGGTTGTATATCTAAACCTATTTGAAGTAACCTTTATTTTACCAGTTATCTTACAAGCACAAGGTAGAGATCCTATTCTTTTGCTAGAAAATGCCACTAAAATAGATTTAAATGCAGCCAACCTAACTGCCTTTGATATTCAGAGCGTAACGCAACGTTACAAGTACTCTACAAGAGAGTTTCTAACCACACCTACTAAAACATCTGGTGAGGTAAATATACCTTTTCAGGTAAATGTTAATCAAGAAGGTGCTATGGAGACATGGAACACAATGAAAGCATGGTATGATTTAGTATTTAATTCACAAAATGGCTCACTTCACTATAAGAGTGACTTAATTGGGACTATAATAGTTAACCAACATGATAAAAAAGGTGTTGTATTAAGACGAGTTACCTTCCAAAACGTTCAAATGAAAAAGTTAGACGGATATGACTTAGATTGGAGTTCTAATGATATCATCAAAGAAGTCACTGCAAATTTTGTATGGGATTACTTTATTGATGAATACATAGACCAAAACTTTACTATTAACCCACCATTAGTATCGGGTTACTAATAAATAATAATTTATAAAAAAGCCAAATAATGATTTATTTGGCTTTTTTTTGTTTTAATAATTCATATTTTATTTTACCACAATCATAAACTTTGTAAATATTATTAGATTTTGTGTATTCACTCTCTGTCATAGATGTTTTAATATTACTATTCTTATAGTTGGACTTATGAACCCTCTTACCATTTACAATATATTTATAATCTGGCTTTGTAATATACTTTTCTTTAAAGCCAAGCTGTTCGTATAAATTACCATCACTCCAATAGTAATCTGCATAGCTTATAATTCTAATTGGACTCTTCTCATTTATGAAATGTTTTAGTAATTTAGAAGGTGCACCAACTATATTATGGTATGTTTTAGAACAGTATCTGTTTAAATTCCAACCACCTTCTTCCATTTTCTTTCTCCCCTCAAATTTATCGAACGTCATAATAGAAACCAATTCGTCATTATAAAACAAACCTATTTTATATACACTATTACATGTACCTTGTATATGGTTTTCGTTTAGAAATATAGATGAAGCTTTAGTACATATTTCCTTAACAATGCATTTTCTAGCATATACTCTATTTTCTATTTTGTTAAGATTATATAGTATTTGAGATTTTATTATTTCCTTTCTATCTACCCAATCATCTTCCCATATATGTATAATCCTTATCCCTCTGTCCTTAAAATAGTTCTTCTTTACAATATGATAGTTATTCTTTTTAAACTTGTTAGAGTGGTAATAAAGACCGTTAAATTCAAAGCCTATGCTAAGTTCTGGTATGTAAACATCTATTTCGTATTTATCCCTATAATTCTTAACAACATTATGTGATGATATGCTTTTGACATATTCATATAGTTCTTTTTCCTTAATGGAATCTAAGTCAGAAATAGGACTACATACAGTGCATAACTTATTAGAATTATAAAGCCTACCAAAGTAATTATCAGTGCTTATATCAAAGGTGTGTAATTTATCATCATCACACTTAAATTTACTTATACCATTACCTAGATACTTTACATATAAATTGTTTTTACACATTTCAAAGTTCTCTCCTCTATAATTCTCTCCACCAAAGCAAGAACCAGAATTGTATTTACCCATCATTGTTTTAGAAAACTTTTCTTTGAACTCATCCGTTTTAGAGTAGTGGGAAACTCCATACTTTTTAAATGATGTGTTTCTAGATATTATATTATATTTTTCAGTCTTTGTAAATGAATCAACACCATACTTTTTAAGATATGTTTCTTTAGACTTATTTACATAGTCTTTGGTTTTGGAATAGTTGTCAACACCATATTTATCCAAACTAGTTTTTTTATATTTTTCTTTAAACTCATCAGTTTTAGAGTAGTGGGAAACTCCATACTTTTCTTCAATTGTATTTTTTGCCTTTTCTTTAACACTTGGTGAGTTGGAAGAACATTTGTTAGAACAATATTCTTTATATCCACCTTTCCAAGATTGTCCAAATGATACCTTATTACCACAGTAGCATTTTATGAAATTAGTGTTATTATAAACCCAATGCCAAATTCTTTGTTTAAATGAGAAATCCTTATCCCTAGTTATATCTATTATTTGCTCAAATACTATTGGATAATGTTTGCTTACATAAGATTCTTTAATCCTATTAGGTGAATTTTTTAATACATTCTCTATAAAGTATAATCTTTCTTTTTCCATTTAATTATATAAATTAAAAAGGATAGGCTATAAACCTATCCCTTTCTTAATATTTAGGCTTTGGTATGTTATTGGTCATACTTTGGGCATTTTTCATCATTGAGTTAGCATCAAAGTTAGAAGATTGTTGTTGTTCTTGCTTTCCTTGGTTCTTTTCTTCTTCCTCAACTATTTCATTTACTATCTTAATGTTTTCCTCAAACATCCAAAATGGCCAAGAGTCTATTGAATACTCTTGTAAGTGGAAATGTTTTTGTAACATTAATTTATTCTTCAAGATATGCTTCAAAGGCATCTTGAACAACGAAAATACTTGATGCTCCGCTGGGAAACTTCATGGGTGTGCGTACCTCCTCACCACACTCTGATATTTTTTTAAGTTCTTTAATACCAAATGAAAGCTTGTTAACTGCTGAATTTAAAAATTGGAATGAAACCTCATCCATATCTTTAAAGTCTTTTAGCTTAGCCTTAATACCCTCATATGAGATACTAGTTCTGTTAGCTAATAAAAAAGGAATTATTTTAAGAAAAGCTAAATTAGGTTTTTTATCTGCATTAGTTTCTTGGATTATATAATCACTAAATGATTTCTGTATCCCTATTGTTGGTGGAGCAAGTTCAAAGCTCTTTTTATTAGTTAATTTAAAATTGTAAGTACCATTACTAGGTGTAAAGTATTTTTTAAGACTATCACTTATTTCGTGGAACACAAAGTTATCTCTAACTAACTCAATAGACATTTCCTCTTCTTCATTACCACATGGCGATGGAACTTTAACTGTTAAAGAATTACCTTTTTGGAATGTAAGTTCTCTTATTAGAAATATGGTATATAATCTATCTTGGTCTTTTAATTCCAAATAAGATCCAATCTTATTATCTGGAAACTTTATACGGACACAAGATTGTAACATCCCATTCATTTTTTCAACAACATCATAGAAGTTGTTATCATCTACAGTAGAGTATGCTTGTATTTCAACAACTTCTGCTGGTCTAATCATAAGCATTGATCCACTTGGGTAAAACTTACCACATGGTAGCATATCTACACTAAATGAGAAATATTTTAAATCACTTACTTTAATACCTTCTGAATCTTCACCTTGTTTATAATCACTAGTTGGTATATCACTATTCGTTTGATTATTACCATTAGAGTCTTGGTTTCCTAGGTGTTTTTTTAAGTAATCTTCTTCACTAAGATTTTCTTTATCTGACATTTTTTATTTCTTTTATTTTATATATATTTTATTGTACTTTTCCCTATTTATATACAAATATTATGATAAGTTTAAATATATATTTTACTATCTTAGAGGATTTATTCTATTATTTTATAGTGTTTTTTAATTTCATCTAAATCAGGCATTTCTAAATCATTATCCCTTATAAATGTTTGTAGCCTATCCAACATAACAGTATCCCCGTTTCTAACTATCTCATAATCTATAAAGTCTTCTATCATAAAGCTATCAGTTTTTGGTTTAAAAATAAACGTATTTATTAGATTGTATATTGGATTATTTTCTATGTATATGGTATGACTATCTTCTGGAAAGTGTTCTAAGTCTGTTATTTTATTATAAGAGCAATTAAAACTACCACGTACTGTTTGTGGACATCCTTTCAACGATGCTAAAAAATTATTAGAACAGGAAAAAGACCTACCTACTGTTTGTGGACAACCTTCTAATGTTTTTAATTCATTATCAAAACATAGAAATGCACCACTCACATAACTAAATCTAAGTGGTAAGTATTCTAAATTTTTACTATATAAATGAACATCACCATCAACATCGATACTTAAATCATCATTAATAGTATAGTTTTTTATTCTATACCTTTCACACACTTCTATAACTTCCTCTCTTGTAGTTGGGAAGTTAGGACTTGTACTCTCAAATATCTTGTAATGTTTTATATGTTTCATTTCTATTCTATTATTTTATAGTGTTTTTTAATTTCTTTTAAATTAGGCATCTTTAAATCATTATCCCTTATGAATGTTTGTAATCTATCTAACATAACAGTATCTCTGTTCCTAACTATTTCATAGTCTATAAAATCTTCTATCATAAAACTACTAGCAGTTCTAATAAAAGTATACACTAATAGATATACTGTGTTTCCCTTTATGTATACATTACCACTTACTTCTGGGAAGTATTCTAAGTCTTTTAATTCATTTCCAAAACAAAGAAAATTCCCATTTACTGTTTGTGGGCTACCTTCTAATGTTATTAATTCATTTCCAAAACAAAGAAAATTCCCATTTACTGTTTGTGGGCTACCTTCTAATGTTATTAATTCATTGTAAGAACAATTAAAAGTACCACCTACTGTTTGTGGACTACCTTCTAATGTCTTTAGTTCATTTTCAAAACAAAAAAAATAACCACCTACTGTTTGTGGACTACCTTCTAATGTCTTTAATTTATTATCAGAACAAACAAAATTACCACTTACATAATTAAATTTAAGTGGTAAGTATTCTAAGCCTTTATCCACTAAATAAACATCACCATCAACATCGATACTTAAATCATCATTAATAGTATAGTTTTTTATTCTATACCTTTCACACACTTCTATAACTTCCTCTCTTGTAGTTGGGAAATTAGGACTAGCACTCTCAAATATCTCGTAAGGTTTTATATGTTTCATGTTTATTCTATTATTTTATAATGTTTTTTTATTTCTTTTAAGTCTGGCATCATTAAATCATTATCACTAATAAAGGTCTCTAGTCTATCTAACATAACAGTATCTCTGTTTCTAACTATTTCATAATCTATGAAGTCTTCTATCATAAAAGTATCCACTTTATTAATAAAAGTATATACTAATAAATTTACTGTGTTTTTCTCTATATTTATTATACCATTTACTTCTGGGAAATGTTCTAAATCTACCAACTTATTATCACTACAAATAAAATCACCATTTATTGTTTGTGGACTACCTTCTAATGTCATTATATTATTATTAGAACATTTAAAAGAACCACGTACTATTGTTTGTGGACAACCTTCTAATGTCTTTAGTTTATTATAAGAGCAATCAAAAAACCCACCTAATGTTTGTGGACTACCCTCCAATGTTTTTAATTCATTAAAGCCACATAAAAAAGAACCTTCCACATGGTTAAATTTAAGTGGTAGATACTCTAAGCTTCTAGTTAAAAAAACATCATCAGCAACATCTATGCTTAAATCATCATTAATGATGTAGTTATATATTTCATACTTTTCACACACTTCTATAACTTCATCCCTTGTAGTTGGGAAGTTAGGGCTGTTGCTTTCAAATATTTTATAAGGTTTTATATGTTTCATGTTTATTCTATTATTTTATACTCTTGTTTAATTCTATCTAAGCTAGGCATTTTCAAATCAAATCCTTCTATGAAGGTTTTTAATCTATCTAGATAAACAACAACACCATTTCTTAATATTTCAAATTCTTCAAATTCTTCTAAAAGATCATTGAAGTTATCATTTCTGATAAAAGTGCTTATTAGTACATCTATTGGATTTCCTTGTGTGAATATTATACTTGTTGTTGTTGGAAAGTAATCCAACGATTTAATATTATTGTGGTTTATATATAATCTATCAGTTATATTTTTAGTAATACCCTTTAATGATTCTAACTCATTATTATGACAAACAAACTCTCCGTTTACAACATTTGGAGAACCCTCTAATGTTTTTAAATTATTATTAGAACAGGAAAACCACCTAGAAACATTAGAAGGTGACCCATTTAATGTTTTTAAATTATTATCATCACAACTGAAAAAACCACGCACATCCACTGGCCCACCTTCAAGTGTTTTTAATTTATTATTAGAGCAATCAAAAATTCCAACATCACGTGGTGAACCTTCTAGTGATATTAATTCATTATCTTGACAATAAAATGAGCCTTTTACATAGTTGAATACAACAGGTAAATATTTTAATTTTATATTTTGTAGGCCTATATCCTCATCGATATCAATATTTAAATCAACATCACCTTCAACATTAATGCTTAAATCATCATTAATGATGTAGTTATATATTTCATACTTTTCACACACTTCTATAACTTCATCCCTTGTAGTTGGGAAATTAGGACTAACACTCTCAAATATCTTGTAAGGTTTTATATATTTCATTCTTATTCTATTATTTTATAATGTTTTTTTATTTTTTTTAAGTCTGGCATTGGTAGGTTAAAATCTTTAAAGAAATTTTCTAACCTAAACAAATTTATAGATTTATTATCAATTATTATATCATAGTCTTGGAAATCTTCAATTAGCATATCATCACCTTTTATAATGAAAGAGTTTACTATAGAGTGTACTGGATTCCTTTGCAAGTGTATATAATCTGATACATTTGGTATATATTCTAAGTCTGTGATATTATTATCACTTATATACAAATTACCAAATATACTATCTGGACACCCTTTGAATGATTTTATTTCATTCATGTTTAAAATAACAGATCCCCCAATATTTTTTGTCATATATTCTAATGATTCTATACCACTATGCTCACAATAAAAATTACCACCTACTGTTTCTGGGCAACCTTCCAATGAATCTATTGGACAATACCCACAATCAAAATCAATTCCTATTATCTTAGGACACCCCCTTAGTGAAAAAAGTTCATTGGTATTACAACTAAAACTCCCACCAACCTCATAAGGACATCCCTCTAGTGTAAAGAATTGATAATTAGACTCACAAGCAAAATCACCACTTACCTTTCCAAATTTAATTGGTAAGCTGCTTATTCCCTTATTCGCCATATCAACATCACCATCAACATCTATACTTAAATCATCATTGATAGTATAATTTATAATTTCAAATTTTATACATACTTCCACAACTTCTTCTCTTGTAGTTGGGAAATAGTTAGATATATTCTCAAATATCTTATAAGGTTTTATATATTTCATGTTTATTCTATTATTTTATAGTGTTCTTTAATTTCTTCTAAGTCAGGCATCTCTAAATCATTATCTCTAATGAATGTTTGTAATCTATCTAACATAACAGTGTCTCCGTTTCTAACTATTTCATAGTCTATAAAATCTTCTATGAGGAAACTATTAGCATTTTCAATGAAAGTATGTACTAATAGATATACTGTGTTTTTCTTTATACTTATAATTCCATTTACTTCTGGGAAGTGTTCTAAGTCTGTTAATTTATTATAAACACAATTAAAATTACCACCCACTGTATGTGGGCCACCTTTCAATGATACTAATTCATTATCAGAACAAGAAAAATCACCACCTACTGTTTGTGGACAACCTTCTAATGATTCTAAATTATTATAAAAACAACCAAAGCTACCACCTACTTTTTGTGGACAACCTTCCAATGATGTTAATTTATTATAAAAACAATTAAAACTACCACTTACATAATTAAATTTAAGAGGTAAATATTCTAACATTTTAAAACCTAAATGAACGTTATCATCAACATCAATGCTTAAATCATCATTAATAGTGTAGTTTTCTATTTCATACTTTTCACACACTTGTATAACTTCCTCTCTTGTGGTTGGGAAGTTAGGACTATTGCTCTCGAATATCTTATAAGGTTTTATATGTTTCATGTTTATTCTATTTTATTCTATTATTTTATAGTGTTTTTTAATACCTTCTAAGTCAGGCATTTTTAAATCATTATCTCTAATGAAAGTTTCTAATCTATCTAACATAACAGTATCTCTGTTTCTAACTATTTCATAGTCTGTAAAGTCTTCTATCATAAAGATATCAGCATTTTTGATAAAGGTATGTACTAATAAATCTAATGGATTTCCCCTCATAGATATGATACCATTTACTTCTGGGAAGTGTTCTAAATCTTTTAATTTATTATCAGAACAAGAAAAATCACCACCTACTGTTTGTGGACAACCTTCTAATGATTCTAATTCATTTTCATAACATATAAAATTACCATTCACTACTGATGGACTACCTTCTAACGATTTTAATTCATTTTCAAAACAAAGAAAAGAACCATCTAATATTTGTGGACTACCTTCTAATGATATTAATTTATTTTCATAACAACCAAAACCACCACTTACATAATTAAATTTAAGAGGTAAATATTCTAACATTTTAAAACCTAAATGAACGTTATCATCAACATCAATGCTTAAATCATCATTAATAGTGTAGTTTTCTATTTCATACTTTTCACACACTTGTATAACTTCCTCTCTTGTGGTTGGGAAGTTAGGACTATTGCTCTCGAATATCTTATAAGGTTTTATATGTTTCATGTTTATTCTATTATTTTTTTTAATTTCTTTCAAATCCAGCATATCTAAACCATTATCACTTATAAATGTTTGTAACCTGTCTAATATTTTTATAAGGTTTTATATGCTTCATAAAGTATATATTAATTACTTATTTTGTAATGTATTTACTATCCAAAGTCTTCTAATATTTCCTCTTTTAACTCTTTAATTAAAAAATCAATATCTATTTCCATTTGTATAGTATCATCACTACTACCATATTTTAGTTCATGTTCGTTATTCCTTCTCTCAAAACTATTTGACATACCAAATCTGCTATCAGTAACATCATAATCAGAAACAACAACTGATATGTAATAATCCTTACTTCTGAATCTATCATTGTTCATAATGTTTTCTGTGTGATTAGAAAACCTAATTTGTATAGTCTTATAGTCATCATCATTGTAATAAACATCTATCTCATGGTATTTTGTCCTATTTGAATCATATTTTTCTTTGAACCAATCCTCAATCTGTTCCAAAACATTTTCAGAATCATCATTAATTCGATATTCTTCTGACTCCATATTATCAGTATCGATTATATCCCAATTTTTATCATCATCATCAACATCGTCTTTATCCTCATTATCACTGTCATATTCATAGGATACAGAATATGTTATTTCATCTAGCATTTTTGAATGAGTTCTTGTCCTATATACACCATCATCATATTCATATGTTTTCTCATAATATGCTAAGGCATCTTCATAATTATCAAATTCTTCCTTAGCAACTGGGTCGCTTGATACATCAACTACATCAAATATTACCTCATATTTAATTACTTCTTCTACTACTTCCTTAGTACTGTTATATTCTTCGTATAATTTTATATGTTTCATACTATTCTATTATTTTATAGTGGGTTTTAATGGGTTCTAACTCAGGCATCCTTAGATTATTATCTCTTATAAAAGTTTGTAATCTATCTAACATAACAGTATCACCGTTTCTAACTATCTCGTAGTCTACAAAATCTTCTATGAGGAAAGCATTAGCATTTTCTATGAGGAAAGTATTAGCATTTTCCACAAATGTATATACTAATAAATTTACTATATTTCCATATATAATTACCGAACCATTTACTTCTGGAAAATATTCTAAATCGGTTAATTTATTAAAAGAACAATTAAAATGCCCACCTACTGTTTGTGGACTACCTTCTAATGATTCTAGTTTATTATTAAAGCAATTAAAATCACCATTTACTGTTTGTGGACTACCTTCTAATGTCTTTAGTTCATTTTCAAAACAATTAAAACGCCCACCTACTGTTTGTGGACAACCTTCTAATGATTCTAAATTATTATTAAAGCAATAAAAATAACCATCTACTGTTTGTGGACCACCTTTTAATGTTTTTAGTTTATTGTGGTGACAACTAAAATCACCACTCACATAACTAAATCTAAGTGGTAAGTATTCTAAATTTTTACTATATAAATGAACATCACCATCAACACCGATACTTAAATCATCGTTTATGGTATAATTTTCTATTTCATACTTTTCACACACTTCTATAACTTCATCCCTTGTAGTTGGGAAGTTAGGACTAGCATTCTCGAATATTTTGTAAGGTTTTATATATTTCATGTTTATTCTATTATTTTATAGTGTTCTTTAATTTTTTCTAAGTCAGGTATTTCTAAATCAAATCCTTCTATGAATGTTTGAAGCCTATCTAACATAACAGTATCTCTGTTCCTAATTATCTCATAGTCTATAAAGTCTTCTATCATAAAGCTATCAGCATTTTTGATAAAGGTATATACTAGTAAATTTACTGGGTTTGTATTTATGTATATACCACCACTTACTTCTGGGAAATGTTCTAAATCAGTTAAATAATTATCACCACAATTAAAATCACCATCTATTTTTTGTGGACTACCTTCTAGTGTTCTTAATTCGTTATCATAACACATAAAATAACCACCTACTGTTTGTGGACAACCTTCTAGTGATTCTAAATAATTAAAAGAGCATTCAAAAAAACCACCTACTGTTTGTGGACTACCTTTTAATGTTTTTAGTTTATTGTGGTGACAACTAAAACCACCACTCACATAATTAAATTTAAGTGGTAAATATTCTAACCTTTTAAAATTTAAAATAACGTTATGATCAACATCAATACTTAAATCATCATTAATAGTATAGTTCTCTATATCATATTTTTTACAAACTTCTATAACTTCCTCTCTTGTAGTTGGGAAGTTAGGACTGTTGCTTTCAAATATTTTGTAAGGTTTTATATGTTTCATTTCTATTCTATTATTTTATAGTGGTTTTTAATGGGTTCTAAGTCAGGCATCTCTAAATCGTTATCCCTTATGAATGTTTGTAATCTATCTAACATAACAGTGTCTCTGTTTCTAACTATCTCATAATCATTAAAATCTTCTATCATAAAGCTATCAGCATTTTTGATAAAGCTATGTACTAAATGACTTATTTTATTAATCCCTAAAAATATTTCCCCATTTACTTCTGGGAAATATTCTAAATCAGTTAAATCATTATCAAAACAATCAAAATCACCATTTATTGTTTTTGGACTACCTTCTAATGTCATTAGAATATTAGCAGAACAATTAAAGTTACCATCTACTGTTTGTGGACTACCCTCCAATGTCTTTAGTTTATTATGACAGCAATCAAACTGTCCACCTAATGTTTGTGGACTACCCTCCAATGTTTTTAATTCATTAAAGCTACATATAAAAGAACCTTTCACATGGTTAAATTTAAGTGGTAGATACTCTAAGCTTCTATTAGTTAAAAAAACATCATCACCAACATCGATGCTTAAATCATCATTGATAGTGTAGATATTTATTAAACACTTTTCACAAGCTTCTATAACACCTTCTCTTGTAGTTGGGAAGTTAGGACTGTTGCTTTCAAATATTTTGTAAGGTTTTATGTGTTTCATTTCTATTCTATTATTTTATAGTGGTTTTTAATGAGTTCTAACTCAGGCATCCTTAGATTATTATCTCTTATAAAAGTTTGTAATCTATCTAACATAACAGTATCTCTGTTTCTAACTATTTCATAGTCGTTAAAATCTTCTATTAGGAAACTATCAGCATTCTGAATAAAGGTGTATACTAAGAGATATACTGGATTTTCTCTCATAGATATAATACCATCTACTTCTGGGAAATGTTCTAAATCTCTTAATTCATTGTTAGAACAATAAAAATTACCACCTACTGTTTTAGGACAACCTTCCAAGGATTTTAGTTTATTAATACGGCAAACGAAAATCCCACTCACATAATTAAATTTAAGTGGTAAGTGTTTTAAGTCTTTCTCCCCTAAATAAACACCACCATCAACATCAATTGTTAAGTCATTGTTAATAGTATAGTTTTCTATTCTATACTTTTCACAAACTTGTATAACTCCCTCTCTTGTAGTTGGGAAGTTAGGACTTGTACTCTCAAATATCTTGTAGGGTTTTATATGTTTCATTTCTATTCTATTATTTTATAGTGTTTTTTAATTTCTTTTAAATTAGGCATCTTTAAATCATTATCCCTTATGAATGTTTGTAATCTATCTAACATAACAGTATCTCTGTTTCTAACTATCTCATAATCTATGAAGTCTTCTATCATAAAACTATCAGCAGTTTCGATAAAAGTATGTACTAATAAATCTACTGGATTTTCCTTTATGTATACATTACCAATTACTTCTGGGAAGTATTCTAAGTCTTTTAATTCATTTCCAAAACAAAGAAAATTCCCATTTACTGTTTGTGGGCTACCTTCTAATGTTATTAATTCATTAAGTGAACAACCAAAATCACCACCTACTGTTTGTGGACTACCTTCTAATGTCTTTAGTTCATTTTCAAAACAAAAAAAATAACCACCTACTGTTTGTGGACAACCTTCTAATGTTTCTAATCTATTATAAGCACAATCAAAATGACCATTTACATAATTAAATTTAAGTGGTAAGTATTCTAAATTTCTGCTATCTAATTCAACATCACCATCAACATCAATACTTAAATCGTCATTGATAGTGTAGTTTTTTATTCTATATTTTTTACACACTTCTATAACTTCCTCTCTTGTAGTTGGGAAGTTAAGACTTGTACTCTCGAATATTTTATAAGGTTTTATATGTTTCATAACCTATATATTAAATAGGTAAGTTGAGTTTGGTTAGGAATATATCTATAGCGTTTTATAAATCCACTTGACCTTCCCACAGTCCCATATTCTATAACTTATAACATCTTCATACATTATTTCCTTTTCAGATTTATCTATATCATAACCCATTTTTATAAGCTGTGATTTTCTATACTTAGATTTATGACACCTTCTATTTCCAATAATCCATTTGTAATCGATTGGTACATTTTTAGTATGTTCAAATCCCAATTTTTCATATAATGAGCCATCGAACATAGAGGTGTCTGAAAATGAGATAACACTGCTAACACTATACTGTTTTAATAAATAATTGAATAGTTTACTAGCACCACCAACAACATTTGTTTTTAATAGATTACAAAACCTAATTAATTCATATTCATTATCAGATCCACCCCTTGGTCTAGAGAAACACATAAGTGATACTAAGGTATCTTTGTGATATAGACCTAATTTTATATTAGAATTAGAATATCCCTGTATATGATTATTATCCATAAATATTCTACTATCTTCTGTGTTGACTGTTTTAATTAGACACTTCCTAGCATATATAGAACCTATTGTTTTCTTGAGCTTATATGATATGATAGATTTTATTATATCTTTCCTCAATATCCAGTCATCTTCCCATATATGCATAAGGTACACACCTTTACTCAAGCACATATTTGTCTTATCATAATGGTATTTCTTAGCTTTATTAATCTCACTGTGCCAATATAGTCCATTAAACTCAAATGCTATGTTAGAATTTGGTAAATATATATCTAGTTCCTTGCCACCTAAAACTTTTCTATCATTTTCAATTATTAAATCGTCATATATGCTCTCTATATATATTTTTAAATCCTTCTCTAGACCAGATATATTACTACTGACTGGATTGCATTTTGTACATATTACATTATCCACACTTTGTCTGTTATGCAAATATTCTCTATGTATATTAAACCCTTCATTACACACATCGCAATGTAGGCTTATTACTCTAGTGTGATAATCTATACTAATAAAGTGTATGTTATCATATGTGTGTATTTTATCTAGTACTTTTTTATACAAGTTTTCATTTTTAGTGATTTTTGAATTGAGAATGCTTTTTTTGTGTATTTTTTCATTTTTCCAAGGATGGTCTACACCATATCTATCAAGGGATGTTTTTTTATATGATGCTTTGTATGCATCTATATTTTTCTTAAAAGACTCGACTCTTCTTTCTAAAAGACCATCTATACTTGCTACATTATTAACACCATACCTATCATTTAGTGTTTTTATCCTCTTATTTAAGATACTTTTTTTATAAGAATTTGTTCGGTTTTCATATTTTTTTGAAGTTATTGCCTTAACATGCTCACTATGTGCTGCGTGTTTATGTCCAAATTTTTTTAAATTGGTGTTTTCTTTTTTCTTTTTTATTTTATCATCACTACCTATACATTTGTTAGAACAGTAATCATAGTACCCCATAGATGAGTTTTTAAATTTTACTAGATTATCACACAACTCATTGACACAAATGACATCTGTCTTTATATCATTTATAACATGATATACCTTTTCTTTAAAACATAGATGATTTATATTATTATCTTCACAATATTTGACTATGTATGTATAATCATCAAAAAAGTTCTTTGAAACATACTTTTCCATAGACATTTTACCAGACTTATTATCAAATTTATAATTATATAAGAAATCTTTGCTTATCATAAGATAGTTTTCATTTATATGTTATATGCTTTTTAAATAGTTTGTTTAATTAAAAAAACCCCCATTAGATTAAAATGGAGGTTTGTAATTATTTATTATCTATTTACTATCTATTTATAAATCCACCTGCTGATATAGCACCAGTTCTAAGGATAGTAATGTTATTAACAATGATTCCCATTGCGCGTATCGGTTCAACAAACGTGTCAAGCACCCCAATTTGGTTATCTATTATCTCTGGTGTGTTATTTTCATCATCCATCTTATTAAAGAAGTTGAATAAACCATTCTTACTCACATAAGTCTCACATATAACATCTGCTCTTAGTTTAATTTCTGCTCTAACATCAGGAGTATTATACTTCCATTGGTAATCCAATAACATATTAGATAATTCTCTTTCAAGTTCTATAAGAACCTCTCTAACATGTATAAAAGATAGTGCAGAATTAAACAATGTTTGTGCAGTGTTCTCTGTCTCAATTATATATCCTCTATTTCTTTTGAAAACAATAGGGTTAATTTGTGCTTGATTTAAGAACTCAATATCTTCTTTAGTAAAGTCCATTTCTAGACCTGTGATATTTGTTATTCTACCATTTGTAACACCAGCTGCTATTGTCCAAGGTGTAATAGATGTTATATTAGAAATATGCTTTCTCATATAAGTTGTAGCCACATAAGATGCTGGTGGCATCTCTAATGGACGACCATTATCATTTACAGTAACATAAGGTGTGAAATACCCAACCGATGTATCACCTACTCCTTGTGGGAATGAATATCCAACTGGATTTAGACTTTCTTTATTACCACCATCTGCTAAGAACTCAACACTTAATACACCTTCCAAATCTGTAAAGTTTGGCGATTTTTTAAACTGTCTTAAAGAAGGCATGTTTATAAATCCAAATGCATCTAATCTATCTCCACAAATATCTACCAATTGAGATTTAGAATTTTCTACTAATCCAAGTCCAAAAGAGTCAATTAAATATCTAAAGTCAATAGCTTCTTTATTAGTTACTGCTTTAAATAAGGGAGTTCCTTTAGCTACTAAGTTTAGTATTCTATTTTGAGTTTCTTCTGTACCATCTGGTAATGAAGACTCCTTTACTTTAAATCCTTCAAAAACTAAACCTTTATATGTATTAGCATAATTATCTACTGATACAAATCTTGTTGTTTGTCTATCACCATTAAAATCTTCTTTTAATATTTCAGAATCACAAGTAAGTTCAACTAAATTAGTAGTAGTATTATATCTTCTTTTAGAAATAATCCTAGTTAATTCTCTAGGAGTTTTTGTAGATTTCAAGAAATCGCCTATTCTAACCTCAGTATATCTAGACCCATCTATTAATACCTTATTAGGTGTCTCAATGTAATTAACATCATCCTCTAATTCTAGAGTTTGTTTTAAATTACCAAGTTTTGATTTAACTGTAATAGATTTAGTTAAGTTATCACCGTCAATTGCCTCAGTCGCTAACATATCTTTACCAGTTGATTCAAAAATCATATCGCCATTAGCCTCTAAGTACATTTTCATAAATACACCATTCTCAACACCAACTTGGTCAAATGAATCTCTTGTGTTTATAACTCCGTCATTAAATGCATCGTAGAAATCAGAATATTTACCAATTACACCTTCTTCGTTTGATGCTACCTCTCCTTTAGTTTTAGCACCTTCTGATCCTAATATAAATTCATTATCTACTGTATAGAATACTAAGTATCCAGCAAGAACATCCACTAATTCAACTTCTGTTAATGGTGTATTCAATGTAAACTTCTTATTCTGGCTAGTAGAAGTAATTATATCTTCTATTGTTACATTTCCTAAGCTAACATTAAAACCAGTAGAGCCTAAGCTCATAAGGACTTTATCTTTGTTAACATTATCAATTACACTAACCAATCTGTTAAACATCTTAAATCTTCTAGATTGTTGGTAATTAGAAAGAGATACAGTTGTTGCAGTATCTAAAAATTCAATTTCAAATTTACCATTCTCTGTATAACTTACGCTATAATCAACACCAATCACCAAGTCTACAAAGCCAGCTACATCGACTGTTATGTCTTGTATATTTGATGAAATATCAAATTCAATACCATCTATAACTATTTCAATTTTACCTAATGCTAATTCAGTAATTGCTACAGGCATATTATTTTCATCATCACTATTCTTTAATGCTATTTCACCCTTTGTATTAACAGTTGCTACCGAACTATATGATACTGGACCACTAGTAGCCTCTGGGTATTGTGAAGCATCTAAGATTAATGTATAAGAACCATCAGTGATATCTATTTTTCTATCCCCAATAACTACAAATGCACCTTCAATAGCTTCATATGTTAATTCTATATTGCTAGCAGTTATAACGAAATCAGTTCTTGTTAATCCAAAAGTTGATCCCTCTGCAAAATATGCTGTTCTATTATTACCGTTTTCAATATTGCCCTCTACTAATGGAGCAGGTGAAACATCAGTATCTGTAAACGCATGTGATGCTTGACCTGTGTAATTTGTTACACCACCCATTATAGCAGTTACATTACCAGGCAAGTCTAAAGGAGTTTGAATAAATTCAATTTCCTCTTTTAAAGTTTCATTATAAGACAAAAAGTCAATTGATTCTACATCTTCATCAGTTGTAGTATTTCCTAACAAGTCAATTAAACCATTATAAGAATCAACCTCTACTGCATCATTATTAAATGCACAGAATAAGCCAGTTCTATCAGTATCTCTGTTTATAATAGTTTCTATAAATATGTTATTTCCATTTGTATCTCTGAAAAAAGGAATAAGTGAAAGACCTTCATAGTATTCTAGAAGATTAATATTTCTATCATTAGCAAAATCTCTTACTCTTTCTTTTATAAGACCATTATTATTGAAATAGCTACTCCATCTGTTATCAACCGCTAGTGATTGGTAATCTGACCAATCCCCACTTACTAAAACAACATCTACTAGGTAGTCTGCTGCGTAGTCTTTACTAGATACATATGGTGGTATTCTATCTTCTGACCCGTACCATTCTAACAAAGTTCTATCAAATCCACTTAGTCTTGATTTAAAAACGAATGCAGTTACTGTCTTATCAGATAGGTTTGTTAAGCTAAATGCTCTTTGATTATCATCTGTTAAGTTTAAGAAAGATTCAGTATCCCTTCTCCAAAAGCCTGTTGTGTCGAAAACTCTTCTATAAGGTCCTTCTTTCAAAACATCATTATTTGTACCAGCAGAAGCTGACAATGTTTTAAATTTAATTGTGTCTAATTCGTCATTAGTTGAGAGTAAATTCAATGCAAAAACTGGTGAAGTTTCTAACATCTTAGAAATCGTTCTATGAAAGAATGATCCTTTTCTTTCCATACCTCTGTCTATTTGTCCAAAAACTGATTCTAAATCATTTATATTTGTCAATCTTACTGGTGTGTTAACTGGTCCTTTTTTAGAAGTACCTATAACGAGGTTAGTTATCCCATCTACTGTTGGTGATGAATTTACTGACTGATCAAATTCTTCTATGAATATACCTGGTCTTTTGTACTTGCCAATTTGAATATTTGCCATATTTTCTATTTAATTTTTTTATTTAGTATATATATAAAAACTAAAAAATGACATTTTTTCTATTTTGGATAATAGCTATTTAATTTTAGATATCCAATCTTTAATATCTTGTTCTATATTATCCATTTTCTCTTTGTGACTTTTCTCTAATACAGATAATTTTTTACTAGCATCATTAATATCTTTTTTAATTTTAATTATTTGATCATTGACTTTGCTTATTCTATCACTTATATCTTTTGAGATATCATCACTAGCATCTGATAGTCTATCCTTTAGCTCATTTTTTTCTATCGATTTATCAGTTTCTCTCTTTTTTAACTTCTCAATACTTCTAGTTATACTAGCTATACTAGAGTAACTAACTAGAAATGGGTTTGTATCTTCATCAGTCCCAATTACCTTATCTAAATCATCTTTAATACTACCATTTTCTAAATCTTGATAAATTTTATCTATTTTTGATTTATTAGAGTTATAATATGATATTTGTGTCTTTACTCTGTCTAATTTTTCTTTAGATAGTTTAACATCTTCACTATCACTATCCTCAACTTCAAAATCTTCTAAGAATAGTTTGTACTTTTTTAAATGTTTCATTTAAATTTTTCTTTTAAATCTTTATAGTTTTTAGAATCCATTGGTCCAAATGCGGTTTTCTCTAAGTCAGTAAACTTGATAGGTTCTTTATTGCTATCAACTAATTGAAATATATTCCTAACATCTTTTAAGTCTTTAAAGTTTTTAGCTATAGTTCTTTCATTGTTTGTGTTAAACATATCAATATTAACTGCTGCTACTTTAATATCAGAACCAGGAGTTATATCAAATAAATCTCTATCCATCTTACCAAAAAACATTGGTTTAGGTCTTAATTCAACATTTTTTATCTTACCAGGTTTAATATTATAGTCTTGGTCTAAATATTTAGAAAAGTTTAAAAATGTTTCTGAATACTTAACATACACATCTTCATCCTCTACTTTAATAACAATAAGGTAAAACATTAATTGCTTTCCTATCAACATACCATATATTGTTCCTTCTGTATCAGTTATTTTACTAACCTCTTCAAAATAAGTGTCTATTACTTCTTTATCAATTTGTGTATTATCTTTAACAATAGCTTCATCACTATCTTGTGAATCTTCATTATCTTTACCAACTGTTATGTTGTCAGATCCTATTTTCTTAGGTATCACATCCATTCCAAAGTATTCTTTAAAAAATACACTTTGAGCATTTCCTTTATAAAGATTTTCCCCATCTAGAAGTTTTTGTATAAAACTAAGAAGTATTTTACCACCACCTTTAACCTTTCTACCATCACCCAATTCTATTTCAGTATCTTTGTCAAATAAAGCTTTATATTTATTATCCCTAATAATATCCTGTATCTTATCCTCAAATTTATTGAATACTTTGTTTATTATAAATGGTCCACCACCAGGATTATCTGGAGTTCCTACATTAGATCCTAAATTAGTATACCTTCTAAACACATTATTAGAGACTCTACCACCACTTCTACCAGAAGGTATAGTTTGTGTTGTATAAACCTTAAAAGCCTTGTTAAACAGCTTTACTATGCTTAATATTGGATCTATTTCAATTTTTTTAATATCTTTTGTAGAATTCTCAACAATATCTTTAATATCATCAGCCTTACTCTTGTCAACAATCCAATTATCTAATACTACGTTTTTATAAAAGAATTTTTGAATTTCTTTCCCATTCGTAGATTTTTCATATACCTTCATAAAGGCATTATATTTAATTATTTTGCTCTCGTTTTTAGAATCTATGCCTGTATCAACTATTCTCTTAAATAACTTATTAAACTTCTTAATAGAACTACCAAAGTCGCCATCTAGTTCTGTTTCTGGTATGCCCATTAATTTTTTAGCAAAATTTGATATCTTACTAGCTATAGACACCCTTTCACTTTCACTAGAATCTATATCAGCACTTTCATTAAATTTATTGCTAAATTTTTTGTATGCTAATTGAAGCTTTCTTCCTAAGCCAATCCAGTATTTTTTAGATTTGCCATCACTATATAGTTTTTTTAGATTTGTTAGAAAATTTTTATCTAGCTTAATGCCATTTTCTTCTGATACTAGTTCTTGTATCTGCTTACTTAGCTTGATGTACTGTTTGTGTTCTCTTGACATACCTTCTATAGCTGCATCTTCATCACTAACTTTATTAGATACGCTAGGTACACTAGGAACATTTTTATATTCTTCTTCAAGTTCTTCTGCCTTCTCTAGTATATCGGTTATTATGTCTATTAATTTAACCACCTCTTGATGATCTAAATCTGTTTCTTCCTCTGAATCATCGCTTTCAGTTTCAGTTTCAGTTTCATCTTTATCCCCATCATCATTAGTAGAATCACTTTTAATATCTTTTAAATATTCTTCAAAATTAAGAAGGCTTTCTTCTAATTCTTTTTTAATACTAGCTCTATCGTTCTTAAATTCATCCATTTCAGATATATAATCTAAAAGGTTCTCTACATTTTCTTTTATTTTACTTATAGACTCTTCGTTGTCAATTATTTCTTTTAACTTACCCAATAAAAATGATATTTTAAAAAAGTTAAATTCATCTTCTTGCTCACTTCCCTCTATAGCACCAGATGCTAACAATATTTCAAATTCACTATCTATGCCTTTAGCTATTGCCTCAATCCTATTAACATTATAATTAACTGTAAATCTCCTAGCTATAGAATTGAACATTCTACCCACTAATGAATCTCCCCAATTTATGTCATTGCCCAATGGTCCTGATGATCCACCTGACATGTCAAATGCTTCACTTAAGTATATATTTTTTCTTTTTAGGTATTTCATATATGAATTTTTTTATATATATTAAAAATAAAAGACTTGTTTTATTTTTTGATGTCAATATATTTGTTATATTTGTATCAAACCTTAAAACTATTATTATGATTATTTGTATAGATTTAACAGAGATGAGAGATAAAGAATACAGAATACTTCAAGATAAGTATCCTGCTTTATCACCAGATGGTATAAAAAATGCTCAGAAAGCTGGGTTTAGTAAAGTATGGATAACTACGAAGGATGAAGAGTACAGAATAGTTGCCTTTACACATCCAAAATCTTCTAAGGAAGTTTCAGTAATTGATATTGAAATGTTTTTGGAAACTATACAACCAGAAAATTTCCAAGATATTGAAGAAGGTATAATAGATAGTCTTGACACTGACGAAATTCTTGATAAAATATCAAGATTAGGTATAGATAAGATATCATTAATTGAAAAAGAATTTCTAGACAAAAGCCTATAAGTACTGATGTTATTTAGTACATAAAGTGATAAAAAAAGCCAAAATAATATTATTTTGGCTTTTTTTATTATATTTTTTTTAATATGTTAATTTTTATCCATAAAATAGATTTTAGATAAAAAGCAATATTAAAATGATAATATATAAAAGTGTAAATTAATAACAAAATGAAGTTTAAACAGATTACTTACAAAGATAAAGCCTATAAAGATATTGATACGATAGTAGAGATACTTAAAGAAGAGGAATTCTATTGGTTAATAGACTCCGAAATTTCCAACGCAGTTATAGAAATAAGAAAGAATACTCTAATATGGCATGATGGTGTTTACCTAAGTGGTAATTGGTATTATGGTGTATTTAAAGGGGGTGAATTTTATGGTAATTGGTTAAATGGAATTTTTGAAGATGGGCTTTTTAGTGGTAAGTGGAACAGTGGATTAAGAATATAAGAGTATAAAAAATAATAGATAGCTATGAAAAAAAGAAAAACTTTGGTTAAGATGAATTTATCAGATATAGTTTTTAATGATAATATAGTATCTATTTATAAAACAGAATGTGGTTATTTCTTTGAAATTGGTGAACAAATAACAGATGATGTAGCAGAAGCAGTATCGATATTAATGAAAAGGGTCGATTCAACAGATAGTATATGGAAAACTAGATTGGACGATTTTAAGAAATATTCAGTAATCCCAGAAAAAAGTTTGTACTGGTTATCAGGTGGTCAAAAAGAGTGGGATACACTTGTAAACTACAATAAGCCGTGGTGTGAATCATATATACATTTTCAAGAAAAGTTTGGAACTATGATAGTTGAAGCAGTAGAGAATTCAAAGACATTAGCAGATGTAAAATCTATATTTGAATATGAGCTAAATTTACTTAACATATATGAATTTGCACTAAGCGAAAGTCTAATAAAATGAAAATTTTATATTAAATATATTTATATATCATGATGTTGCATGTTTTTGTAAGTAAAAAGGATTTATTTTAACTAAAATTCTATACAAGTACAAAATTTATATTATAATATCTATATAGTCATGATCTTGCATGTTTTTTAATTAATATATAGATTATGGATAGAGAAAATAAAAAAAGATTAGTGTGTAATAATCCTTGGTGCAAAGCTCCCTTTTACTATGATATTGATAAAGCAATAGAAAAAGATGGAAAAAGTGTATTTCCAAAGGAATGTAGTAAATGCAAAAGCTTTAACTCACAAACAAGTGGTGGAGTAACATGGGAAGATAGAGAATATGAAGATGAACCAAAGGGTGGTGGACAAGAGGAAATAAGGTATACTGAAACTAATAAATATAGCAAATAATATGAAGGCACATTTTTTTGACATTGATACACTTATTAAGATAGATAATTCAGTATGGTTAGTCTCTAAGAATAAACCTTCGATACCCATCATTAAATTAACTGAATCAGAATTCAATTTAATAAAAAAAGGTATCTATAAGAAATATAATTCTATGCTTAATATTGATGATGTTGGATATTGGCTACCAGAAAACCTTTACAACACACTAAAGATTAAGAGTAAAAGTATGAAGTTCAACATAACTGACCTATCATTCTCCTTACAAGAATTTATGAATACAAGTATTATAGAAAATTTAGACTACACTATCTATAAGAAGCATTTTCAGCACCTTAGAAACAAAAACGATGATATATACATAATATGTTCTAAAAAAAGTAAAAGTAGCTACAAAACGATTATAGATAGCTTAGAGAAGGAATTGGGTGATATGAATCTAGTAGTAAAAGATTATTACTTTCTATCAGAAACATTCTATAATAGAGATAAAGATTATATCTCATATCTAAAAACAAGACTCTTATTACAACATTTGTTCGGTTATAAAACTGATGGTGACAAATTTACAGATACAGTTGTTGAGAATTATAACACAGTCCACTTTTATGATGAAAATAAAAAATCTATTGATTTGGCTATTAATATAAACGATGTGTTTACCACAATAATGAGTAATACTAGCGATGGTATAAAAAATAATATCCATGACATTACGAATAGAGTAGATAAATACGTTATGGTTAGGGAGGTAACATATAACCAAAGAAACATCTTTAAACAAAAAGATATTCTAATACATGCTAATAATTTAGTGAAAACTTTTGAAACATTTAAGTACTTAAAAATATAATTACTTCTTTTTACCCTTACTTTCTTTTTTATTATTACTCTCTTTCATCATTGCTCCTTTTATAAGGTCATTTAGTTTTCTATTATCAACAATATCACCATCATCTTGTGAATCTTTCGCTTTATCAGATTGTGACTCTAAAACCTCTGAATTTTCAATATCGTCTAATCCCATATCTGTTCTTAGATTCTTATAGAACTTTTCTAAGTCAGTTCTTTGTGTGGATAGAAATTTAGAGTTTTCCCTAACCTGCACAATAGTCTGGTTAACAACTTCGTGCATTCTAGCTGAGCTTTCCCCATTATCAATTTGGCGTAGTTGGTTAAGGAAGTTTTTTCTAGTCATTTTAGCCAAGAATATAGCCTCTGAATATACCATAGCATCTTCCTTCATCTTATTTTTTATATAAGGATGTTGTTTTAGTTTTGGAACATCACTTAGGTATAAGTCTATAAGTGAACTTAAAACCTCCACTGATTGCTGTGATGATGTGCTTAAATCTGCATCATAATCATACAAGCTTATCTCACCAAGGTCTGGTAAATCTTCTGCTTCTGCCAAATGTTTTGATATATCAAAATCATTATTCTCCCCTTGTATTTGATCAAATTCGTCTTGTATCCTACTTTTTTCTTTATCTGTTTTAGACATAGAGCTGTTTTTTTATAATATATATAAAAAAATAAGTCGCTTATGGCAAAGATTAAGAAAGAAAGACAAATGGTATTTAGTAGTGAGAACGTTACCGAGGCTACTGATAAGATAAATGATGGTATAGTACTAAAAAGGTTTCAAAACCCATGGCTTAAAAATGAAATAGGGTTAAGAAGATCAGGTCTTACATTTAAGATGACAAGTGCCGAGCAAGGAGAATACATTAAATGTGCACTAGATATACACCATTTTACCGAAAAATACTGTAAGGTGAAAAGAGAAGATGGTTCTATTGGAGCAATAACACTTAGAGACTATCAAGCTGACATATTAGATAATTTTGTTGATAATCGATTCAATATATTAATGGCTAGTAGGCAGGTGGGTAAGTGCTTGACCTTCAACACTTTATGCGAAATTAAGAGCAAGGAAATTAGAAAAGAATATAGAATTGGTAAACTATATTACTACATGCTTAAGCAAGAAAGATCACTAACATTATTAGAAAAAATAAAAATTAAACTATATGATATTTTATTTTTGCTAGAAAAATAATTTACCTATTTGATAACAAGCCAACATCTTTTTATATATAAAAGCATTTAATAATAAAACAGAATAAATTATGATAATAAATGATAATAAAGAAACTGTAACATGTAGAATATGTGGTGAGCAATGTAAAAGAATATATGGTAAACATTTAAAATTTGCACATAATAATATGACTACTAAAGAATATAAAGAATTGTACGAAGGTGCTCCTATAATGGCATTATCAGATAAGGCTAAGACAACAATTAAAAGTGGTAAGCATATGAAGACAGAAAAGTATAAAAAAATGTTTGCAGATAAAATAAGAGGCAGAAAAAATCCTAATCACAAAGAAAATACAACTGAATTAGAAAGAAAATCGAGAAGTCCATTTTCAAAGAACTTTTCAAAATATGAAGGTATAGAGAATATAGAGAAGCATATAAGTATTTTTGCAAAGGAAGCTATTAAGGATAGAATATCAGATACTACTTTAGAATACTATTTACTGAAAGGTTATGATGAGGAAACATCTAAAAAGATGCTTAGTGAAAGACAAAGTACATTTTCTCTAAAAAAATGTGTAGAAAAATATGGTGATGTTGGTGGTAAGAAAAGATGGCTAGATAGACAAACACTTTGGCAGAAAAATTTGGCAGAAAATGGTAATATGAAATGTGGCTATTCTGAAATATCACAAGACCTATTTAAAAAGATAAGTAAGATTTATACAGATAATGAACTAAAACGTGTACACTATGCAATAAAAAATAAAGAGTTCTTTATATCAGTTAAAGATGTAGGATTTTTCTCATATGATTTCACTGATAGAAAAAGAATGAAAATTATCGAATACAATGGTGATTTATACCATGCAAATCCTAAAACTTTCAAAGAGAACGATTACCCACATCCTTTCTATAAAGAAAGTGGACCTACTGCAAGGGAAATATGGGATAAAGATAATTTAAAAATAAATATTGCTAAATCAAAAGGATTTGATATTCTAATAATATGGGATACTGAATATAAAAGCAAAAAAGATTTAACTATTAAAAAATGTATAGATTTTTTAAATAATGTATAGATAAAAATAATAAAAAAAATGATTACACTTCTTAAAAAAATATTGATTGAGTTGATAGAAAAATCTATTGAGTTGATAGAAAAATACCAATATAGAAATGTATCATTGGATGAGGATGATATTTCTAAAAAAATATTAAAATCTATATCTTTAATAGATATTAGAGTAAAGACTGATACTGGATATGAGGCAGTATCAGAGATACATTTAACACAACCATTTAATCATTATAATATCAAAACTATTGACGGTCTTAGCTTAACTTGTGCAGATAATCATATATTATTTGATGAATATTTTGATGAAGTATTCTGTAAAGAATTAAAAATAGGCGATACTATAAAGACCAAAAATGGCAATAGTATTGTGAAGCATATAAAAAGGGAAGATTATAAATCATCTATGTTTGATTTATCGGTAGACCATCAGAATCATAGGTTCTACACGAATGGGATACTTTCACATAATACTATATCTGCTTCTATATTTATGCTCCATACAATACTATTCAATAATGATAAAAACATTATGATTGTAGCTAACAAGGGAGATACATCAGTTGAGATTGTTGACAAGATAAAATCCATTTATTCATTACTACCATTTTTTTTAAAACCTGGTATAAAAACATGGAATCAAAAATCACTAACATTTGACAATGGTTGTCGTATTAAGACCTCTGCTAGGACAAAGACTCCAGCTATTGGTTTTACTATTGATGTTCTTTATTTAGATGAATTTGCACATATTCCTTCAAACATAATAGAACCATATTATACTGCGGTTTTTCCAACAGTATCTGCAATAAAAAACTCTAAAATAATAATCACATCTACACCAAATGGTATGAATTTATTTCATAAATTACTTACTAATGCAGAACGACCAGCTGGTGACCCACAAAGAAACAACTACACCCCTATGAGGGTTTACTGGTATCAAGTCCCTGGTAGGTTTGTTACATATATAAGGCTTAATGATCATAAATTATACGAAAACAAAATAGAAAAGGATGATATTCTTAATCAAGTACATAATAAATGGGGTGCTGATACTAAGGTCGAAATGAGTTGGAGTGTTGATTTACAAAAATATGTAATCGAGGTTTATAATAATGATTATTGTCATGATGAGGATGTTGTTGGATTTAATATAAAAACACCCGATGGTAAAGAGATATCTATACTAGAGTTAGCAGAACTTACTACATGGAAGGATGAGGCAATAAAAGATATTGGTGGAGAAGATGCTTTTAACCAAGAATACGGTCTTAGATTTGTAAATGCTAGTAAATCTTTACTAAGTGAAAATATTATAGACCATTTATTGAATAATAAAATTCTTTATGAGTGGGAGGAGATATATGAATTTGAAGATAAGCTAAATTTTTCCTATGAAAATTTAAAATGGGTTGATGATTATGATATATACAACCCTATAAAAAGAAAAGAATATAAAATAGTCTTATCAATTGACCTTGCAGAGGGATTAGGTCAAGATTTTTCTGTTATAAACATATTCAGAATAAGTAATAAAAGTAGAGAGGTCATAGATATACAAAAAGAAAAGTATTCATCAATAAAGGATTTTTTCAAACTAGAACAAATTGGGATATATCGAAGTAATATAATATCTATTAAACAAATGTCAGAATTGCTTTATATATTAGCTTTTGAATATTTTAATCCAGATAACCTTAAAATAGTTTTAGAACTTAACAACTATGGAAATACATTACTAGCAGAACTACCTCATGTTTTTGATGGTATTAATGATTATGGTTCTTCTGTATTTGTTAGATATAAGCACAGAATAGATTCACCAGAAGAAAAGGTAGGACTTAAAGTAACAAGTTTAAAAAATTTACTTATAAAAGACTACCAATCTCTAATGCTTAGTAAATCTTTCTCAATAAATAATGAAGACACCATAAGGGAAATAACCACATTTGTAAAACATACAACTAGTTCTGGTAATATAAAATATGCAGCAGATAATGGAAACGATGATTGCGTTTTGCCAAACACTCTTATAAAGACTATAAATGGTTATAAAAGAATAAAAGATATCAAATTAGGTGAGTTGGTGTTAACACATTTAGGAAATTACAAACCAGTAACAAATATATGTAAAAAAGATTTTGATGGTGTTATGCACAGAATCAAATTTAGAGGCCAACCTAGCTTAGATATAACATATAACCATCCTATATATGTTCCAAAAAATGACTACTCAAAGAAAAATAGAAAGAATTATAATAATTATCTTAAGCGAGAGTGGATTTTACCAAGTGACATTTCTAATAAATCTAGGTGTGTTGTTATAAAATCACCTCTATATACTGGTGATGTTAATAATATCAAATATCAAGAATTATTTGAAAGGAATAAATATTCTCCGTCATCTAATTTTAAAATAAAGGAAATAGAACTAGATAATAATTTTGCTAAGTTTTTAGGCTTATTCTTAGCAGATGGTAACAGTTATAAACCATCTCATAATACTTACCGAATAACTTTAGCCTTTAATGATAAAGATTTAACTCTTATTGATGAAATGAAGGATATAATAAATAACTGGAATTTAAAATATCATGTACAGAATAGAAATAATTGCACTACTGTGATATTTTATAATAGATTCTTATGGGAAATATTTTCTAAATGCTATGATGAAGATAAAGAGAAAATATTCCCCGAAATGCTCTATAACAAACTAGATAAAGAGAAAATGTCCCTAGTCCTAGATTATTGGATAAAGGGAGATGGTTGGCTCTGTGAAACACCTGGTAAGACTAAACATTACATAGGATGTTCAACTAGTTTTCAACTAGCATTGACTATGAGAGATATATCTATATCATTAGACAAACATGCAGTAATATCCTATAATAAAAGACATAGATATGGTAAGCCTACGAAAAGCCAATATTGGGTATCTATTTATGAAGATAGTTTAGAAAGGTCATGTATGAGAAAGATTTCTGATTTTGAATATTCGTCAGTACTACAAAGAAATGAAAAGTATAATTATACTGGAACAACTTATAATTTAGAAGTAGAGGATGATAATAGTTATGTAGCAAATGGGATAGTTGTACATAATTGTGTCATGACTATTGTAAATGCTACATCTATATTCGAAAAGAACGAGTTTACAGAGATGATACACGAATGGATGAACAAACATGTTGATAAGGAAATAGTTGATTACATAAATGAGTGTATGAAGAAATCTGATTATATAGAAAGTAATGATTACACACACTTTTTAGATGTGAAGAAAAAAACACTTGGTTCTAGAACTGGTGGTGGATATGGTCAGAGTAAATATAAGTCAAGTAGTGGATATGGAAGACGCAGGTAATCAGCTAGTTTTCCTCCATAGTAACAAGCAGTCCATTATTTGACAATTTTTCTTTCATACTAGAAATAGTCTCATAATCACCATACTTAACATCACAAATACCTTTAAAGTGTACAATGTGTGCACATTGATTTGCTTGTTCTTTTTCGTGTCCACATATATTTATCAAACACTTAATAACATGTTCAAATGAATTATGGGAGTCATTGTGTAAATCTAGTCTATATGGACTAGATAATATTTCTTCTACTTCTGTCTTAGTTTCTTCTTTTATCTTTGTCATAGCTATTAATTAAATGTTTTTATAGTTTTGTTAATTGAGTCGATTATTGTAATCTTTATCTTTTGTGTTTCTCCCCACCTAGCGAATTTTTCTAAATGCTCAGCCCTATCATCATACATAGTGAAGTGTTCACATTTAGTATTTTCTATTTGATTTTCAAATAGCTTTACTTTAAATGTAAATGTATCGTGACCACTACATAAATGAACCTCATCAAAGGACATATTGTGGCTTCTAATAATTTCTTCAACACGGGATCTCATTCCCATTACTCTATTCTGTCTCCCAGTAGCCATAATGACGTAAGAACCTGGTCTAGCAACTGCCCTTAGATATTCTTCATAAATCCAATCAACCTTTGGTATATCAAATACACTAGTATCTAAAGAGTCAGGCTTACCCCACCAACCTCGGTGTCCCCAATCCTCACCAGTCTTTTCTTTCCATATAACTTTACCTTCTTTTGGCTCTGGTGTTAAGCACAGTGTTTTATCAAAATCAAAACAGTATAATTCTCTAATCATTTTTTTGACAAATATATAAATAATATGTGGATAATGCAATATAATATATAAGAAAAAAAATAAAATATATGAAATTAGATAATAAATCAATACTAATAACAGTCTTATTCTTTCTATTAGTATTTTTTATATACAAGGAATATTTCGAAACAGATGATTCATACAAGGAAGATATAGAAAGGCTTAATGCTAAAAATGAGAGTCTTATAGCCAAAAGAGATTCCTTGACATTTGAATTAGATAGTATAAAGGGAGAATATGTTTTATTAAAAGAAATGGATAGTATACTTTCTACAAAGATAGAACAAAGCCAAGATTCTATAATACAAGCTAAGAGAGAAGCATATCTTAGTAAGAAATTATTAAAATCTCTGCAAGCTAAAATAGAAAAGAATAAAAAAGAAATAGATAGCCTAAATAAAGCACCTGATAAAAGTGATGAGAGATTGCTTAAATCTTTAAAAATAAAATTAAATAAATGAGAAAAAAAATAATAATAACTTTGATAGCCATCCTATCAACATTTGCTCTATATGGTCAAGATTATCCTAAATATGAAAAAGATTCTTTAGGTAATCAATATGTTGTTATAACAATGGAACAAGCTAGATATGTTGATACTAAGTTAGATATACTAGAACTTATGGAAAAGAATGACATATTAGGACAAGGCTTGGATTCAATAACAATAAGGGTTGTAAATGATTTAGAGAAAGTTATAGGTGAGCAAGAGATACAAATAACCAATTTATTTGAGTTAGTAAACAATAAAGACGAACAAATATTAAACTTACAATCACAAATAGCTAATAATATGTTAATAGAAGAAACTTATAGATCACAAGTTGGTAATTTGAATACTAAAGTTGATATATATGAAACACAAGTCGATAAATTAGAGAAAAAAGTGTTTTGGGGTGGTGTTAGTAGCATTATTGTTATAATAGGTGCATTCTTAATTGGTGGATCATTATAGCAAAAAAGAGAGTTTAAGATATTAATATATAAATTATAAAAATAACAAAAATTATGAAACGCATTCAAAATTTCGAATCACATAGAACAGATAAGAAAGTTAGTAAAGACAAAACACCAAATATAAATGAAAATGTATTTCAAGTAGAAGATACATATAAAGTTAGAACAACTATTGATGTTCCTAAAAGTCTTATAAACGCTTATAGTAAGAAAGTAAAAGATGAAACAGGTGAGGACTTAAAGAAACTTTTTGGCGATTTCGACATTGCAGAAGAGTTAGTTAAGCATGTTGCTAAAAAGTTCTTAGATAATGACATACTATCTTCAAGAGCCTTGATAGGTGGTGATAGTGAAGGTGATCAAGTACAAACACAACCTCAAATCCAAACACAAATGGATGGTAGCCAAGAAGAGATGCAAGATGAAACACAAATGCAAGGTGGTCAAGAAGAGACGCAAGACGAAACACAAATTCAAGCTGAAGAAGGATTTGACAAAGCACAAATGCAAGATGAAGAAGACCAAACACAACAAGACCAAACACAACAAGCACAAGACGAAGAAGGGTTTGAAGATGTAGAGGAAGATGATGATGAAGATTTGCCAATATAATAATTAAAAGTACCAAATAAATTAAATCCCTGTCAAAGAAATGATGGGGATTTTTAATATATAATACTATGAAATACATAAATACATTTGAAAGTAATAGAACTGATGATATTCTTATAATCGTTGATGTTCAAAAAAGTTTTAAAAAGTATTTTACTGATAATTATGTTAAGGAATTAAAAAAGTATTGTAATGAATTTGATGAGGTGTTCCAAATATGGGATAATCACATAAATGGTAAAGTGGGGAACGAATATTTATTTGATCATGACCCAGAAATAAATATTGAGCAGGATTTATATCATTTTCCTAACCAAACTGAAATTATAGAAAAAAGGTATAACTATGATGTTAGTGTAGATTACTATAAAAAGATATTAGATAAAAACACCTATGATAACATAAAGAATAAAGAAAGTAATGATAAACTAAATAAAGGTGATATATTCAAAACAACTAAGGGAACTGCAATTGTATATATTGGAAATAATCATAAATGGTTTCAAATCCCTAAAAAACTATATAAAAGACTAAGTAATGATAAGTATAGAAGATATGTTATAGTAGGTGGTTCTGATACTGAATGTCTAGAAGATGTTTATATTTCTAGTAAATCGATTGGTGTTGATATATCTAGAAACAAAGGATATATATACTCTGGTAAAAATTGTCCTATTAAATAATTATAGTACGCTGGCAAATATCTCTATGTCTCTTATCTTAAAACCAATTACCATATATTCTTGAAACCTATCAGGATCTTCAAAAAATTCAACTTTAAGTTCATACTCAATGTTATCAACCTCTGGAATATAGTCTGCTATTTGTGCTTTAATATCCCCCTCTATAAATTCGGCAGATAATTTAGTTTCGTACAATAGGTTTGGTAAATCAGCACCAAAATTAGGATCGCCTAATAAATCACCCTTATTTGTGAATATTATCATCTCGTACTTCTGCACAATAACTCTTATGACATCATCTTCAACCAATTCTATGTTGTTAAAACTAGGATGCCCAGGGTATTTTATGTAAAAATCGGTAAAACTAAGTGATGCCATTGTTTATATATTAATTTTGTTTATCTTTGCATATAAAATATATAGAATATGAAAGTATTAGAAAATTTTAAAGAATTAAAAGAAACACAAAAAGCTAAAGTATTTAAATATAAAATATTTAAAACAGAGCCTCTTGAAAACCTATATAAATACAAAGATCATAGGAGACTACAAACATTCTATCACAAAGGTGTTAAATGTGTAGAATGTGGACACGTAGGAACACAAATAGGTCATGGATTAGATAAGGCAGGGAACATTCATATTGACATATATGATGACAACCTTTATCCATTAAACGTTGACCACATTATCCCTAAGTCTAAGGGCGGTGCTAATCATATTGATAATTACCAACCAATGTGTTATGGATGTAATAACAAAAAGGGTAATGGTGATGAAATTAAGCGAGTGAAAACTAAGAGGCAAATAAAGAACGAATTAAAAAAGTGGTTAAGCGAAAATAGAAAGGCTCAAGATATTAAAGTGGGTGATTTTATATACAAGGCTACTTATGGTGAAGAATTAGGTGTTGTAAATAAGATAATAGAACACCCACATCATAAAGGAAATGTAGGTGTTATGGTAGTTGGTAATGATGTATCTATATACACATCTTCACATGTATTTAAAAATTTAGATTAAAATTTTTCTAAGTTTACCAATTACTGTTAGACCAAGAACTATAGGATCAGTCGAGTTTTCTAATAAATTAGAATAGTCAGATATTATAAAATTACACTCAAATAATTTATCTATATTTTTGTTTCCATCAATTGACCAATCTATGAGTGGCTTACCTAAAAGCTTAATCATAACATCTATTCTTTCAGAGCCAAATTTAGACATCAAAAAATGATATATTTGCTCATAATCTAGCTCGGAATTATACAGTACCTCATAAAGTTCTAGTTTAACCACGTTTGATACATTAGATGAACTAGAAGATGTGCCACCTGTTCTTATATAACTTTGAACCTCCTCGATTGTTGATCTAAAGTCTGGGAATTTCTTTGTTACTATTTTTATTAGATCCTCTTTGGGTATAGTATTACCTTCGCTTGGTAATATTTCGTTTTGAATTTTTTTGAAAATTTCTTTTTTTAAAAACTTTTCTTCCTCTATATTCTCACAATCAAAATTTATCTGTGGGATTCTAGACTTTATACCATCCGATATCTTATTGATATGGTTCGTGGTTATTATAAATCTAACACCATTTTTACTATATTTTTCAATGAATGCTTTAAATGCATCCTGAAATTGTATAGAAACTCTCTCAAACTCATCTAAAAAAACATATTTAGTTCCATCACCAGCATCTATCATTGGTGTGAATCTACAAAAATCCTCTATTTCATTCCTAAGTACATCAATGGATGTGTATAAGGAACTATTTATCTCTATATAAGGTTTATCTTTTGTGTATCTACCAACCAGTATCCTAGATAATGATGTTTTCCCAGTTCCGTAATGTCCATAGAATATATAATTTCCTTCTATCCCATTTTCAAAATGTTTTTTAATTCTAGGAAGAAGTATCATATCTTCTACCTTTTTAGGTCTCCACTTCTCCCATAGGAGTAATTTGTTCACACTCATGTCTTTTTGTTTAGTATTGTATACATTACTTATTAATTAGATTAGAGAAAGTTTAATTTAATATATAAAAATATGATAGGAAATAGAAAAAACATGGATGACACATTCTTTAGAGACTTAACAGTTTGTGTATTAGATACACTTGAGGGTAGCCTAAGATGGGTAAATAGATTCTCATCTGGTGATTATGCAGTTGAGGTACCAATGTATTACTCTATGACAGGTGATGAGCGGTTTTTATTAGACAGTTTCCAAGATGATATAGCATCTGGTAGTAGAAAAGTTGAACTAAACACGGATATTATACCAAGAGGACATATATCCCTTAAATCATTTAATGTAAGATCTGATGAATTTGCAAATCCAAATGTTTGGTTAAGAACAGTAGTTGAGAATAAAATAGAGGTTAGAAAAACACTTAATAGAGTAAGAGCAGTACCTGTAAGTGTATTATATGACCTAGAAATAACGTTAGCTAATGAAATAGACACATTTAAGTGTAGTCAAGCACTATTGGATACACTTTGGTTATATAGATTTATGTATTTTGAGCATAACTATATGAACATAGATGCAGTTCTTTTAACACCAGATGAATCTAATATAGAAATAACTCGTGAAAAGGACTTATCTTCAAGTAATGAAATAAAAATGTCAATATCATTTGAGGTACAAACATACTACCCAGCGTTTAGAAAAGACAAAATAGACACACCTGGTTATACTAAAGAGGGAGATGGTATGACTGACCAAAACGGTTATCAAACAACTGGTGGATATAGTGATTACTTTAGCCCTGATCAAGATTTTGTAGGTAATCCAGGGGGTAAGGGTAGCTTTACAGACAAGAGTAGTTGGCCTTATGTTAATTCAGAAGATGGATACTCCATTAGTCCTAAGAAAAGTAAGTGGTACAACAATATACTAAAAGCAAGAGAAAGGAATGCTCCACAAGATAGCAATCCTAACGGAGAATCCCCAAGTGATAGACAAAATAATAAATAAATAGAAAAAAATGGCTTTTTGCTATTAATATATACAATATAGAAAAAAAATAAAATAATAACACATGAAGAATCTTAAACTAGAGTTGTTTAACTTCAAAAGAGAACTTTCGCTTGATCAAGAAGAAATCTCTAATATAGTAGAGGGACATATGAATGTTTGTAACGATGAATCAGAGAAAAATATTATTACTTCTTTGAATGAAAGGTTGAAACCTTATACATACGACAAACAAGTAAAATCTCTGCTAGAAGGGTTAAACACCGATATGGATGAGTATCAACTTTTATACGAACTTAAAAACTTGTATAATGTTCTTAATTCCAAAAACCAAGGAGAATTATATAGACAGCCTATAAACGTTCTTCTAGAAACAATTAACCTTCAATCAGACCAAGACAGAATGTCAAAAGTTCTTAATGAGTTATCGATATATGAGTGGGTGCCAGAGATAAAACTATTTGTACATAACTTAACTTCTTCACCTGAGAAAAAATCAAATTTACTTAGTGGTGGTCAGGGAGAGTCAGTTCACACAATAGTAGAACAAGTAGAGAATGGTCATATAGCACTTGTCAAAGATTCATGGTTTCTATTAACAGAAGATGCAATTGAGAAAACACTATTAGAAGATCATATAAAAGAAGAATCAGAACTTAGAAAATTAAGATTGATTGAATCTGCTATGACATATGCTCAAATAGATAATGATAAAATAAATTTTAGAATTTCTGAACATTTAACTATAGGTCTTGGTGTAGATAATAAATCTATTTATATTAATGATGATGAACTTGAAGATGAAAGTACATTAGAATCATTATTTAATTCACCTATTATACCAATTATAAACAAGAACTTCTATCCAGTTATTCAAGAAGTTGCTAAAAATATGGATAAATTTGTAGAACTAGACGTTGTTAAAAAAATTGATAACTTAATAAATCCTTATTTAGAATGTTATGCCTTTAACTATAAGAACGCAACCTTCTTATATAGATGTGATGAGAGATATGGAAATAGCTTCTTTCAATTTGAATCTGCAATCGAATTAGTAAATGAAGTCCGAAACGAACTTAACTACGATTTAACTTATTTTTATGAGAATAAGTTGGGTAAAGAAACAATGGTTAAGAGAAAACTAGAAGATAAGGAAAGAGAAATCACTTTAAAACTAGAGGATGTCAATTTTAACATTGAAAAAGTAAAGGGTTCTATACAAATGATTGGGGAGTCTACTACACTTTCTACTGCATTGGTAAATCTAGAGAAAAGACATAAAAATCTTAAGTCCGAATTAGGTGGGGTAAAAGAACTTCAATATAATGAAAAAGTGAAGTTAAGTAAATAAATACATTAAAAGTTTTTAAATTAAAAAGCTCTTGTTATTCAAGAGCTTTTTTTGTTTGAAACTTCCAAAGACAAATTGCATATAAGAATTAAGCTATGATAATAAAAAAGACCATAACAATAAAGACCAAAGGGTGTAGAAAGATAAAATATTATAAATCACTTGGGTATGAAGTTCATAAAGATGAAATAGAAATAAAAATAGAACATATATCCAAGGGATCAAGACTCGATGTGGATGTATCTTGTGATTTTTGTAACAAGGAAGTCAATATACAGATAAAAGAGTATTTTAGAAATATATCAAATGGTAGTAAGTATGCCTGTTGTATGAAGTGTGGATCTCTAAAGGCTAAAGAAACTAGTATAAAAAAATACGGTGTAGACCATCCTATGATGCTAAAAGAAATACAAGAAAGCGTTAAAAAGACCAATATAGAAAAATATGGTGTTGAATACTTACAACAATCAAAAAAAATAAGAAAAAAGTCATCCCAAACATTAATTGATAAGTATGGAGTAGACCATATATCTAAATCAAAGCATTTTAAAAATAAATTTAAAGAAACTTGTCTTAAAAATCATGGTGTCGAGTATCCAATGATGTCAAAAAAAGTAAGAGATAAATCAAGGACTACAAACATAAGAAAATATGGTGTTGAAAATCCTTCAATGTTAGAAAGTGTTAGACAAAGTGTTAATAAGACTAATAAGGATAGGTATGGTCAATCTAACTATTTACTATCTGATGATTTTAAGATAAAAAATAAAAAGACTATGTCTAATAAATGGGATTCTGATAATATTATGAAATCTGATATATTCAGACCAGGAAAGTTCTCAATATCTAGTGATGATAATTACATTAAGTATATTGATAATGGTATCTCTTTGATGAGGTGTTACAAAGAACATGATTATAAAATACATATAGATAATTATTTAAAAAGGTCAAGGTCTAACCTACCACTTTGTACTACATGTTATCCCATAAGCAGTTCACAATCAATAAAAGAGAAAGAACTACTAGAATATATAACTTCTAAATATAATGGTTCTATAATAAAATCTTATAGAGATGGTTTAGAAATAGATGTTTACTTACCAGAACTTAATATAGGTTTTGAATTTAATGGATTATACTGGCATTCAGAAGAATATAAAGAAAAAAACTATCACTATGATAAGAGTAAATATTTTCTTGATAAAGGAATCAGAATAATACATATATGGGAAGATGATTGGGTAAATAATATAGAAATACTAAAATCACAAATATGTAACTGGTTGAGTATAAGTAATAAAATAGGTGCTAGAAAATGTGTTATAAAAGAAATAAAAAATACGAAGATTGTAACTAATTTCTTAGACAAAAATCATATACAGGGAAGAGCAAAATCCTCACTAAAATTGGGACTGTACCACAATGAAGAATTGGTTAGTATAATGACCTTTGATCATTTAGAAGGTAGAAAAAGAATGATGAGTGATGAGTGGAATCTTAACAGATTCTGTAATAAAAAGAATACTTCTGTAATTGGAGGTGCTAGTAAATTATTGAGTTATTTCGTTAAAAATCACAGTCCCAAAAGATTAATAAGTTATGCTGATAGCGACTGGTCTGATGGTGGTCTATATAAAAACTTAGGATTTGTGAAAATTAAAGAAACAAAACCAGACTATAAATATATCGTTGGTTGTAAGAGAATACATAAGTCAAATTATAAAAAATCTAATTTAAATACAAATCTAACAGAAAGTAAATTTATGAAAGATAATAACTATAAGAAGATATGGGACTGTGGTAAAATAAAATTTGAGAAAAAATATTAAAAAGCTCTTGTTATTCAAGAGCTTTTTTGTTATACAAAACCATCTGTGAGAAATTCTGATACGTGTATAGGATTCATATCATAATCTCTTACTTTTTCTAGAGTAGAGTGTGTGTCTTCTATAAGACATACATCCCTTTTCTCTAGCTTTAACTTTAATCTAAGATTATCTAACATCTCTGCTTTGTGCCTACCCGAATTTACAAAAAATCTCTTATCCTTGTCTATGTTGAAATGCTTATCTAACCACTCATTTTTATCTATATACGAAAGTGAATTTGGAATTGCTGATAATATATAGATATTTCTTCCTTCTTCTTTTAATTTTTCTAGTTTATCAATTACGGGGTTTACTGGTAATAGCGTTTTGAATATTTCATTATTAACAAAATCTACTTTGTCCTCATATGTAGGTAGTAAAGATAATCCAGCTATAACACCATCCATATCTACAAATATGTTTTTATTAGAAAAGTGATTAACAACAGTTGAAATATCACAAATTTCTGATATTCTATTAAATTGTATATTCTCTTTGGCTGCTTTTCTTATTATATCAATGTGTGGTACTTTCCTCTCACGTTTTTCATTTCTGCTAAGACATACTTGTAAAGGGGTTTTGATATGAATTAATTCTGTTTTATACCCATTGTCCTTAAGCATATTAATTATTCTGATGGTATAGCTATTGTTAATACCACCACCATCCATAACAATCTTAGACAACCCTTGTTTAGCTAGAGTAATTATCTCTTCCTCTGCCATTTTTGTACTCCACAAATGCACATGTTCTGGGACGTTGTGATTATAGTCAGGGTGTGTTAGCTTTATATTATCAGCAGATACAACCTTAATACCAATCCAGTCTTTTTTCTTTCTAGATTCAATATACATAGATTTACCTGACAATGGCAACCCTATAAATATAAATGCTTTTTTCATATTTTAAGTTTTATACAAATATAATAAAAATAAACTACTTATCACCAATTATTTGTTACATATTTAACTTAATATATAGCCTATATGAAAAAAGCAAACTTTTATGAAGAAGTTACAGAACTAATTAATTATAATTTTTCATATTTCGAATATACTAACAATACAACTAAATCCATTATAGTCTGCAATAAACACAAAACTAAATTTTCTAGAAACTTAAAACAAATAAGAAAAGGCAACCTGTGTCCATTATGCTCTACAAAAGTAAAGACAACAGATAAATTCATACAAGAGTCTAAGAGAGTATGGGGAGAACATAAATGGGATTATTCAAAAACTTTGTACAAGTGTTCTAGGAGTAAATTAACAATAGGTTGCCGAAGTCATGGTACTTATTTTCAAATTTATCCTAAACAACATCTAAACCAAGAAAAAGATTGTGATGTATGTAAAAGGGCAAAACTACAAGCTGACTTTATAGATAGTTCTAAAAGTATATGGGGAGAACATAAATGGGATTATTCTAATGTTAATTATACAAATAACAAAACACATGTTGATATAATATGTGTTAAGCATGGCATTTTTAGCCAAAGACCTGATAATCACTTATATAGCATGAATGGATGCCCAGACTGTAATAAGTCAAAGGGGGAGAGTATGATAAGTATTTTTCTAGACAAAAATAAAATATTATATGAATTTCAAAAATCCTTTAATGGTTGTGTAAATAAGCTTCCTTTAAGATTTGATTTCTATATACCAAAATACAATATTTGTATTGAATATAATGGTGAACAACACTATAAGCCAGTAAAATACTTTGGTGGTGTTAAAAATTTGGAATATAATAGAAAAAAAGATAAGATAAAACAAGAATTTTGTGCAAATAATAGAATAAATCTATTAATAATCAAATATGACGAATCTGTTAATGAAAAGTTAAAACTTATTGATAAAAATATATATAATATATATAAAAATAATAGAACATAAATGTATTTAAACAACAAAGAACTATATGTAGAAATAATAGTATCAAAAGCAAGAGGTAAGCTTACTAGAAAGGCTGAGAAGATGCTAGAATTACTAGGAAATAAAACCATTAAGAAAATGAGGTACTGGTCAAATGATGATAAAATGGATTGCTACCAATCAGGCGTTTTAGACATGTACCAAAATTGGTATAACTTTAACGAAGCTAAGTCAGTAAATGCCTTTGCATACTTCACAGAAATATTTAAACGAGGGTTAGCTAAGGGATTTAATGAACTCTATAAAAAGAAAGGCGATGGTGATAATCTAATAAAGGTACTATCAATAGAGGGTTCTAACGATGGTAATGGTATTCATTCTCTATAATTTATATTTTCACACCCTTTAGCAACAACTCTTTTAGATATATAGATATAACATATAATGATAAAAGAAAAAAAGATAAAGATAAAGGGTCACTCTAGGAATATAAAATATTACAAATCATTTGGATATGATATTAGTGTTGGTAAATATATAGATATAAGCGTAGAACACTTGTCTAAGGGAACTTCATCTAAGATTACATGTATATGCCAAAACTGTAACAAAGAAGTCTCTAATGGCTTTAAAGACTACTGGAATTACACGAATGGTCTAAGTGGGATATATTATTGCAACTCTTGTAAAAAGATAAAATCTGAAAAGACTTCTCTTAAAAAGTATGGTGTTAAAAATCCAATGCAATCAGAAGAAGTTAAACAAACTCTTAAGAAAAGCCTTCTAGACAAATATAATGTTTCCCACTATTCTAAGACGAAAGAATGGAAGGATAAGTTCGTACAAACATCTTTAGATAGGTATGGTGTTACTAATCCTTCTAAGTCTATTGGCGTTATTAACAAAATAAAAGAAACTAATCAAAAGAACTTAGGTGTAGACTGGTCTATGCAAAGTAAATCGACTATATCCAAATCAAGAAAATCATTTAATGATAAATATGGTGTAGATTGGATATCCAAATCAGACTACTATAAAGACAAAATAAAAGAAACTTCTATAGAGAAATGGGGTGTTAGTAATTATTCAAAAACTATAGAATATAAAGAGAAGGTAAAATCTACAAATTTTTCAAACTGGGGTGAGCATCCTTCTAAGAATGAAAATTTTAAGTTAAAGGCAAAGAATACTAAACAGAGAAAAACATTTAAAAGATATGCAGAACTAATATCAGATAAGTATATACTTAATTCATATAAAAATGAGACATTCTCATTAATACATAAAGAATGTAATAATACCTTTGATATAAACAAAGGTTTATTAAGAGCAAGGTTTAACTCATGTAAGATGATATGTACACAATGCAACCCAGTTGGTGTATTATATTCTAACTTCGAAACACAAGTTGGTTCTTTTATAGAGAGTCTAGGAATTGGCTATATAAAAAATGATAAAAAAATACTAAAAGGTAAGGAGATTGATATATACATACCAGAATATAATATAGCTATTGAGTGTAACGGCATATACTGGCACTCTGAACTATTCAAAAGTAGTGATTATCATATCAGTAAAACAAATAAGTGCAATGAAGAGGGGATATCTCTGCTACATATATGGGAGGACGACTGGGATAGCAAGAAAGAAATAATAAAATCAATCATAAGGAATAGATTGGGTAAAGTAAATAATAGAATATATGCTAGAAAATGTGATATAAGAGAGGTCAATACCAAAGATTATAAATTATTTCTAAACAATAATCATATACAAGGATATGCATCTTCTTCAATAAACTTAGGATTATATTTTAATGATGAGTTAGTTAGTTTAATGACATTCGGATGGAGGAGAACAAACAATAAAAAAGAATATGAATTAATTAGGTTTTGTAATGAATTAAATACTAGTGTTATTGGTGGTGCTTCTAAACTATTTAAGTATTTCGTAGACAATACTAAGTTTGAATATTTAATATCATATGCCGACATATCATTATTTGGTGGTGGTGTCTATAAAAAGTTAGGTTTTGTTTTTGATACATTATCTAAACCTAATTATTTTTGGGTTATAAATGGGAAAAGAATACACAGATATAATTACTCTAAAAGAAAGCTAGTAAAACAAGGATTTGATAAAGATAAGACTGAGTTAGAAATAATGAACGAAAGGGGTTATTATAGAATATTTTCGACTGGTCAAGAAAAATGGCTATATAAAAGTTAAACATTTAAATTAATTCATATATAATAATCACAAATAATAATATATGACAAGAGCTGTTTTACAACTATGGGAAGAAAGTGAAAAGAATAATAACAGACCATGTGGTTGTTCCATACATTCAGATTTACAATCTAGAGACAAATATTTAAAATCAATCTATAGTGGCAGGAATAAAGTCCCAGAATACTACGAGAGAGCTATTGGTGAGCCTATTGATGTTTTATTAAAATCTAATTTAATAAAAGGCTTAGAAACAGTTAAGCTTATGAGACATGAGATGAATAATTTACTAAACCTAAACGAGATATTAGTTATTTAAACGCCATACTGCTTTAGATGCTCTTCTGTTATTATTATAAACTTATAACCTTTTTTATCACACCACTTTATCATTGCCTCCCACTTGCTTCTGTTTGTATGTGCCATTTTTAGGTCGTATTCAAAATTCCTCAACTTCTTTAAGCCATTTTCTGGTACTTTTAGCTTATTCTCCATAAGCATTTGTACATTTCTGTACTCTTTCATAGGCTTAACTTCAACAACTACTTGTTTTAAAACACCATCACTACCTCTTAGTTCATAGTAGAAATCTGGGTAGTAAGTATGTTGTTTTAAAGCACCAGAACTTGGATTCATTTTTTGGTAGCTTATCTTCAAACATTCTGCACCCCATTTCTTAACATTATCATTCATGTCTAAGTAAACCATAAATCTTTGTTCTAGACCACTTCTGAAATAGACACCACCTTCTGAATTCATTTTAACTATCTTATCTCTATTCTTAGGTCTATAATTACCTTGGTGATACTTTTTGTTATTTGGTTTTGAGTTTAACATATTGTATATATTAAGAAATGTTCTTTTTCTAAAATAATATATATACTATGGCAGAACTATTTAAACGAACAAAGCTAGATTTATTATTACATGGTAATAGTATTTCTGATAATTTCAAGAACAACAGCTTATACTTTTATGAGCAATATACAAAAACTACAAAAGAGTTTAATGCAATACCAGTTTCTAAAATGTCAAATGGTGGATTCTATTTTTTACATTACCAAGATGAGTCTAATTGGATGAAATACTCGCCAATATTTCTAGCAGATTATAGAAAGATGTCTGGGAAGGTTATAGCATTTGGTGTTAACTTTAATTTTATACCATTAGAGGTTAGGGTATTATTATTTGATAAGTACATAACAGAGAAAGATTTTGAAGATAATAACTATCTAAAAGTAGACCTACAAGGTATATATGATGAACTTAGGAGGTTGGGATTTGAATATGCTCTTAATGAATATGATGTATCTAGAATAAAAGTAGTTCATAAAGTTAGCTTAGACATACTTCCAAGATTCTTATACCACCAACATCCAAAAAATAAATATGATCCTATGAAGCTTATGCAAATATGGGAAGCTAAGCTAGCTAAAAGAGAACAGAGACATAGAGAGATGACATTATCATTATTAAGCGATTTTTATGATGTTAATTCTGAGATATCTGAAAAATACGATGTCCTTAAAGGACATATAAAAAGATTACAAAGAAATATTAAAAAGTATTAACCCTTGCTAATCAAGCGATTAATGGGAGGTTTGTAACTTAATATATAATGTAAATACAAATCATAAATGGCAACATATAATACTACTAGTTCAGATTTTGGTACTGCAAATTCAGCAATAGAGAATAAAGGAATCTTTAGTAAAATACTTAGAAATCTTTCAAATTATGGAATGAATTATAATGATATGATTATAAGAAACCAAGTAGGTATAGGAATCAATGAAGATCCTTATTCATCAAAGGGGAATTCAATGTATGATTTCTTCAGCCAAAGGGCCGTATCATCTGTATTAAGTAGAAAATCTATTCCGTATCTTGACAAATCATATGCTGATAAAAGAAGAATACTTAGAGAGTATTCTATAAAGGATGATATAAGAGATTTTGTATCTTCTGTGTGTGATGAATGTATAGTATATAACGATGAAAGTGATTTTTGTTCAGCAAGATCACTTTCAAATGAATATTCACAAGAGATACAAGATAAATATCTAGAATATTTCAAAAAAGTTTATACTAAGTATGGATTTTCTGACAATATTACTGCGTGGAATATGATGAAAGATTTCTTAATCGATGGCTATTTAGCATCAGAAATAATCTTTGATGATAAAAAGAAGAATATTATTGGATTTAATGGATTAAGACCAGATACATTAGTACCTGCTTATGAACCTAATGTTGGACACTTATGGATACAATATCCAGAAGATCCACAGTTAAGAAGAATATTTCTAGATTCACAGATAGTTTATATATCATATTCTACACAAAATGATTATTCAGAAACTTCTTATGTGGAGGGTCTTATAAAACCATATAACCAACTTAAAATACTTGAACAGACAAGAATAATGTTTAACGTATTAAATGCTCAAGTTTATCAAAAATTTACAGTTCCTATTAAGGGAATGTCTAGACAAAGAGCAGAAGAACAAATAGGACAATTAATACATGACTATTCAGAAGACGTAGAATGGGATGATGATTTAGGAACATTATCTATGAATGGTTCTAAACAATTGCATTATAATAAACAAATATGGTTCCCAGAGGGTGATGCAGGTACTCCTAATATGGAACTTGTTAAGCAAGAAGGTCATGATTTAAATGATGAAACTATGTTAAATTGGTTTTACAGAGCACTCAAAAGAGCTTCTAAAATACCTGTACAGAGATTCGAGTCTGAAAATGGTGGTGGTAATTTATTTACCGATGCATCAGATATGACCAGAGATGAGATAAAATTTCATAACTTTATTAGTAGACTTAGAGCGAATTTTAAAGAAATGATTGTCAAACCAGTGAGGTTACAACTGCTTATAGAATTCCCAGAACTTACTGATGATGAAAACTTTATAAACCAAATAGACATATACTTCTATAGCAATCAAACATTTGAGGACTGGAAGAAGATAAATAATATGTCTAAAAAGGCAGATGTTGTTAGTAGCTTATTAGGGGTTATGAGAAATGAAGAACAGCCATACTTTCATATAGAATGGATTATGGACAATGTGTTTAAATTAACACCAGAAGAGAAAGCAGAGAATGAAAGATACTGGGCTAGAGATAATAATAAAGGTGCGGGTTCGGCAGTTGGTGTTGAAGGTTTCGAAGGTGAGGGAGGTGCTCCCATGGATGGTGGACCAGGTGACACAGACGACTCTGCAATAGATGACGGTGGTGATGATTTAGATATTGGTGGCACAGATGATCCAAGTCCAGATACTGGTGGTGGTGATGAGTTTGAGTTCTAAAATAATTATGGATTGGTACAAAAATAAAAACATGACTGAATATTCAGTCATGTTTTTATTTGTGCTAGTTTTTGTTCTAATTAAAACTTTTTAAAGTTTATCTGTTTCTTATCCAAGTCCACATTATCTACAACAATTGTAATTTCATCACCCAGTGATAGTTTATCACCTAGTTTATTATCACCTGTATATTTCTTAGTATCTATTCTCCACTTACCATCTCCTAAATCATTTGGTGCTATCATACCCTCGCATTTATTATCTGTTAATTCTACATATATGCCCCAGTCAGTAACACCAGTGATGACACCTTGGAATATTTGTCCAATCTTGTCCATTAGAAATTCAACTTGCTTGTATTTTATAGAATCCCTCTGAGCCTTAGATGCTATTATTTCTCTTTGTGAACACCACTCTGCATCTTCTTCAATAGATAGAGGATTAGACTTAGGCTTATTCTCTAATAAGCCTAACAATAGCCTATGTGTTATAAGATCAGGGTATCTTCTTATTGGAGATGTAAAATGTGAGTAGTGTGAAAATCCTAACCCATAATGTCCAATATTCTTTATAGTATAATATGCCTTAGACATAGACCTAGTTACTAGTGTCTGTATCATATTTTCTTCTGGTTGGTCTTTTATCTCTATTAGTAATTTATTCAACTCCTTTTTTAAATCATTAGAAGTTTTCTCTAAGTCTACACTATAGCCAAAACTTTCACATATATCTGCTAGTGCATTAAGTTTCTCAATAGAAGGAGTGTTGTGTACTCTATAAACACCTGTTCTTTGTGCATTTGATAGCTTCTTAGCAACTGCTTTGTTGGCTAGTAACATATATTCCTCTATAAGCTTATTAGCCTCTTTCTGTACCTTATAATAAACACCTATTGGTTTTTTATTATCTGGTGCTAACTTAAATTGTATTTCTACACCACCCATTTCTATTGAACCTTCTCCAATTCTTTTCTTTCTTATTTTCCTTGCAATTGTGTCTAATATCCTAACTTCGTAATCTAATACATGGCTATCTCCCTCTATTATACTTTGTGCTTCTGCATATGTAAATCTATTATCTGAATTTATTATTGTCTTACCAAACCATTCTTTTAATATCTTACCATCCTCATTTATAGTTAAGATTACAGAAAATGCTAATCTATCTACATGTGGCTTCAAAGAACATATGTCATTACTTAAAACCTCTGGTAGCATTGGTATAACTCTATCAACGAGATATACCGATGTTGCTCTTTTAATAGCCTCATCATTTAGTAAAGTTCCGTCCTTTACATAATGTCCAACATCTGCTATATGAATACCTACTTCTATTAAACCACTTTCAATATTCTTAACTGAAAGTGCATCATCAAAATCCTTGGCACTCTTTGGATCAATAGTGAATGTCTTAATTCCCCTCATATCTCTCCTTTCGCTAATATCTTTCATTGATATTTCCTTTGGGATTTTGGATGCTTCCTTCTCAACATCTCTAGGAAACTCTACTGGTAGATTATAATCATGCATTATTGAGTTCATTTCTGCATTATTTTCACCAGAGTCTCCCAATATCTCAATTATCTTCCCTTGTGGTGATTTACCATCATTCCATTTAGTAAACTCTACTATTACCTTCTGTCCATTTTTACAAGTTAAACCACCCTTTATATAGAAGTCAACAGGTGTTTTATTATCATCAGCAACTACAAAAATAGTCTTTTTCCCTACTCTTGCCTTACCTACAAATGTTTTCCTATTTCTCTTTAATACCTCGATTACTTCAGCTTCTTGCCTTGATTTATTTTTATAAACATTTACACTCACTAAATCCTTATTTAAAGCATTTAAAGTCTTGCTTTTGTGTATGTATATCTTAGTTTTATCAATTTCTATTGATGCATTCCCATTCACTGAGAAGTTTATAACACCTTCTTTTTTATTATTTTCCATGTTTATTATATATTTTTAAAAAGTAAAGTTTTAACTTAATATATACTTCGTGGGAAATATTAAATTATATGAGGACTTTAAAAGTGATAAAGAAAAGATAAGCCAAATAAAAGAATTTGTTACAACACACGGTATAGTAAACTATACTATAAATGATGACTACTCAATAGATATAAATGATAACTTCCAAACCTCTATATTTGATAAAGTTGGATATATGCTACCTATAAAAATAAATAAAGTTAAATTTTCTTTTAATGCATACAAGTCAGGTATATTTAGCCTAAATAATGGACCAACAGAGGTTGGTGGTGATTATAGTTGTGCTATGAATAATCTAAAAACACTTAAAGGTGGTCCTAGTAAAGTAGGTCATCATTATGACTTTGCTGGTAATGAAATAAAAAGTTTTAAATATCTACCAGAAGTTATAAACGGTGGTCTGTTTTGTGGTAACAATAAAATAGAATCGTTTGATTATATATCAAAAAGAATAGAGGGGGATTTAGACATTAGTAATAATAACATAACATCATTTGAAGGATTTCCAGAAGTTGGTGGGGATATAAAAATGTATGGTAATCCATTATTCTACCTATATAATTATTTTAAAAATCAACCTATGATGGGTGAGATTAGAAACAATTCTCTTACAGATGAAGAACTAATCGAAGAATTTCAAGAATTTGAAGTTATAAGAGGCAAAAACACTATTCTATACGATAGGCTTTATAGCTTTTTAGATGGTTTTGGATTTGAAGTACCACCTATAGATAAAGTTAGGGGAATAGATGGATATAATGTTATTGATTAAGATTTTTCTTTAGAAGAACTAGATGATTTTATTTTCTTTTTTAAATCTTCATTTTGAATAGGATAATCTACACCAAAATTTCTTTTAAGCGTTTTCTTTCTTTTAAATTCTGAACACTTTCTACAAAAATATTCACCCCATTTATTACCATATTTAACATAGTTTTTAAATAACACATCTTTCTCAACACCACAAGTATCACACTTACACTTTATCTCTCTATGTGATCCCCTGGATAGTAAATCTATTGGTATTAATAAGTACTCACCAATTGTTACATCATATCCTAAGTTATCATAGTATTGAAAGTTAGACTCACTTATCTTGATAGAGACCTCTCTAGTTAATATCATAAAAACTCATTTATTTTTAATGTATTTATAAATAAATGGCTTATCCCCTCATGTAATATTTAACTTTACCAGCATCATAGATTCTGTATAATCCAGAGGTGTCTTTATTTCTGAAGTTAAACTTATGAATCCTTATATTGTTTTGTACATATTTATAGTCTGGTTTAAGATTGTATTCTATATCAAATCCTAATGTCTTATATAAATCGCCATTGCTATAAGAATTATCAGAAAAAGTAAATATTTTATTTGAATAATTCCTATTAAAATACTTTAATAATCTTGAAGCACCACCTACAACACTGGTATTTAATTTATTACAAAATCTATTTAAATCATATTTATCTTTACTTTTTTTGAATGTCATAAGGCTAACCAACTCTTCATTATGGTATAGTCCAACCTTCACAGACGAAGAAGCATATCCTTGTATATGGTTCTTATTTAAAAACTCCTTGATAACATTATTATCACATACTTCTTTAATAATACATTTCCTTGCCCATATTTTATAAATTGACATATTAATCTTGTTCAATATCATTGATTTTATAATTTCGAAATTATAGTCCAAATTATCTTCCCATAGATGTATAAGTTGTATATTATTACTTTTGCACATGTCATACTTATCCTTGTGATAATTTTTGCTTTTGAATATTTCAGAATGCCAATATAGTCCATTCACTTCAAAAGCAATATTTAATTCTGGTAAATATATATCCAATTCTTTGTTTAATATTCTATGGTTTTGTATTATAACACCACTATAATTATCATTTATAAAATTAAATACTTTTATTTCTTCCCCAGATTGGTGCTTATCTATCTCATTGCATATAGTACATATCTCTGTATTAGTTTCTCTTCGCTTGTAGTATAGAAAATAGCTTATATCAAATTTATTATTACAACTATTACAAAAAGCTTCGAACATTCTATTATCACTATCAATAGATAAAATATCACCTCTGTCTAATATTTGTTTATGTTTGGTTCTTAATACACTGCTTTTTATTTTATTAGAAATGTCTTTATTCATAGAGGGATTTCTTACGCCATACCTTTTTAAATTAGTATTTTTTATTTTGTCTCTTATTTCTTTTGAACTAAGAACACTCTCTACGCCATATTTTTCTAAATTGTTGTTTCTTCTGTTTTCTATAAAGACTTTGTCTAGGAATATAAATTCAACATCATTATTTTTAAGACATGTAGATATCTTTTTTTCTTTAACACTATCTAGTGAAGAAATATTCTCTACACCATATTTTTTTAAATTGCTATCTTTCTGTTTCTGTAAAACATTATTATTCTTCATATGGTGTTCCACTCCATACTTTTCTAAATTACTAACTCTTATTTTATCTTTAATAATATCAGACTGTGATACATTATCAACACCGTATTTTTCTTGGTTGCTACTTTTTATTTTATCTTTAACACTGTCTAGTTTAAACACATTATCAACTCCATATTTTTCTAGATTATTCTTCTTCATCTTACAACTCCTACATAAGTACACACCTGCTTTATATCCATATGATGTATATAATTTCATTGTTGTTTTCTTTTCATTAAGACAATTATCACATATGGCAGTTATTTTAGCCTTGCTATACTTTCCTAAATTAGAAATATCTTCTTTTATCATAACTTATATATTCATTTCAAACAATAATGACCCAGTGTCATAAACTCTATAATACTTCCTATCATTCATTATTTGGTGTTCTGATTTATCTTTGTCATATCCTTCTTTAACTAATACATCTTTCCTAAAGTTAAATCTATTTATTCTAAGACCTTCATCTTTGTGGAAATAAAAATAATTAGGAACAGTTTCTTTTATTTCAATAAATCCTAGTTTATTATATAAATTACCAACTGACCAATCTTTACTAGCATAAGAAATTATTTTAGTAGGTTTATATTCCCTTATAAAATATTTCAATAATTTAGATGATCCACCAACAATAGTGGTGTTTTTACTACTACAAAACCTTAGTAATTCGTAATGATTATCTGGATTTGTCTTATAACCTAAATTCCTCCTTAACTTAGAAAATGACATAACAGATACTAGATTGTCATTATAATATAGACCTAGCTTATATTTGGCTGGTGCATGGCCTTGTAAATGATTTTTATCTACAAATTTTCTATACACATTACTATTAACTTCTCTTATCTCACATTTTCTGCCCCATATCCTTTCATTAGTTTTGCTAACTATGTTAAGTACTCTACTTTTAATTATTTCTTTTTTAAATTTCCAATCATCTTCCCAAATGTGTATTATTTGTATCCCTTTCTCTTTGAAGAAATCGTTTTTAGATTTATGATAACTATTTTCCTTATACCTCTCAGAATGCCACCAAAGACCGTTGCATTCAAAACCTATTGATAACTCTGGTAAATACACATCTATTTCATATTTTTTAAAATCTCTACATTTATCTTTTACCTCACCGTCATAATTTTCTTTGATAAAATCACATATACTGCTTTCAAAAAAAGAATCATTGTTATTGGGGTTACAATTTAGACAAGGCTCAATATCAAATCTATTTCTTTGGTTAAATAGTTTACTAGAAATATTAAACTCTTTTTTACATTTACTGCATAATAATTTAAAATTACCATTGTCTATATCTATTACAGAAAACCCAGCACTTGTAATTCTATCTTTAGTCTTTTCAAGCCTAATACCAGGTAGTACCTCTTGTAGTCTAGTACTTATTTTCTGTTTAATACTTTCTGCATTTGATATGTTTTTAACACCCCATTTATCATTTACTGTCTTTGACCTCTTATTGTTTATTTCTCTTTTTTTAGTATCAGAAAAATTAGACTTTGTTATGTTAGCACTTTCGGTCATTTTCTTCCTAGTCTTTGGATTGTTGTTACATTCTATCATTTTCTTAACTCTCTTATCCTTTACCTCTTTAAATCCATGGCTATACTTGGTAGCACAACTTCTACTACAATATGTTCTGTAACCTTTATAAAATTTAGTGAAACTTACCTTACTATTACAGTTCAGACATTTTGGTTTTTGTTTTAATTCATTTTGAAACAACCATATTTTTTCAGATAGTGTTATGTCATCATCTTCTATTAAGAAGTTAACCATTTTATTATAGTATGATGGGAACTCACTTTTTAGCTTTTCTATAGTAAGTCCTCTTGTTGTCTTGAATTTCATATGGGTAACTATTTTAGTATATATATTAAATTCGGTGAAAGTTCTCAAAATTAACTAAAAAATCCGACAATCGTATAAAAAATCCACCTTTTTATTTAAGGAGAAATAACTCATTATATATACGATATAGGAAAAAATAAAATCTAATAAATGAAACCAGTATTAATAGTAGAAAATTCGACAAACTCCTTGATTAAAGAATCTAACGGTTCTGCTAAGAAGGGTGAATATGTTATGAATGGGACTTTCACTGAATTCGGGGTAAAAAATCGAAACGATAGAGTTTATTCAGCAGATAAGTTTCTCCCAGCTTTGGGCGAACTTAATGAAAGAATGAATAGTCTAGGAGTTGTTTATGGTGAGTTTGATCACCCAGACGTATTCGATACTTCTTTATCAAGAGCTTCGCACATAATTAGAAAGGCAGATTATGTACAAGAAAAGAACTCAGTAGAGGGTGAGATTATGCTTTTAAGTACCTATTGGGGAAAAGAAGCAAAATCATTAGTAAATGATGGTTGTCCTGTTTTTGTATCATCAAGAGCAGCGGGTGTTACTGAATCTGACGGTTCTGTATCACTTAAAAAACTATTCACTTACGACATTGTAGCAGATCCTGGATTTGCATCCGCTAAAATGAATGTTACCGTACTTAATGAATCATTAGGCTACAACGATGCCAAATCTAACTTTAGGATATATGAAATGTCCGATGAATCAAAAATAAACGAATTATTCAACATGAACAAAAATGAATTTGTAACAAAGAAACAATTAACTGATTACTCACAGTATTTAGTTAAAGAGCTTAACGAAACTAAAAAGGAAGTTAAGGGAGCAGTAACTAAGGGAAGTATGAACCCTAAGAAACTAGAACAATTATTAGAGTATTACGAAGAACTTAATACTACTAACGAAAAAGTAATAGGATACTTAGATTATTTATCAGAGAAAGTACAAGTAATGGTTAATGAAAATAAATCATTAAAGGAGACAACTGGTAAACTAGCTAAGCATAACGACTATTTAGCAGAGAATTTAGAAAAAGCTATTAGCTATTCTGAATATGTTGCTGAAAACTTAGATAAGAACATTAACTATTCAGAATACATTGCTGAAAATTTAGACAAGAACATTGCTTATAGTGAATATGTTGCAGAAAATCTAGATAAGAACATTGGATATTCAGAATACATTGCTGAAAATCTAGATAAGAACATTAACTATTCAGAATACATCGCTGAAAATCTAGATAAGAACATTAATTATTCAGAATACATCGCTGAAAACGTAAGTAAGAACATTTCTTATAGTGAATACATTGCTGAAAATGTAGATAACTCTATTAACTATTCAGAGTACCTAGCAGAACACCTTGATGGTAATATTGCTTATTCAGAATACATTGCAGAGAATCTAGATGACAACATTGCATATTCAGAGTATATCGCTGAAAGCCTTGACAAGTCTGTTGACTACCAAGGAATGATAGTAGAAAAACTTAATGGTGGTAAATTATTTGAATCTAAAGGAGAGCAATTCCCAACACTAGAGTCTGTTGGATTTGGTGTTCAAGAAGGTATGCACGATGAAGAAGGTATGCACGATGAAGAAGGTAAGCATGATGAAGATATGCATGATGAAGAAGATATGCACGATGAAGAAGGTACTAGAAAGCAAACTGGTATTGCTAAGACAATGGCAGAAGTTGCTCATGCACACGAAGAAAAAGAAGATGAAGATTGTGAAATGGAAGAATCAGAATTAAGTGATTCAGACTTATCAGAATCTATTGATAAATTAATCGAAGAGGCTAAAAAACGAAAAGTTTCTGAGACGAGTGATTTGAATTTTTTAAAGTTCTTAAACAAATCACAAATAGATAGTTATTACGCTTTAACTAACGAAGAACAAGACAACGTTAAACTACATATAAACGAAAGTAGTTATTTCACACAGAAAGACGTTCTAAGTTTAATAAGCGAATCTTTATCAACAAAGAACGAAACTCTAGAAGACAGAGTTGTCAGACTAATGCCTGATAGTATCAAGCCAGTCTGGGAGCAGTTAGATGGGACTTCTAAAAAGTCAGTGCTTTCACAAGCTAGACTTTATCCAGAAGATAACATGATAACCGAAAGTCAAGTTGAGCATTTCTGGGATACTAGAAATATCAAGAAAAACGAAGCGACTAGTAAGAAATTAATTTCACATGATAAACTAATCCAAGAGGATAATTTATCTGATGATGAAACTAATGCAATATTAGAAAGGTTCAAAAGTCTATAAAAAATCCACCTTTCAAAAAAAGGTAAAAAAAGGGTTTATATATAGATTATATCAAATTTAAAAAAAATAAAACAAAAATTATGTCACACATTAGAATAGACAATCAAAAAGCCAAGAAGAAGTGGACACCAGTTCTAGAGAACATGGGTGTTTCTGGCGACAGAATTGACTGGATGAGCGAGTACGCAGAATTCCACTCAATTAATGAAAACGCTTACGCAAACGCATCTAACGTATCAGGTATGGGAGGTGTTGTAGCTGCACAGCCATCAACATTATCTGGTTCAACAATCGGTAATGCTTTTGGACAAAACGGTGGATCACAGGGATCTGGAGATGTAGGCCAAAACTTACTTCCAGTAGCTATGAAGATTGCTGCACAAACAATAGGTTTAGACCTTGTTGCAGTAAAGCCTTCTCCTGGACCAAAAATCGATTTACTTTACGTAGATTTTAGATATGATGATGCACATTTAGGTGCTTCTGACGAAAGACCACAAGTTTTTAAACTTAATGCTGATAATATCGCAGATGTTAGAGCTGCACTTAAGGAGCAACTAAATACTGCTGGTATTGTAGAATCACAAGGTGGTTTACAAAACGGAACGCTTTTCAATGATATCGCAGCACAAACCGCTCCAGATACTGGTATCACTACAACAGAAGCATCTGATAAAACAGGACAAGTAGAATTTTTAGGATTTTCACGTATTGATGGATTCCCAATGTTTAGAGCTTACAGACAATTTAACACATCTCATGGTGCTGTTGGAACTGCTGGAACTACATGGGCATTTGACCAAACAAGAAACACTTTTGATTCAACAACTGCAATGACTGATCAATTAGTTAATGTTGCTGGTGTAACAGTATCTGGTGCAAAAGTTGAACTTATTTCTGCACTTGAAGACCAATTACCAGGTTTTTCTGCAAACTGGAATACAAGTGAAAATGGTTTTTCTGGAAACTATCCAATGGATAGAGAGCAAGATGACAAGAGATACGCAGGTATCATTGGGCCGAAAATTTCTTCTAAAACAATTGCCGTTGGTACTATCGAGATAACATCAGCACTTAGAAGAACTGAAATTGAAGATATCAAAGCCAACACTGGTATGGATATCGTTCAAAAAATGGAAAGCATTCTTGTTAATGAACTTTCTCAAACAATATCTAAGCAAATTGTTGCTAAAGTATTTGAAATGGGAGAACTTAACAGAGAGTCTGCACCATTAAGAACACCACCAGGAGGAGGTACAGGAGTGCCTTTGTTCGATTTAAACACGAACTATGCAGGTGCTAACGTAGGTGGTGAGACAACTCACGCTGTGCAAAGAAAGCTTATCACAAAGATAATGCATGCATCTAACTACATTGCAACAGAAGGACGTGTTGGACCAGCACAGTATTTAGTTACTAACGGTGGTTTAGCAGCAGCTTTATCGGATGTTTCAGGTTATACTCTTAACCCAGTAAAATCTAAACTAAACGGAGCTGGACAACTTTACCCAGTAGGTTCTATCGGGGATATATCAATATATGTTGATCCATATATGAAGTATAACGACAACAGAATTGCTCTAGGTAGAAAGAACAATCCTGACCAACCAGGTATCATATTTGTACCTTACTTAATGGCACAATCAATTAGTGTTATCTCGGAAGCTACCTTTGCACCTAGAATGTTATTACGTTCAAGATACGCAGTAGCTGAAGTAGGCTGGTTCCCACAAAAGCAATTTATGACTTTGAGAATTACAGACGAGAATGGATTATTAAACTAATTCATAAGAATATAAATAGGAAAAGAGGAACAATTAATTTGTTCCTCTTTTTTTTGTTAAAAACTTTGCGTACTATTGTGCTATAATACAGTAAAGAATCCTATTTAATATATAAATTATGTGGTCAAAATCTGGTAAGAAAATAACAAACGAACAACTTGATACTAGGCTATTAAATAATTATCCTAATATTAAAAGGGAGTCAGACTATATAGATTCAAAGACTGCTATTAAATTCTCATGTACTAAATGCAATAGAATATATAAGAAAAAGCCCAAAGAAATTAGTAAAATAAAATGTAATTGTACAGATAGGAAAATTAAATATGAGGAATCTTTAAGAACTAAGGATATAGAACTTTTAGGTAATTATATAAGTATGAGAGAAAAGACTTTACATAAGTGTAAAACATGTGATATGGAATTTATAACAAGTCCTAAATCTATATTAAGTTCTACAAATGGATGTCCGTCATGTTCTGGTAAGATATTCTCTATAGATAAATACAAGTCAATACTGCCTAATAATATAAAGCTATTATCAACAGAATATAAAGGATCGCACCATAGGCATAAACACCTCTGTACTGATTGCAATACAGAATTTGATACTAAACCTAATTATATCCTACATATGAACACAAACTGTCCTGTGTGTTCTAAATCAAAGGGCGAGAGGGAAATAATAGAATTTCTAGACTTAGTTGAAATCAAATATGAAAAAGAATATGTTGTTAAGATAGAAGATAAGAAGTTAAGGTTTGATTTTTACATAGAGGGTATAAGGACATTTATAGAGTATGATGGAATACAACATTTTAAACCAGTTGATATATTCGGTGGGGAAGAATATTATAAAAAGCTAGTCGAATATGATGGTTTAAAAAATAGATGGTGTATAGATAATGGGTTTGAGTTAGTAAGGATACCTTATGATTTAGATGTGTTTGAGTATTTATCTTCACATTTCACAAATTAATAAATTATGAAGGATAAAATAATAAAGATAATAGATAATAAACCAAGTAGGTTAAGGGAATCATATTTCATAAATAACCATGGTGATATATATGATAAAATAGTTGAATATACAATAGATTTAGAATTATCGTTTAAAGAACGTCTTTGGTGTTTTGTAAATAAAAAAACATCTTATGTACTGTGTAGTTCTTGCATAAACAGAGTTAGCTTTAATAAAAAGTGGACAGAGGGATATAAGACGTATTGTAGTACTAAGTGTGCACAGAGCAGTAACAAGACCAAGGAGAAAAGGAAAAAAACTGTTTTAGAAAAGTATGGTGTTGATAACATAGCTAAATCACAAGATATTAAAAAGAAGCAAGAACAAACAAATATTGAGAGGTGGGGTCATAAGTCATCATTTCAAAATGAGGAAGTTAGAGAAAGGTGGAAAACAACTATCGAGGAAAAGTATGGTGTTGACCATTATTTCAAAACAGATGAATTTAAAGAAAAGACTAAAGAGTTTTCCTTAGAGAAGTATGGTGTTGACCATCCATCTAAATCAAAGGAGGTTCAGAATAAAATAAGCCAGACTAATATAGAAAAGTATGGTGTTAATCATATTTCTAAAACACAAGATTTTTGGATAAGTTATAAGAACATATCTTTTGAAAGATATGGTGTTGCACATCCCTTAAAAAGTATCAAGATAAGAGATAAGATAGAGGATTCAAATATGGAAAAGTATGGTGTTGATAATTACTTTAAAACTATCGAATTCAAAGAGAAGTCTAAGAAACATTTTTTGGATAAGTTTGGTGTTGATCATTATACAAAAAGTGATGAATATAAGACTTACTTAAAATCAGATAGATATAAGAACGTGATACTTAAAAATAGAATAAAGTTCTATAATGATAAAGGATTTACGTTCATTTCTAATTCAAGTAGAGAAGGATTTGTTTTATTAAGTAAAAATAATAGTTGTGGTCATCAATTTGAGATACATCCAACAACATTACAAAGAAGAATAGATGCTAGTATAGAAACTTGTACTGTGTGTAATCCAATAAACTCTGGGAAATCTAGTCAAGAATCTAATATATTAGATTTTTTAAAAGAATTAGACCAAAATGCTATACATAGTGATAGGACTTTGATTAGTCCTTACGAAATTGACTTTTTAATAAAGGAAAAAAAGATAGCAATAGAGTATAATGGTTTATATTGGCATTCTGAACTTAATAAGGACAAGTACTACCATTATGAGAAAATGAATAGATGCTTATCTAATAATTATGACCTTATAAATATATGGGAAGATGATTGGTTATACAAAAATGATATTATAAAATCAGTTGTTAAGAACCGATTAGGTTTAATAACAGATAAAGTATTCGCTAGAAAGTGTGATATGTTAATAATAAGTGATAAAAAGTTAGTAAATAATTTCCTTGATAACAACCATTTACAGGGTAAAACTAATTGGTCAACCGCAATAGGATTGTTTTATGACAATGAATTAGTATCGGTTATTGCATTTCATAATAACAAGAAAAGAATAGAGTTGGTAAGGTTTTGTAACAAGATTAACCTTGTTGTGGTTGGTTCTGCATCTAAGCTATTTAAAAAATATATTAAAACTTATGATGTAGATGAAATATATTCATTTTCTGAAAGTTCTGTGTTTAATGGTGGTTTATATACTTCTTTAAACTTTGAATTAAATGGAGAGACACCAATTAACTACTGGTGGAATGTTGGTGGTATTAGAAGACATAGATTCTCATTTAATAAAAAGAAACTTATAAAAATGGGAGGTGATTCAAACAAAACTGAAGTAAGTATTATGCACGATATGGGTAATTATAGAGTGTGGGGTTGTTGTTTAAAAAGGTGGGTTTGGAAACGTTCTTGATTCTTAAATTAATATATACTATATGAATAATACAAATTATAACGACATTAGAAAAACATTTTTAAAATTAGTTGATAAAACACATCCTCATTCTACTGAGGAAGATTTACTAAATATATTGCCCCAATTGGAAAAGGATGAGTTTGGGAATTATTATAAAGTGGTTGGTGATAAGCCTAGTACAATGTTTAATTCACATTTGGATAATTATGGCAAGGAGCAAGTTAATACAAATCCTTTTGTTAAAAATATAGAAGGGAATGATTATGTGTTCTCAACTAATACAATTTTAGGGGCTGATGATAAGGCAGGTGTTACATTGATGCTATATATGATAGAAAGGGGTGTGGTTGGGTTATATTACTTCTTCATAGGCGAAGAAGTTGGTGTGATAGGCTCTAGTGCCTTATCTAATTCTTTTGACAGTAATAGACACCTAGACCATATAACTAAGTGTGTGAGCTTTGATAGGCGTGGTATAGACTCTATAGTAACACATCAAAGTAAAGAGAGGTGTTGTAGTGATGTTTTTGCTAATAGATTAAAAGATACATTCTTAGAAAATGGCCTTAAATTTAATTTAGATGACAGTGGCGTTTATAGTGATTCTGCATCGTTCATTGGTAAGATAAAGGAGTGTACTAATATTTCTGTTGGTTATTATAATGAACATACTACGGATGAAAAGCAAAATATATCATTTCTAGAATCACTAGCAAGTGCATGTGTGTCTATAGACTGGGAAGGTATACCAATTGGGAACATATCAGAAAATTTAAAATATATGAAATCTTTCAATAGTTTTAAAAAAGTTAAACTTTTTTGATATTTCATATATAATATATATATTTGTAAAATACTATGGGGAAGTTCTAGAATTGATTTATGGTGAATTAGCAACTATGCAAGTATCGGATTGTTATTTACCCGATTAATAAATTAAAATACAAATTTTTTAAACGGAAACGTAAACAAAGTAGGAACTCGTGAAGATTTAGTAGCGACTCTACAAAACAACATGATCCAAGTAGAGGATCTAGCAACTGCATAACAGTAGTTTCTAAAAAATCTGCAATTGGCACTATACAATTAAAAATATGGAACAGTTTTTTAATAATTTTTAGAGTTTATCAAAAAGATTATATATTTTTTTAGTTTAGAAAAACTAAATAAACTTGTAAATGATTAGTTATTAATAACTGTTGAAGACATGGTGGGCGGTACACCATCTTCTCCACAAAATAAAACCCATCTAATGATGGGTTTTTTATTCATATTAAAAATGAAGCATAATAAACACTTTTTCAGAGATAAGTACAATATATCATTAGCTATATATGATGAGTATCTTAGATTTGGAAGGACACCATATACATGGGATAAATCATATTCAACACACTCTGAGGCATCAGTTATATCGAATAAAGTTTACTTTTTATACACAGAAGGTTGTAACAACTTTAGCAATAGGTCTGTTGCTCCTAAATGGTTTAGAAAAAAACTTAATAGGACAGAGAGACAAAAAGCAAAGCAAGATATTAATAGAGAGATAAATGGATATGATAAGAGATACACACCAAGATATGTTGGTGCCAACTATGACTTTTTTTAAACAAATAAATAAATAAATTATGATTGGAGTATTTAGAGGGGATAATCACTTTTTGTCTAACTTCTACCCATGTGAGATAGTGGAAGATGATATAATATATTCTAGTGTTGAGCATTATTATATAGCTATGAAAGTAAATACTAGTGTTTTGTTTCAGAAGAAAAGATATACTGTAAATGAATTTAGAGTAATGGTATCTGAGTTAGATAATGCTAGTTTAGTGAAAAAGGTTGGAGAATCTATAAAGCCTAGAAATGATTGGAAGCAATATAGGTTTATTGTAATGAAGTTTGGGATAACTGAAAAATTTAAGAATAAAGAGTTAAGGCGTAAACTAATTGCAACTGGTAATCAAGAGTTAGTAGAGGGCAATTGGTGGCATGATAACTATTTTGGATCTTGTTTTTGTGATAAGTGCAAAAATATAGATGGTAAGAATATGCTAGGCAAGATGATAATGGATGTAAGAGATGAGATAACTGGGAATGGTAAGAAAGGATTAGAGCAAATATTCTTTTGATTATTTAACACAAATTTCCAAACAAAACAGAATATTTGGTATATAAATAAAAAACATTTTTAATATGGCGAAGAAAAAAAGCAATAAAGATTTCGAATTTAGTAAAGTAGGAACTATACTAGATAATATTTCAAAGAAAGTTCCTATTTACATTGAGAAAGAAATAGAAGAAAGAAGTTTTATTTCTACTGGTGTATATATCCTAGATGCTGCACTTTCAGCACATATGTTAAACGGTGGTATACCTACTAACAGAATTTCTGCATTTGCAGGGGAGTCTGGATCTGGTAAATCCTTTTTAGCATACTCTGTTGTGAAGAATGCACAGAAACTAGGATATTCATGTATTTATATAGACACAGAACAATCTATAGACTTACAAGATTTATCGAATTATGGCATAGACACCAATCTAGATAAATTTAGACTTATTAGGTCTAATAAAGTCGAAGATATAAATATGACATTAACACAGCTTGTTGATGACTTAAAAGACCAAAAGATGGCTGGGAGCAATCTACCCAAAATACTTCTAGTATTGGATTCACTAGGTCAAATGGCATCTAATAAAGAGAAGCTAGATTTATTAAAAGGTGATATAAAACAAGATATGACAAAGGCAAAAGCCTTAAGTTCTATGTTTAGAAGTTTAAATACAGATTTAGGTATTTTAAAAATACCATTTCTAGTTATAAACCAAACATACAGAACACTAGACATGTTCCCAAAAGAGATGTTAAGAGGTGGTAATGGACTTTTATATTCTGCATCTGTTATTGGATTCTTATCTAAGTCTAAGTTAAAAACTGGTGATGAGGATGATATGGATCTTGGACAATCTGGTATCAACGTTCTCTTTAAAACTAGCAAAAATAGATTAGCTAAGCCTAAGAAAATAAGATTTGATATTTCGTTCGTAGATGGTATGAATCCATATACTGGCTTAGAAGCGTTCTGTAGACCTGAATACTTTAAAGAGATAGGAATAGCCAAGGGTAAGATGGAAGTTGATAAGGATACAGGTGAGCTATCATTTAAACCAGGTGGTAATAAATACTACGTGAGGCATTTAGATAAATCATTTTTCCTTAAAAAATTACATAAAGCAAATATCTTCACAGATGAAATATTGGAGATAATGAATCCTATTGTTAATGATTATTTTAGATTCAAATCTATGGATGAGATAGAAGAAACTGAAAAAGAATTCAATAAGACTATTAACGATGCTGCTGATGATGATGATACAGATGGATTCTCAGATGCAACTGATGCAGAAGATTTATTTGGATAAATAATAAACTTATATTAAATAAGTTGGTGGAAGGTGGACAAATCAAGTCAGCCCCAAAAAACCTCATCTCTAAGATGGGGTTTTTTTAATTGTAGTCAAGTATGACCTATAGTACATAATAATTGACACAAACATAACAAATAATTGGATAAGTACTAACATAATCCAAAAAATATCAAATACAAATGATAACACAACTGCCAATAAAATAAAACCTAGTGATATATAAAATATTTTAGGAGATTTCTTATCATATTTTTTTATCAGAAATTCATTTAAATTAGGCTTGATTCTATAATATACACTCTTTAGCCTTATTAACTTTTTGTGTCTAATACAAGAATCACACATAGTATATTTGAAATCATAACCTATTGCTACAATATGTGTCATATAATCTTCATCTGTGTCGTGTATTCTTTTCTTACACGAATAACAATTCTTACCCATCATTATATCTGATAATATGCTTACTCTTCTTTTTTGGTATATAGAAAATATAAATGATAGTATAAGAACCACAATGCTCAACAACAACGACATAATCATATTTTTTTCACAAATATAGTAATTTAATTAATACACAACACAGGGAAGGGTATATATTAATATATAATGTATGAATTATGTAGCAATAGACCCTAGTCTTATATCAACAGGTATGGTAGTATCTAATAAAGACACATTTAAAATATACAATTATACTAGAGAAAGGGATGTATATGGTAAGAAGGGAATGAAAAAGTGGTTTAAGATGGCAGAAGAACATGTCATATATAGATTTGTTGAATACCGTGAATTTGGAGACTATTCTGAAGGTGAACTTACTAAATTAAAAGACTATGATAGAATAACAGATACTATAATAGATGATATTTTAGAAAATATAGACATAGACGAACCAACTGAAATAGGGATAGAAGGATTTAATTTTGGATCAAAAGTTGGAGACCTAGTGGACTTAGTTGCATTCTCCACACTTCTTAGGAAGAAGTTGTTTGATAAAGTTTCTAATAATATTTTTGTTATGTCACCTAGCACTTTAAAACTAGAGTCTTGTAAACTAACTTATGAGCCTATAGTAAGGGAAATTGGTGGTAAGAATCCTAGAACTGATTACAAATGGAGAAATAAAATAGGCATATCAGGTGGTAATTTTCAAAAACCAGATATGTACTTGGCAATAGTTGAGAATGAAAGGTTTGATGATTATTGGTACAAACACTGTAAATATGTAAAAGATGATTTAACATCTGTTAAATCTATAAACAAGCCATATGAGGATTGTAATGATGCTTACCTCATATATAAGGTACTAGAACAAAAAAACTCACATTTAATGTGAGTTTTTTATTTTAATATAGAGTTTCTACTCATACATATTTTTGGATATATATTCAAGAACTTCATCTGCTAACTCTGGTGTTATTCTCCCACCTTGTTCAAGCCATTTTTCATAGGTTTCTACTTGTTCGTTGGTTAATTTAGTAAATAAGCCTTTTCTTTTCATCAATTCTAATATACCAATTCTGCCATAATTAACTGCGTATTTAATCATAATATCTATTGTTCTCTTAACATTTTCTATTACCTCTGGTTGGTCTAATATTACCTTAGCAGATTCTACGTATGCATCGCCTAAGTTTTCTTTGCTTTTCCAGGTTCCTTTAATACATTCTCTTAATGGTCTTGAGTTAGACATATTAGGATCTAATCCAGCATCAAAACAGTATTGTAGAGCCTCTGGATTATTTATTATTCCTTTAAGTACATTAGTGGTTAAATCCGAACCATAGCTAACAAGTAACTTAACAGTATCAAAGTCTTTTGCTTTTGATATTGCTGCATTTGATCCAGATGCTAGATTAGGTGATGCACCATACTCTAAGCATAGTTTAATTTTCTCATAATCACCATCTTCAGTTGCATTAATTAAGGCTTGTGAGGAATTTTTATTAATGTCAGCACCATCTTCTGTTACAAGCCTTTTGATATCATCTATTGATAATCCCTTTTTTATTATTTCTCTATCTGCTTCTTTTGCTCTCTTTCTTTTATCTACTTCTTCTTCACTCATTGGTTGTAATATATCAAATAGCTTGTAATCTAAGTCATATTCATTCTCCCATGAGTTAAGAATAGCTCTAAATCTATTACGTATGGGATTATTTTGAACATCTTGACAAGCAGCAGAACTTATACCTTGATCGGGCTCAATACTAACACCTATTGTAGATAAATTTTCTACTTTGCTTATGTTGGTGTTATAGATATAATATTGTTTATTAAACTCACCAACATAGTGATTCCAGTGGTGTTGTGCACTAACTATACAGTGGTCTCCAGCATGTGCGTTTAACATATTATTAGCTGGGAATGAAAACACAATGACAATGATTATACCACTATCATCCAAAATCAATTCACATCCCATTTGTCCAAATCTATCATTTGTTTTTTTTATGATTTTAAGCCTAGATTCACGCTCATCAATATTAACTACTGATGTTTTGAGATGTTTTTTAGCATCTATTATAAAAGCTTTTAATGGATTTGGCTCTTTTTCAAACTTTTTAATACGACTTGAATATACCATTTTACCAAATGTAGGATTAATATCACCATCTGTTGTAAATTTATATGTGTCTTCTATCATACCCCCAAAGAAATTCCGCCAAACTTTAGCCCTAACTTTTTCATCATCACTAACAGTTTCAAGAAATCCCCTAGCAATTTCATCCATGTCATTCTTCAATAGTTTTGGTGCAGTATCATACTGATCTCTCATCTTTTTGGGCAAACTATCTAGTACAATCTTAACTCTTTTATACTTCCCAAGTTCTGTCATAGCATCAGTTATTGTCTCAAAATTTGTGAGTGGTCTTTCGGTATCTGGTGTGCTATTATCTATATAAGTATCATCGATAAAATTAGCATCAAAATTTCTACCAATTTCTGGCATTTTTGATAACCTAGGAAGCAAACTCTTGTATTCTTTTAACTTATCTGATAAATCTCTAAGATCCTCTAATGGTGCTTTTTCTATATAAAACATATATGCAAAGTTGTACATGAATCCAAGGTTCTTTTGCCCAACAATCTCTCTCAGTTCTTTAAAAGTAGGACTCTTTTCAAGTTGTTTAAGTTCATCTGGCTTCATCTTAACACCTTTCATCTTATAAGCTAAATCTCCTCTACTTTCTCTAGGGAAATCTTCTAACCTAAGTGTAATTATATCACCCTCTTCCATCTTATATTTTAAATCATCAGAAAGTAAGTTAAGTTCTTTTGCTGCTATTTTAATAGTCTCTCTTTCCTTTATAAGCTTTTTAGCCCTATCTAAGTTTTCGTTTATAGGTTCTAATACTTCGTGTTTGCTTTCATTTCTAAAACCTTTGTAATTATGTACTTTCATTTTTATTATTTTTTATTTCTATATTGGTGGTTTTCCTTAATCATATTTAATTCTTTTAAGTAAATCTGTGTAGTAATACTCTCGTTATAAAATTGTTTCAAAACAGAACCAATATCTTCCATTCTCTTAGTATTACCAGAATCCAAAGCATCGTCCATTAGTGCTAATAAATCTTTTTCTGACATAGAATCTAAATCTTCTCTGTCATAGTCAGACTGCTCACTTTCATCGGGCTTCGTCATCCCAAGTGCATCATAATCTAAACCTGAATCATCATCCTTGTCATCATGTCCTATAACTTCACCAGACTCATATTCTTTTAATTCAGAAACTATTTCATTAACAATCTGATCTACTTTTGTTCTAGCATCACTACTTCCGTTAAGAATACCTCTAAATAATTTAAGAAATTGCTCTTCTGTCATATAATTAGGATCTAACATTTTACCATAAACATAAAGTCTCATAACTCTACTATAACTAGCCCTAGGACTCTCGTTTATAAAATCTCTTAAAGCACTAGCAACCTCTGGTCCAGTTCTAAAATCCTCTGCTTCATCCTGAAAAGTAGACACGTTAAATTTCACAGTCCTAGCATCAGACATTTCCTTTTCACTAGCTCCTTCACCTGGTTGATAAATCGATGCTATAAGTTCTAATATACCCTTAACCGCTTCATGTAATAGCATTGGGAAGTCTATACCCCTAGCCTTTATAGTAGGTGTGTATTCAACATCCATATCTTCTTCCACTTCATCCTCATCACTACCTATAATTTTGTCTATATCTAATTCTTCTTCCTCTTCTTCTTCTTTCTTTTCCTTCTTTACCCAGTCAACCTTTACAGCACCAGCCATCCCACCAGGTTGGTTTTCCATCATATTAGCTTTCGCATCTACTGGTATTAACCAATCTAATCTCTCTGCTAGCTTAGTAATATCATTCCAAATTTTTAATATTCTATCTGAATTATTGCCAAAAATAATATCTATTTCTTCTTTTACTTCTGGTAAATTAAGAATGTGTTTTGTATTCTTGGCTTCCCCTTGTATTAATACATTGGCAAGTTTAGCCTTATGTATCTTATTAATAAGGTCTTTGTCTTTTATCTCTTGCATTTTTTCTTCATCTTCCTCTTCTTCATCTTCTTCACTCATAAATTTTGCAACATCATCACCAGATTCTGCAAATTTTATATCTAAATCAACACCATCTAGAATATCACCAAATTCATTTCTTATGACCTTTTCAGCCAATTGTTCTAATGCTTCTTTATGTGGTATAATGAGTCTAGACGACTGTCCAACTAATCCCATTATTCTTCCAATATGTGGTCCAGGATTTTCACCAGCACCAGCACCATACTTAGCTCTGGCATCTCGTTCCATATTTTTTAGATAATCTACATCTCCTTCTTGCTTACCACCTTCGCCTGGTATGCCAGGGTTTCCTTCAATACTAACTTCCTCTAGGAATTTATCAAATTTTTTAATCATTTTTTTTTATTTTTTTTGGTTTGTTAATTCAACGAACTTATTTATAACGTCTTTCTCAGTTGCTTTAACTGGTTCTTTTTCACTAGCTTTAGGACTTGGTCTAACTCCTGGCTTATCTCTTCTAATTGGTCCTGGTTTAGATGGACTAATCCTTCTGCCTGGTTTTACACCTGGATCAACCTCTGGTTGTCTATTAGGACTACTTTGTTGTACAAATGCTTCAAACTTTTTTATATTTTTCATAATATTATGTAATTTTTTGTATAGCTTATATATTAAATAATTATTCTTGCTTTATTACAGAAAAAGGAACTATTTTTTTAATATATATGATATGAAGAAATTTACAAAAGTACTAGAAAGTAAAATTGATAAATCTTATAGAATAGATGCAACTATAGAATTAATGCTAAGTGCAGAAAATGAAGGAGAAGCTGGTTATCAAGCAGATTATATATTAGCAGCAGTTGATAATGTAGAAACCTATGAAATATTGTTAATAGATAGTGATGTTAAGAAGGTGGATAAGAAAGAGGTAGAAAAAGACCCAAATGATTTAATTGAAAAATGGAATAGTAAATTTTCAGAAAAAGAAGCTAATGAGTTTGATAAATACAAATGGTTTAGTGATATGAAAGAAGAAGGTTTTAAGTTAAGCGATATATATGAACTAATAAGAAAAAAATAATAAATTATGAAAAAATTTTCACAAATAAAAAAATCTAGGATAACTAAAATAGTTGAGGATTTAGAAAATAATGAGACTGATGAAGCTACACAAGTAGAACAAGAAGAAATTCAAGATGGTGATAGTGATGTCATAAAGTTTTTCTCAAAAATATTCGAATCTAGAGAGATGGCACATGTTTATCACTTACAAGTAAGGGGTGAGGAAGGTTCAAATGCTGCACATAAAGCACTTGGGGATTATTACGAAGATATATTAGACTTATTAGATGATACAATTGAAGTATATCAAGGACAGTACGGTGTTATTGGTTCATATGAGTCAATAGATACTGATGAAACAAGAACTAAGGATTTTGTAGTTTATTTTGAGGAAGTGGCAGACTATATAAAACATGCTAAACAATGTTTTTCAGAAGAAGATACACACATACATAGTTTAGTTGATGATATTGTATGCTTAGTATACAGAACACTTTATAAACTTAAATTCACTAAATAGTATTAGTTTTCTGAATATAAGAAATCCCTACCATTATCATTATAATTTAATAGGTTAGATATAATTGTATCAATCTTATCAATTGTGTCCTCGTTATTCTTTATTGAAATTTCTAAAGCTACTATAGAATCATCTATTTGGTCATTACTTGTTTTAGAAGAACTCTTATAGTTGGACAACTCATTAGTATATGACTGTAATGTTTTATTTTTATCATCTAGATTTGATAACATATTGTTCATATCTTCTATTATCTCACCAACTCTTTGTGTTGATATGTTTATATCTTCTTGTGATTCATTAAATCTCTTTATTTTCATAATTAAAGGTTTGATTTTTAATATATATTAAATATGGAAAGACGAAATAGGCTAATACTAGAATTTACAGAATTTAATATGCAAAGGTTCAATTCTGATTCTGTTAGACCAGCAGCACATGTGGATAATCCACAATTATCTACAAACGCTTTTGATAAGCATCAAGACGGATTAAGACAAGCGATGTCTAGAATTGATGATATTCTATTCACTCTAAAAGGAACTACTGCATACTCTAGTTTAAGAAGTAAGTTAGCATTAGAAGACCAAGATATAGTTAGTATGAAAATTCTTAGAATATTAAGGGCTAATAGCGTACACTATGATGCTTATGTTTCTTTTATAATAGACGAAGATGAGTATTGGGGGAAAATATCTAATGTTTTAGGTGCAGAACCTAATTTCAAGTCAGAAGTTTTTAATGACCTTGACCTTTATCAACCAAAAGAGTGGGTTATTAAAATAACTGGGATAATAATAAAAACAGTTAAAAAATGGTTAAAACCAGAACCAGGTATTTATAAACTAATTAATGATGAGGTTACTTGCTACTCGGTAGAAACAGGTAAGCAATTAATAATGTCAGAAGGGATAGAAATAGAACTAATACGTTCACACGATGATAAGATAATTATAAAGCACGATAATAATTACTATAACCTAGTCGATGATAACTATATTTACTTTAATTGGTGGTTTGAAAAAATAGACTAATTTAAGTTAACTATTCACCTACATATATTATATAAGCAAGTGTATAATAAGGTGGTCTGTTTTCGTGTGCTTGCCCACCACCTTCGTTTTGAACGTTAAGATCATGAGAGTGAGATCCAATTGGGCTGGTGTTAACAGTCTTGTTCCTCAATTGATAATCATTACTACCCGCATAACCAGCGACAGGCGAACCTGTGATTGGATCTAGCACCGTTACAGTATGAAGGTGCCCCCCCGCATTTTGAGCAGTTCCACTGTGTTTGTGTATTGGCATCTGATCTTTATTCAAAGTCACTTCCTTATCACCACCTACTGCTCCAGTAAATGTATAACCAGAGCCTGTTCTAGTATCTTTACCAACAATAAACCTACCCCTAAGATCTGGTATTGATATCCCATTAACTGTTCTGCTAAGATCACATAGTTCCCACCCAATTGGAACTTGTGCATCACTACCAGAAAACATTACAATAGTTCTTAATGGCACTAATGACATCTTTGCATCTGAAGGTTTGTGGTTAATTGGTGATGATATTATTCTTTCTGTCCATGCTGTATCTGGAATATTAGGTGATGTGCCTTCGAATGTTAGGTATTCTTCAACCGTTGCATCTATTTTACCCAATATTGTATAAATACAAGCGGTAAATGTTGGGACGACTTTGTGGTATATGTATATCCTTCCTTGGTTAGTACCTGTTACTTCCTTAATTATTCTAAAATCTTCTGTTGGTTTTATTTGTGTCTCTCCATAGTTGGATATATTAGCATATACTCTTGATTCGGAGTTTTGTCGCTTGAAACTTATATAAACATCTGTATTTATACTAGTATTATTACTATTACCACCACCATTTATTTTCAGTGTAAAATTAAAACTGCTAAAAGATGAGTAGCTAATACTAAAAACCTTTAACCATTTTTCATTATCTGTATTGCTTGTAGAAGGTGCTTGAAAAGAGTAATATCCTTTATCAGCTTTAAAATTAGTGGATTTAGTTGTTCCAACAACGTGTACTTTTTCTTCGGGACTAACTGTTCCTATACCGTAACGATCACCCTCACTAAGTGATGTTTTGGTCAAAGACCTTTCCCAATTCCCATTGATTAATTCATCTATCACAAATCTACCAAAATTCCCATTTGAATTTTCTGAAACTGATCCTACTCTGTATTTATATTCAACATCAGAATCTCTACCTAGTATAACATAACTTTCTCTTTTTGTTGCAGTAGGATTATAAGGATATGTCAAATCTATTATATTACTTATTGGGCTTCCACTATTGCTATTACTAATTTTAACATTACCAGCAACATGTACTTTTGCACTAGGATTAGTTATACCAAAACCTATATTACCACTTGGTGTTACTCTCATCCTATTAATATTAGATGTGATAAGATCTATTGTGTTATTAGCTGAGAAAGCAAGATATGATTGAGGATCCCCAACATGTCTCAAATTCCTTGCTATATACAAATCATCACCACTTATAGTTACACCACCATTCACTGCTAATCCAAATCCCGCTAGTGGTGGTCTACCTATACCAATTCTATTCACATCTTGTGTTATAATCGAATCACCAATTGTATTGGTTGATGTGAAAAGTCCAATCCTCCCAACTGTTCCATTAACAACACCTGTTGATTGATTTTCTTCTACCCATTCTGAACCATTCCAGAAAAATGAAGAACTAACGTTACTATCCCAGACTCTTAATCCCTCATATTTATTAGTTATTGAGTCTCTTGTGGTGTAAAAACTATCAGGTCCAACAACAAATCTATTGTCTATTGGTTTATTTACTTTTAATTCAAAATTATCTATTAATGGTGTCGACATATGGTATATATATATTTTTTTATTCTATCTTTAACTGAATTTAAATTTAAATTCAGTAGGAGTCTCTAGGCTATAAGAATTTGTTGAGTAGTATATGTAATAATCTTTTGATGCCCAGTAACCTAGTGGTGATGAATAAGATATTATCTCAGACTCATAATCTATAGAATTGTCATCAGAATCAGTAATATCAACCAACTCATCATATTCAACTGGATATAAAAAATAGATATTTCCTTCGCCAATTATGTTAATATTTTTATTACTCTTATCTTCTACTAATTTGTCTAAAAAAGATAGATTGGAATTTGTAATTGATGTAATTGTATCTATACCATAGAAAATTGGATATACACCCTTTATTGAAACATCATCTGTATTTTCTTGATTAGAATCACTTACTATTATCTTATAATTCTGTGTTGATGTATTGATTGGTGATATAACTATTGCACTTGCTACACCAATAATAGTCTTGTAAGGAATCCCTTCTATTGGTGGATAAAAACTAGGATTCATATTACTTAATATAGTTGTTATAGTAGGTGAGGTCTTTTTAACTATGGTATATTCTATCATTGGATTTGGAAATGTGCCAACCTCGGCAATTCCATTATCAAATGGTGGTAATAACACCAATGAACCAGTAGGTGCTTGGTTTGGATATATCATTCTTTTGAGCATTTCTGTTATGCTATTAGAACCAAAGGTTTCACCTTGGTTAAGTCCACCAAAATCAATAGGGAGCTTTCTACTATCAGTGAAATCTAGACTATAATCATTTATATTTACATCACCATATATGTTTAACTCAGAACCAGTCATACCAACATTGTCTAAAAACAATGTAAAATCTTCCCACATAAAGTTCCCATCTCTATAAACTAAGAGTTTATTATCTAGGTCTAAAGAATTACTATCGGAAGCTTTGGGAAATCCTAAGTTATTTATATATGTGTTGTTTTCTGACACTAAGTTTATAACACCTTTATTTACTATATTAAATGTTAGTGATTCTATGCCACTTACGTACTGAGTAGATAGATAAGGTGCATTTATATGAAGTTCGCTATCAGTGCTAGCTAAAAATGATAGTTTAGTAGTGTTTTGATCACCCAAATCATCCTTTGTATTAAAAAAGAATATATCCGTATCACTTTCTAGTAAATCCTCTGTTAATATATCATTTGATTCAGAGTAAGATTCTCCATTCGGTGTATATGACCTCTTGCCTAATAATATCTTATACTTAGCATCTTTTCTATCACCAGTTGTTCTTGGGTCTAGTGTATCAATGCCTATATAAGTCATATCACCAACTTTTGTTTCCTTAAATGCAGTATTTGCCCAAATAGATAATATAGCATCCCTTAATGGTCTTGGCTTAATTTGATTGGTGGTATTATCAAAAAGTGTTGTGAGTAAATCTATCTTTTGGTCATAATTACTTAAATCATAAGTTGAACTCTCTGTTATAGTTGAATTATTTAAAGTATAAATTGGCATATTTAGTATATTATTTGTAGATTAAAAGTATAATTGCTAGTTACCATATAAATACTTTTATATACTCTAAACCCACCATAGTATGTAAATGGTGATGATGATGTTATAGTATTTACTTGAAATGAACTTAGTGCTAAATCATTTATATCATAAATAACAAATCCATTATCATCTTTTATTTGTCTAACAGGTGGATATATGACTGATTGTGCGAATATGATATAACCTTGTCCATCAAATGAAAGATTAAGACTACCACCGTTAGTCGGATAGCTATCCACTGTTTTAATTACATTTACGTTTTCTATAACTAATTTAAGTGTTTGTGGTGTTACACTATTAGGTGGTAATGAGCCTGATAATGAAGTAGATAAGCTAGATATTATTGCAGAATCATTAGTTATTATGTTAAAAAAGGGCTTTATTGATTCTAGTGTTATTCTTTTTTTATAATCATATCCAATTATACTGTTGCTAGGTGATAATGTTAAATCACTCCTTGTAGAAACCAATAGTTCATATTCAAATTCTCCAGTAAATTGTCTATTTATCTGTGTTGTGATAGAACTACTGAATGTGTCTCCTGGTATATCTGATAATGGTCCACCTTGTGTTATAATGTTCCACGCACCAGTATTAGGTATATTTCTTATAAACCAACTTGAAACTCTTTCTGAAGGCTTTCTAGGAAATGATTTTATAGAAAATGTGAAAGACTTGGTATTAGTATCACCGATTTCTACATATTTATTATTACTTGGACTTAAATCAAACTCTAATTCTGGATCTATTTCTGGATATAATACTCTTCTAAGTATTTCTGATATTGGCCAGTCTTGTGGTGTAGCCAAATCCCCATTATCATCAAATGAATTAACTGGGAAACTCTCACCTTGTTTAATATCTCCTATATCCTCTGGGACTATATCATTTTCTATAAATTCTAATGAAAATCCGTTCAGATTAACTGGACTACCATATATGTTTGTTTCTGAACCAGGAGATCCAATTTGTACATCACCAGCCTCTAGTTCAGCCCATTCTAAACTACCAAATGGGTATATCCCAGAATATTTAAGTATCTTACCATTTTGTGCATCTGTGCTATTATCATCAATTGTAGGAAACGATATCCCATTAATATTAACTATATCAGATGATGATATATTTAAAGTACCAAGTGGATTAGGATTTACTATATTAAAGCTTAGGACATCAGAGCCTTCCTCTCTAACTGTTTCTAAATATGGTGAGTTTGGATATAATAATCTATTTGTTCCTGCTAATATAGATATTTTAGTTTTATCTTGACTAGCATTATCTTTTTTAGTATTGAAGAAAAATACATCGGTATCTGTTGTGTTTAAAAGAGCATCACTCATTATATTGAATGATCCCACGCTCCTTTTACCTAGTAATATTTTAGTCTTTACATCTCTATTTACTGGGTTCCCAGTATCTATACCTATGTATTCATTTTGACTAGTAGTAGAGGTGAGTTTAAAAGTAGAATTGGCCCAAGTCGTAAGGAAAGCATCCCTAGCATCTCTTGGACTAATTAACTTTTGTGTATTATCTGGTAGAAGTTCTAACAATCCGAATAAATCTTCTTTGCTAGTACTCTCTATTACTTCTCCTATGAAAATACTATATGTATTTGGCATTATAAATATATTTTTTATTATATATTAAAAATGCCACTCCATATATATTTTATACAAATAAGAATTCAATTTTCATCAAATCTTTTATTTTAGCAGTCTTTAAATTTAGGTCTTCAAATTTTATTTTATCAAATCCTATTTCATTTTCCATAAGTGATAACTTCTCCATTTCCTCAGTAAATGATTTAGGGTCTTTTAGTTCTACCGATCCCTCTATCTCTTTACCATCTTGGTCTTTGCCTACTATAGGATTTTCTTCATCATCCCTTTTGACCCATTTATCTAAAATCTTTTTCTCTAGCTTATTTTTATCCTCAACAATAGAAGATAATTCTTTGATTATTCTCATAAGTTTAAAAGCAACAGTTGCATTTATATCCTCATCAATAAGATGGTTTATAGATTCAATAGTTTCTTGTGTTAGTTGTGAGTTTCTTACGTTTATTGACATAGTTATATATTATTTTATTATTATATACAAAAAAAAATAAATGTTTAATACTAACAAAGATTTGTTTAAATAATATATAAGCCAAATTAAAATATTAATGGAATTGGCACAATTTTCACAAAAATTTTTTGGAAACGAAAAAGTAATTAAATTAAAAACATTGCCTTCATTGGGTCTGTTCTATCAAGATGACTTCAGTATGAAAATCAGAAAAGCTAGTATACAAGATATAGAAATGTATGAGAGTAATTTTATAAAAGATGATATATCTATGGTAATAGCTAAAATAAAAACCGTTGTTATAAACAATATAACTTTTCAAAAAGGATATAATTTTGGAGATATAAGAAGCATAGATATAGTTTTTATCTTCATTGAAATAGTTAGACTAACGATTGGTAAAAAAATAGGATTTGATTATATCGATGAAGATACAATAGAGAGTAAATATATTGAGTTTAGCCATAAGAATTTTAACTACATAAATTTAAGCAATGACACAATGTCTATGTACAACAATAAAGATAAATGTTTTGAAATCAACGACTATATCTATTCCCTGCCAACAATAGGTGTTGAAACATCTCTCAGTAAATTTTTACTCAAAAAAGAAATAAACGGAGAGGGTCATAAATATTCTGATTTATTCTATGACTTCACACATTTTCTCAAAGATAAAAGAAACTTATCATACGATGAGGTAGATAACTTAGTTAAGATATTTAATGAGGATATAGAACATAAAGAAATTATAAAAATGATGGAAATACTAAATGTTTTCAAAGATTTTAACAAATATTCTTTAATTAAAGATGGAAAAGAAGTAGGTGTTAATGCTAGGATAGATTTAGAAAACATATGGAAATAAAAAACTCTCAATATATTATATTGAGAGTTTTTGTCTTGCTTAGTAATTAAATGTTAAGAACCACACATTAAACAGTCATCATCATCTTGTGCATTTCTAGAATTTTCAACCATAGTTTGGAATTCTTTTGGTGACATTTCTGATTCATCAACTTTAACTTCTTCTGTTACTTGCTTAGTAGTAAATTTAACAGCATCAGCTGCTCCTTTATTCCTTAGATAATATATACCAGTTTTTAGACAAGATTTTTTATCTCTATAAAATCTAGGAGTACCATCTTCATTATAAATAATTTCTATATTATCACCACTTGGTATAACATCTTGACCTCTTTCGTCTTTTAAGAATTTTCTTCTACCCCATCCATAAAAGTGCATAGCAGTTAGCTTAGCAAAGTTTGGAGAATCCATAAAAATATTCATAGATTGTGTTTGGTCAACAAAAGCCCCCCTATCAGCACACATGTCAATAACATCCTTCTGCTTAACCTCATAAACTGTCTTAAATATCTCTTTAAGATTTGTAGGTATCTCTGGTATGTTTTGAACAGAACCATTTTCTGTTATAATTTTCTTTCTTATATTATCATCCCATATACCTTGTTTAACTAGCTCTTTTACAAGATACTTATTAACCATAATAAATGTACCTGATAATGTTCCTCTAGAGTACATATTAGAGGTCTGTGCTTCATAAGATGCCTCATTACCTAGTATTTGTGCAGTATTATGTGACACACACATATTTCCAGTTAGATACTCGTGAACATCTTCTACTTCTATATCCCATGTAGGTTTAGTCGTTTGTGATTTTGTAATCTTTTTTATTTTCATAATTATTTATTTATTTTTATATTATTTTCTTCTAAAAAGTTATTTATTTTATAACAATTAAGTTTATATGTATCATTAGACCATATTTCTAGTAATTTGAAACCATTGTCATATACCACTTTTTCTTTATGCCTATCTCTTAAATGCTTTTCATTTGCACTGATACCACTAGCAATACATTTCCACGAATTCCATTCTTTATCAGATAATCTATCAGGGTTAGGATGCCATCTCTCACCGTGATATTCTATAATTAGCTTATGACTTTTTATAGCAAAATCATAAAGATAGCAACCATCTTCATAGAAAAGGCATAACTCATTTTTACCAAATGCACCTAAGTGTATATCACAATCATATATACCAAATTCTATTAGTTTTTTATACAAACTATTAAAGTAAGTTAATGACTCCTTACTTGCATTATTGAAATTTACACCCTTTTTCCTAATAAATTTGATAAATTCAGTCTTTGCAACATCTATATTACCATTATGTTTATTTATAAAATATTTCAAACTACTATTGTCTGATATTTTTCTGACTTTAGCGATTGATTCTTTTTTAGTAAATCCTTTGTTAATCCAAAAATTTTTATTAAATGCTGAAGTTTCTGATTTAACCAACAAATACTTATTCCATTTTTCTAATCCTATGATACTTCCGTGTTTGTTAATATACTTTTCTAATGTATGTTTGCTAGTTAATTGAAATTTTTGAAACATTTTTTCACCATTTTCTTTACCATGTCTTCTTATAAATCCAACTAGGTTAGTTGCTTTGTCTGATTTCATTTTTGATATCTTACATTTAGCTTTATCAGTTGATATATTATTGGACTTGGCAACATACTCTAAGTCATATGGGGATTTTCTATCCTTTGCTTTCTTGTCTTTATAATTTTCCCAACCTTTACCATATACTAACTTAAAATAATTTTCTGAACTAACATCTTTAGGATTATTACTTTTATATTCAATATAGGATAAAAACCTTTTAATTTCAAAAGTATTTAATGATTTTTTTAAATATGTTTTTAACTGCCTATCATCGATGTTATTATTTAATTTTAGGTTTATTATGTCAATTTTTTTACATAAATTTATACTCTCTGGTATTCCATACCACGCAAATAATTCATCTATACCACATTCTATATCACTTTCAACTATTTTCACACCTTTTAATTTTTTTAAAAACATTCGCTTTGAAGAGAAAGACTTAGACATCACTTTAACCATAAATACTTTTTTATTTATATATTAAAGTGATGCCTTGTCCTATGCCTACTCCCTCGTATTTTCGAGCATTAGGCTACTTTCAACAATCTCATCACTTTCTACTAAATCATTAGCAGTAATCCATTCATCAGCACCATCCCTTTCTACTAAGAACTTATGATTTTCAGTACATTTAAATATGTTCCCATCTTCTAATTCGATTTCTATAACTTCCTTATGACCATTGTAGAATATTTTATTAGACTCTCTAAGACCAAATCTAGTTTCTACCATTAATGGTGTTTTAAATTTAATCCATCCTTGCTCATTGGTTTCTTCTATTTTCTCCCAATCTATATCCATATCATTCATTATATTTCTATAAGACTTTACACCATCCTCTGTGAATATAGTACCATCACTAGTAAAACACGAAGCGGTCGGCATAACACACGTAGTTAAAGAGTTTCTAACACCATGCTCTAATATTTTAACTCTTAGCTTTTCCCAATCCCATCTTTTTGTTGGTGTAGCACCCCATAAGTCAAACTGAAATTTACCCTCTGATAAAGGAGAACCTTTATAAGTCTCATATGTTCCTTGTTCCTTAGCCAAATCATTCGATGCAGATAAAGCTCCGTAATAAATAGTTTCGAATATTTCTTTATTAAGTGCTTTAGCATCATCACAGTCATAAGGAATTCCGATTAGGAAAAATACATCTGCTAATCCTTGTACACCCAAACCAATCGGTCTGTGTAATATATTAGAAAATTTAGCATTTTCAGAAGGATAATAATTATAATCAATTACATTATTTAGATTTACAGTTGCAGTATAAGCAGTTTCGTATAGCTTTTTATGATTATATGTTTTATTCTTATTCACAAACTTAGGTAGTGCAATAGATGCCAAATTACAAACAGCAGTCTCATTAACACTTTCTTTGCCATAAAACTCTCCTAGATTTAATTTTTCTAAAAGTTCCTTGTTTTCCAATATAGGCTTTTGTGCTTTTGTAATTCCCGTGGCTTCTACTATCTCACCACAATTATGAACTAATATGTTATTTGCATAAAAATTATTGTTTTTATTTACTGTAATATCATAAACAGGTCTATTTTTTACTCTTTCTATTTTTATCATGCTTTTTTATTTTTTTATTTTTTTATTAAAATTGATTTTTATTTTTTCTAAAAGTTCTAAGAAATTCTTTAATTTCTTCCTCTTTATGTTTAAATTTATTTTCCCAGTCCTCTTTATATATAATAAAGAATTCTTTTGTTGTGTGATAAGGGATTTCTTTTTTCGAATTTCTCCTTGCCGTTGTTGAAACAGCTTTTTTTGTTGATCCTATATGTTCTGCTATATACATACAACATTCAAATTCTTTTATAAAATTGAAATCTTTATCAAATAATAGTGTAAATTTTGACTTGTTATTATTATGACCTTTGCTCTTATTTGATAGTTTCTTTCTAGTGGAATCGCTTACAACACTATCCTTATTCCAATGTGTCCCACTTAGTTTTGAAATATGAGATGGTCTTTTTTCCAACGGTAAACCATACATGTTATTTTTAGATCCTATTGCATTCAACCTATGCTTCTCTCTTATTTCTTCCTTGCGTGGATTGTTTGTGAAAGTATCACCACCTTCACCACCTTTTGATATGTTCACTAGTGGTCCTGTTTTATCAAACCTATTACCAATCATTAGTATTAGGTCAATTTCTTTTTTAAATATAAAATCTCTTGTAGAATTTTCGTATAATCTATATATATGTGGTTCTTTATTAGATTTAAGTATTTTGTTTATTATATTCATCTTATACTTATTTTTGGTAACATCTTTTTTAATTTTAGCATACCTTATATGCACGTCTTCCCTTTTGTAATAGGTTTCTGTATTAGAAACACCAACGTAGAATGGTAAGAACTGAAACTTAAGGTTACCAAACTCATAGTTACCTGGTTTTGTTGTATCAGTGATAATATATAAGTAATTAGAAGAAACACACATAATTATTTTTATTTTATATATTAATTATGTGTGTTTCTGATAATTTTATTTGCCGATATTTATGATTCCATAATTTTAACTATATCATCCACGTTTAAATCAATTGCCTTAATATATCCTCTGTTTTCAGTCCATATTTTATGATCTTCTGTACATATTATAAAGTTATCAGTTTCTTTGTCTGTTACTTTAATTGTTTCTGCATTATTGTTTATCATTCCTGAATTCTCAACTAGACACCACTCATCAAGACCATTCTTAACATCTCTAGATAAAACTTCTATTACCTTACCATCTTTAAACAAACCATCTATAGTAACCATATCAAGTTCTTCTTCAACACCATTAATCTTACATCTTACCAAGCTACTACCGTCTAGACAAAGATTGGAACTTTTGATAACACCAATATTCTTTTGATTAGACCTCTCATTAATAGTATCTTTATAGAGTATATAAGGTGTACCAGTTTCTATTTGAGACTCTAAGATTTTATTCCAAACTTCTCTAGCCTTAACAACCTTTTTATATTTTCCCTCACTTTCATATTTAAGGTATAACTCACGAAATTCATCACCATAAGTATCACCCAATCCTTTACATTCGTTAGGACACATCAAAGACCAATCTTTGTCCAAATCAACTCTTTCCATAAATAGGTCATTCATCCACATAGCTAGGAATAAATCTCTAGCCCTGATTTCTTCCTTACCTTGGTTTTTTCTTAAATCTAAGAACTCCATAATATCAGCATGCCATGGTTCCATATAAATGGCTATACTTCCTTTGCGTTTCATTTACTTTGTTATCATTAGGGTCTTTATCCTAATTTCTTATACTTTCATACAAGATCAGACTATATCTTCACATTTCTGTGTTTGGTGCTCGTGTTGATTTCTTGTGGTCTACATTACTCTCATTAGTCGTTGAACCTTTTTCTTATCCCTAAGAAAGGCGGCTGCTGATTGTCCAATTTATCATTTTTTTAACTTTCACACTTAAGATTACTCTTTATGTTGTAGTAATGATAACTCTAAGAATTTCCCAGCAATTCTCCAAATTTTTTAAAGTGGAAGCATACGCTTATTTACCTCCACCGTTATGAACTATTCCTAGCCCATCAACAATATAATTATGTTGATTTTCTATCTCTAGATCATGAACATTTTGATTCTCTATTTTATTAATTGATATATCCTCTATACCTTCAAAATCTAAATTGTCTATAATTAGATTTAAATCAACAGGATCTTCAATCCATTCTGTTCCACTTTCAATGTTTTCTTTCATACTTTCCGTTTTTATTTTTATTTTTATTATAATCATTTTCCCAAATATATATTATCTTATATCCATTTGAGATAATAATGTTTTCTTTATCTTTTGTTTTTTTATAAAGTTTTCCATATTCTTCTTTAAGAAGTGGATTTATATCTGTTTTTTTATAAACTTCAGGATTTCCGTGGAAAAAGTCACCATAAAATTCGTATATTATTTTTCTTTTCTTATCTATACCATCTACACAGAAAACCTTTTTACCAAAATTAATATACACATTTCTATTGATGTTATCTATCCCCATATCATCTAACCATTCGCCTTCTTTAATAGACTTATTATATGTTTTACATAATTTACAACCTCTTCCTTTATGATAAAAATTGGCAGCTTTAATACTGAAATCGCCATGTTTTTTACAAGTTATTATAACATCACTACACATACCTTTGTAGTTTACTTTACTATATAAATAGTCTTTATACTTTTTCTCACATTTTTCTACGAAATTACAATATTGGCTTTCATTAGCACATTTTTTACAGCCTTGTCCAGATAAATGCTTTCTAGCTTGTTGGTAAAAGTCGCCATGTTTTTTACAAGTTATTGTAACATTGTCTAAATTTGTTATATAGGTACATCTATTATAATTATATTTATGAGAATGTACTCTATTAGCAGATTTTACAAACAAGGATGTATCAGACTTTTTGCTCTCACCAGTTCTTTCTCTACCACATAAACTACAACCAGAACCATTTAAATGACTATTTGGCGTTATCTCAAATATTCCATGCTTACTACATATTATACTAACCTTAGATATTGCTGATTTATATTTAACTAACTCATAACTATATTTATTACTATGCTTTTTTTTAAATTTTTTAATTGTTTCTTCCGTATTACACTTTACCATACTATAGTTTAATATATTTTTTACAAACCCTAGAGGATTGTTACTATATATATTAAACTACAAATATTAGTATTTTACTATTTTATCACTTTTCATTAATTCATTAGCAGAAATCCATTCTACATTATATACACCTTGCTTAATCCCTTCTTTAATGGCTTCTTTAGATATGTCTTTATCCAAACCTCTAATAACTAATATTTGGTGACCTTTAGTAACTCTATTAACACCACTCTTTGTTGTAATTGTTATAAAGTCATCTGATTTATTAAAATCTTTTCTCTTTATGACAGAATTATAAACACCATCACTAGTCAAGACTTTGTCACCCCTTTCTACTTCATTTATGTTTATAACACCTCTCTCTGTTATTACTTTACTCTCTGGTGTAAAGCACTGGTCAACTGCTCTAGCAGTTTCATTATAAATCTTTAAGAAAGGAATTATACCATTCGAAGTACCGTTAGTACCTGCTATATAACTACCCTTTGCTCTTACATTATTGAAATTAATACCTATCCCACCTGCGTTTTTAGATATTTGAGCAGATTCTTTAAGAGTGTTAAATATCCCTTCAATAGAATCATCTTCCGTGTCTAATAAGAAGCAAGAAGATAATTGTGGTCTCCTAGTACCAGAATTGAATAAAGTTGGTGTAGCGTGTGTGTAATACCCCTCAGACATCGTATTATATGTCTCAATAACTTTATCAATATTATCTTGCCATATTTGTATGGCAGTTCTCATATACATATATTGAGGACGTTCTGCAACTTCACCATTTATTTTTAACAAATAAGACTTCTCTAATGTTTTGAAACCAAAGAAATCAAAATGATGGTCTCTAGTATGTATTATAGCAGAGTCTAGCTTATCTGCATTTTTCTTAACAATCTCATAGAAACTTTTAGACACAATTGGTGATTTCTCATTTGTCTTTGGATTTATATATTTGTATAAATCTTTAACCGTTTCAGAAAATGATTTTTTCGTATCTTTATGCAATGCAGTTATAGCTAATCTTGATGCTAATATTGAATAATCTGGGTGCTTAGTAGCTAATGCGGCAGCTGTCTCGGTTGCTAGTTTATCTAGGACTGAGGTCTTTATATCTGGTGCAACACCACCAATTACTTTTTGTGCAACATCAAATGGACTTACCCATTTTCTATCTAATCCATAAGTTTGTTGCTCTATTCTATCTAGAATTTTATCTAGCATTACTGGTTCTTTCTTACCATTTCTTTTTACTACCTTTATCATACTTTATTATTTATTTTTTGTTATTAATGTATTTTATATATCAATATTTTATATTCCCCAAACATATAATGTTTAAAATTAAACTAGTTTTTATTACTAATAATTTAGACTATAAAAAATCTATATGATCTAATTTATTTAAATTATATTTGTACTTTGTATTATTCAAAATCTTAGTGATATCCTCTAAGTCAACATCATATTTATTCTCATAAGAGTCAACTCTGTAAATAGAATCTTCATAGTTAGTTTCTAGAACAACACCAGTTATTAATTTAGATATTGAATTTTCAACTACAAGAAACTCTATTTCAGTTCCTTCATATATATTTCTGTTTGTAACATCTTTAGAGTTTGAACCCTTTCCAATATGCTCTTGTAATTCATCAATAATTGATGTACGCCACTTATTATCTAATAGTTTAAACATATTAAATAAATTATCAGAAAAGTATACAGATAGTTCATTAAATAATTCTACATTGGTAAAATTCTCGTCATTTAGTTCTTTTTTAATAAGCCTATAGTACTTATTAAAGTCTATACGTGAAGGCTTTCTTCTATTTGATGTAAAGCTAAGACTAGTCTTATTTTTAAGAACATCATATACTTTTTCCTTTACTTTTTTTTCTCTAATATAAGCTTCATAGTCCACTGATTGCTTGTAATAGGATGATGTTTTGTCTATTTCTATATTATCTTTAACAGATGTTGAGATATTATCTGGACCATCTTCACTTACAGGTTCTTCTTTTTTCCCCTTGAAAATGGAATCATATTTTAAAGAATGCTTACCCTCACTTTTATGTTTAGATATTTCAACACTTTTGTCATTCTCAACATCATCAGAATCTACACTTTCATCATTGTCAGAGATGTTAAAATCATCTTCATTTATCTCTATGGATATTTCTAGACTGTCGTCATCGTCAATAAAGTCATATTCGTGGTTTTCTAACTGTTCTTTCTGTCCCTTAATCTCTTTAATTTTTCTAGTCATTTTTTATCTTTTTTTTAATTTATTGATCAACAAACATATCACCCTCTAATGTTAGATATGTCGTGTTTAATGTTAGTCTAACCTGTGATTTAAGAAAATCTCCATCTCTTTGTTTAAGAAGTTTAAATCTGAATAGGTTTTGCCTTTTCATTTCTTCCGTTCTTATTATTGCAAAAAATGTGTCGGCAGTTTCTGCGATAGCCTTAGATTCTGGTACACTTTCTAGTGTTATATCAGATGAATTCCAAGCATCTTTAGCTACTTGTACACCAGTTACAACTGGGCATGAATATTTAGCCCCTAATGCCCTCAAACCTTCAGCAAGTTGTTTACCCTTAGTATAGAGACTATCAACACCTGGTGCTTTTAATGGTGCTATGAGTGTTATATAATCTACTATAATCATATCTATTTTTATATCTCTCTTATCTTTTAACTTTTGGATATAATAATCAAAGTCATCAATATTTGCAGTACCAGCTGCCCAAAACTTAGTCATTATCTTACCTACCTTCTTATCAAATAAATCATTTTCTGATATACTAGATAATCCCTTTATCTTCCTTCTTATGAGTTCAGTATCTTTTGATATTGTATCATAATCATTTATAGGTATTTTCAAACGCATAGAACCCAACCTCTTCATAACTTTTCTTTCACTCATCTCTAGTGTAATGTATAGTACGTTATGTCCACTATTGGCACTCTTTACTGCAAAGTTCTGCATCCAAAGTGAGTTGTGACTTAATATACCATTAGTGTAGTATTTTTTATCAGAACCTACACCAAGTTGTAAGTCATACATATGTGATTCTTTTCCAGTCTTATCAAAATCCATTATCATCTCAGGGCCTTCTTTGGTCATTATAAAATCACCTAATTCTAAGTTCTTACAAAATAGTTCTGTTATGTCACACTTCCTACTAATAAAGTTCAGATTATCACATCTGTATAGTATATGGTCATCTGCACATATCAATTCACACCCATTAGCAAGGATTAGTTTATATTCTTCATATTTAATAGTTTTTCCAATTCCTTCAATATCAATCCACCCTTGTGGTGTTTCAACTTCTAAATTATTAACCCCATAAGCTTCTACGAACTTATCATATAATGGTTTGTCGTACTCACCTTCTAAGAGAGAATCGGCTTCTATTATTTTAAAATTACTATTCATTAATATTTTATATTTATGTGTGATTATTATACTTGTAAAATTTGTTAAGTTTAGATACCTCTCTTTATTTTACACAATTTAGCTATTACTATTTTGATTACTAATATCATTAAATAGTTCTCCGATTTCTATCTCTTTAATAATATTAGTGTCCTTGACTCTAGTGTTTACAAGTGTTTTAGTAGAAAAACATTTACCACCATTAGTTTGAGCCATAATTACGTTCAAAGTTGAGATATCCCAACCACCACCTAGCATATGGTCTATTGTTTCGAATCCACATTTTACTTTAAACCTTGAGGAATCTTGAACATGGTTTTCTGGTTCATCAAAATCAGATCCCATATCTTCATCTTGTACAAAATTTACAGATGACATCTCATTGATAATACTTTTTATTTTATTAGCAGATTCAACAGCATGTGCAAAGTCTGATATGTTATCCAAATTTCTAGTTTCCTCTATGACATCAACTGTTCCAGTTTTGATTCTATTAGACAGCACCCATCCATTAAACTTTGGAAGTATAAAATTAACTTCATTGTATTCACTTAGGTTAACATCTAATATAGATTTGAGCATAGGCTTTGTTATGATACCTTCTTTATCTTCTAATGATACCATATCTAGTATTTGCCTATTACTAGGGGGCTTTGTTTCAGTGGATGTAAGCATGTAATTTCTCATAACCTCATATACAAACTGAATTGTTGAATTTTTAAAGAAAAATGGTTTAACTATTTCATAGTATTTTTTTCTATTTGAAAGAATATAGCTGAAGAATACTTTTTCTAATTGTGGTGTCATATATTTCTATTTTAATATTATACGTGATAAGATATTTAAGTTTACCTATCTTTGTGTTTTTAAGATTTATTTGTATTATCATACATGTAATCAAGGTAGAATATGCTTCCAGAAGGGTGTGTTGAAATCGGTAATATACCCGATTTCATAAGTTCTTTGTATGAACTATTATCCTCTATTTGTTTTTCTACATACTGGCTATCCTCTAGTATTGATTTTATTTTAGATATTCTGTTTTCTGTCTTTACAATATTTCTAATTTTGTCTAATTCTTCATCATCAATAGTAGCAAAATCCGTGCTAACTGTTTTAACAGCAACTTTTAAGATAGTTGGAAATAATAAATTTATATTTTTCATCATTGTACTTTCCCCTTTATAGTTTTAGGAAAGCCGTTTGTTTAGTACTACTGCTCTTTAATCATTTCTGAATCATTATATTCAGTGCCTATACCATTTGGAGAATCTACATCAAACTTATTTATTTTCTTTGGTTTAGTGTTTTTTATTATTTGTTCTTTATTCACATCATCGGAGTCTATAGACTTTAATAATTTATTCATATCTTCCCTTGACACACTAGACTCAATACCCCCTATTATGCTTAGAAGTTCTTTTGGACAGTTGTTATAATCAAATTTATTTGAGCTAATAACACTAAGTGTTGCTTTGAGTAGATTTGATAATCCTTTTATTTTAAGTAAATCAGAGAATTCATCTATATCAGTATCAGTATCTTTATACACAAATGAGAATAAGTCCTTTATGCTATATAATGACTTAATTATTTTTTTAATGACACCATTTCCAACGCCTCTTAATTTCAATTCCTCCAATAGTGTTTTTGAAGTAGTTGTCAGTATATTCTCATCTTTATTTGGATATGTCTCATATTCTAAGCAAATAACATAAAAAGTACAAATTGATGCTATAACAGACACTTCTTCTTCTAATTCTATTCTATCACAGTTAGATAGTAGTTCATTTATTATGGGCATAAACATAGATACTTTATCAGAAAACATCCCCAAATCTTTTAATTCTATATTAAATTTAGATATTATACTATCTTTGTGTTTATTGTATATGTCATCACTTATAGAATTTTTTTCTGATATTTGGTATAATGAATGCATAAAGCAATCGACCATCGAGGCAATGTTTGAATATTCGTTAAATTTCTTTATTTTATTCATATACTATATATTAACTATATTAACCTTTAAAATATTTTACTATATTAGTACAAAATGACAAAAATGGTTATTAGACATTAATATATATGTTATATAAAAAAATAGATAAAAAGCAATGAAGCACCTAAAAACATTTGAAAGTTTTGACCTTGGAAGATTTTCAGAAGAAGATGAAAACGAATGGATGGAAGATAGTGAAAATAACGAAGAGGGTGAAGAATCAGAACTAGAGGATGAACTTATGGATGATCAGTACTCAGATGAAGGTGAGGAAGATTTAAATGACGAGAAAAGAGAAGAAATTAAAAAGAAGTTAAGTGATAAAGTAGTTGAATCTTTAACAGATAAACAAAAGAAGTTACCCAAGAAATTAAAGGCAGAAATCATTAAAAAAGATGAAGATGAGTATTTAACTGCTAAACAAAAAAAATTACCAATACATTTGAAAGATTCTATAATCAAGAAAGCTAAGAAAAATAAAAAAGATAAAAAATAAAAAATGCCCTCTAAGGGCATTTTTTATTTAACATTTATTGTTTTTATCGCATTTTGAAACCAATGTGGTAAGAATTTGCTAGAATATCTAATCACGTCTCCAAAAGAGGAATCTATTATTATAGTATCTCCATAATCTAACTTAGACCTAACTATTCTACCACAAGCTTGTTGTAGAAGTGCTGATGTCATCCATGAATACCAATCAGAGTTTTGCTTTTGTCTTAGTTTATTCTTTTTAGATGCCAATGATGGGTATGGTATTTTAGCAATTATCTGAAACCTAGCATCATCATTATCAAACGAAACACCAGTACCAACAGATGGTGAAACTAATACAGTTGGTTCTTTTGATTCTTTGTGCATTTTAAGCATTTCATCCTTATTTGACGAGTCATGGAATATAAGTCTTGGATTTTCAATACTTTCTTGTATCCATCTTTGTAATTCAAAAGAATTTGTATGTATTATTCCTTTCTTACCTTTATATTTATTAAGTATTTTTTTAATATAAGGTATGTAATTTTTAAAAGTTTGTTCTTTATTTTTAAATGACATTTTACCAAGTGGCATATAAAATATTGGCCTTGATTTAACATTGAATGGTGAAGGTATATTATAGTATGTAGCTCTTTTAACATCCAATCCATTTAGGTTGCAAAACAGTTCTTTATTTAAAATTGTCCCTGACATCAAAAACACCATATCATATTGACTAAATATATATTTATCAAGGTAATCGTAAGCCCAGACAGGCTCTAATGATAATTCTCTCTTTTTAGTCTTCTCATTAAAAATTGCTTCAAGTACCCAGTTATCAGGATTTATTTTATATTCTTTTAAAAAAAGTTCTATCTTTATAGCCAATTGTTTAAGATCTGTTATTAAGTTCATTAATTTAACATCTGGGTTTTTATTACTGTTAAGAACTTTATCTAGTCTAAGATTTCTTTTTTCTTTTTTCTGGTCTCTTTTAACAGATGATAAGTTCATTTCCATTCCCTCAATAGTATCTACTATTTCATTACTTAGGTATTGTAGAAAATCAACATATTTTTCAATACCTTTAACATATTCTAGTTCTCTTAATAGCTCTTTTTGTCGTGAAAACTTATATCGCTTGATCATAGCATGTGTCACTTTTACAGAGATAAAACTAGACATCACATCGTCAAACTGATGGCTTTCGTCAACAATCAAAACTTTAGAATTTCTCCTTTCCATTACTTTTGTGTTGTTCATAGCATAAAGAATATAAAGGTAAAAATTACTTAAAGATATGCCACCATTTATAAAGTTTTCTCTTGCAGATGTATAAGGACATTCTTCACACTTGGTCTTGTTAAGTTTATTAAATTCAGATCCCTGTGCACATGAACAAGCATAACTGGCACACTCATAATTATCTTTTCCTTTTAAGTTTGCTATTGATTCGTAAGTGTCTGAATACTGATCTTGTAATATTTTAGTATTTGTTATGACATCTACTCTAGTTGCTTTATTTACATTTTTCCTATACCAGTCAGTAATCATAAATGTTAGGTGTGATTTACCAGTACCAACTGGTAAATCTAATAGGAAAAACTTCTTCAATGGATTAGACTTATACTCCGAATCTATAAACTCCATAGTTTCTCGTTGCTCTTTCCTTGGTTTAAATTTGGTTAAGTCTTTTTTAAATGACATATTTTTTATTATTTATATTTATAGTTATGTAAATTATTTAGTTTATTATTTTATCTATTATTTTAAACTTAAATCTATATCTCTTGGTATGTCAAGTAAGTCTCTAAAATAGTTATTGTCTAGTTCTTTCCCATCTTTTATTATTTCTTTAATATTTATATCTGGGACCCACATAAAAACCTTTGAGTTTATGTGTTGCTTTATTTTACGAAGTCTTACTAAGTAAGAGAATATATCTGATTCTAAGTATTTCTTAAAAACCAATAATTCTTCTTCTGTATCAAAATCAAAGAATGTAAATGATTGACTACAAATTTCTCCTGGTTTAGCTATCACGCTTCGGTTATAAAATTCTTGATCCATTCCTCCTTTTTTACTAGTTGCAGGTAGAAGTAACTTCCATCTACCAATCTTCTTTAAACGAACATCAACACCTGATATATATTTAATATTACCCTTATACCTAGAAACGTGGCATTTGTACTGCCCTACGTGATACAACCTCTTATCATTAGTTATTATTCCAAAATGTATTTCAGAATTTAACCTATATGTTATATTTTTTTTATTTATTACTTTTTCTATTATTAAGAATGAATTCTTAGAAGTATCATTTGGTATTATATCATATTTAGACAAATCAACATACTCACCATTTACAAGCACATCATCTTTTGGATTACTTTCACTATCAATCATAGAAATAATTGCACCCCCTTTTAAATCAAAGTCTTCAAATACCTTGTTATCATCTACTTTGTATATTTCTCTAAGACCAAGCTTATTTATCATTCTATTTCTAAAATCACTTCTACCAACTTTACCAAGCCACTTACCAGGTGATGTACTAGTAGATAGTTTTGATATAGTGGTTGCTTTTTCTATAAAGTTATGATAAACATCTTTAAATGAGTCTGTCTTTTCGTTTACTTTTTTAAACGGTGGGTCTTGTATTATAAGATCAAACCTTTTTATTCTCCAAACTTCTTCCATATGGTATTCGAAGTTATCATCTATAAAATCTCCCCAATAAATATTTAGTCTATATTCACTTTTTATATCAACACAACAGAGCCAGACAAAACATGTTTTTAAATCTTTATCCCCAAAATATATACAGTTTTCAATAATCCATTTAAACCTATCTCTCTCGTTTGTAATAATATTTTTTAGACCTTCCATAAATTTCTTTATAGCTAGTATAAGCAGACTACCACTACCACCACATGGATCTAGTATTTTATGATATGGATTTTCCCAAAATGAATTATTGTATCTGCTTACCATATCAATCATAGGTATACCTAGCTTATCTAAAGGTGTTACTACTTTTGTATCTATCCTTTTCTCTAGGTCTGAAATATGAATATAAGAAGATAATATATTATATATTTTATCTAACTTTTCTATTATTGATGTTTTCTCATACGAGATATTATTTATTAATGACCATTTATATCTATCATCGCCTAGAGTGCTTAGAATACCATGTCTTTTATCTACAACGTCTTGTGTCTTTATATAGTCATTTAATTCTATATCATCAGAAAATCTATCTAATGCAACATCTTCTATACATGTAATAAATAAAGATGATTGTCTAGAAAGTAAGTAACTTTGGTAAACATCTGAGGAACATCTAAAATCTTCACTATGTGTGTTTTTAATATCTAATATCATTTGTTTATTTGTTTATTTGTTTTTATAGTTAGATATCCTATTTTGTTTAAGTAATTCTATTGGCGATAGAGAATTTAATAAAGCACGTTTCTTAGATTCGTTAGTTTGTTTGTCAATAATTTCTATCTTATGTAAAATGGATTCTATAAAATAGGCTTTTTTATTTTTCCTATCAAGTCGGTTTAGTCCATCGTCTTGGTAGACTAGTTCTGACTCTGCCATATCTTCTCCTATTGAAACTTCAAATCTAGGATCAAATCCCCACCTATCTCTCATATCTTGTATAGTAAAAGCAAGTTGGTCTTTAGTAAATTCACTTCTACTATCCCAATATGGTAGAATTACTGCACAGTATGGCTTTACCCATTTAGACAAATCATTATTATTTATCAAGCCTTTTCTGATATTACTTCTATCCATTTTATGAAGTCTAGTAGAACGACCAACGTTTTGTATTATTTTTGCCCTAGTTGGCATTTTGCCTTGTAAAAACATAACACCAGTTATACCTGGTACATTTATACCTTCGCTAAATATATCATACTGTAGTATAATTACTTTTTCATCATCTTTTATCTTTTGTATCTTATCCACAAATTCATCTCTACTCTTAATCCATTCATTATTTATAGCATGGTTGCATTCTTTATCTTTGTTGTATGATGCACCAGCACATATAGTGACATCAGGCATAATTTCAGTTAGTACTTTATGCATATCCCACATTCTGGGTACAGACTCACACCTAATTAATATTTTGGGTGATATGGTTTTTGGTTCGTTAGAATTCTTCTTTAACCATTCTTTATGTGATTTGAATGTATCTTTTACAAACTTAGATTTATTTTCAATAGAGTCGTAGTTTTTATCCTCCAATATCTCGGAAGGTAGTGATATATGTATAATTGGCGTTGATATATATGATTTCTGAATACATTTTTTGAAAGGAACTTGGTAGATGTCACCAAATATGTCCTTGTTGTTCATTAGGAATATTTCTGATGACTCATCCTCTTTTATAAGTTCCTTGTCAACATCTTTTGGAGTGGCAGTGAAGAAGAAACGCCTCTTAGTATTTATTATTTCATAGGACTTTTTAAAATCAGAGTCTTCTTTTTCAGATGCTAATATATGAGCCTCGTCACAATATATAATATCTAGGTCTATGTCTTTTAATTTATTAAGGCTATTATAGGTTGATATAATAACTGTTTTAAAGCCATTATAGTCATTATCTCTAACTATCTGATTTATCTCTCCTGTGCTTAAAGATGATCTAAATATTCTATCTACTGTAAGCCTAGAACTTATATCTTGTGTTGTATTATAATCGAATAGTGAGTTATTAAAATTTCTAGCTAGTACTTTATCTTTTTGTAAGACTTTATTAATATCAAGCGACATAGATCCAACTGTTAGAAACTTTACTTTGCCTATTAGTTTTAACTCACAAAAAAAGTCTATCAAATCCTTTAGGTGTTGGTTATTTAAACTAAGACGATGGCTTGCTATTGCAACTTTTGTATCTCTTGTCTTTATCAACCTCCAAAGTATGTGCAAAATCATAACATAACCCTTTCCAACACCAGTAGGTACTCTGAATTGGTGTCTTGTATTATTCTGTAAGAGTTTAAACATTTCCCTTTGGTCATCATTAAGTGTTAATAGTATTTCTTTTATATCTCTCATATTTTATAGCTATAATTCTTTTTGGAATACATCTCAGTTAGTCTATCAGTTTCCATACTTTTTATGCTTTCATAAACAACCTCTTCATATGAATCCCAAAATGCTTGGTTGTTATCAATTAGCTTACATATAGATTCTTGATTTATTATTCGGTAAAGACCATTGAATACTTGTGAGTTTGTATACCAGTGGAGACCTGCACAGTTTGTAAATATAACCATAGAGTCTTTCCTAGCATAGTCAACATTGAAATCTGTTATGCTTTTAAGACCAAATTGTTTTACATCTCTCTCTTTGAGTTCATACGTTGGATTATTTCTAAACTTTACTTGTACAGTACATGGACCACCTTCAATATTCTTACCATATCCGTCTACCCCATTATCATCTTCTGCTGGTACTGGTAAGTAGTCATATACACCTATTCTATTGTCTTTGCCGTAAATTATGAAGAACACCTCTGCAAATATTTCAAATAAATCCCCTGCAAACTTCATAGTACCTAGTTTTAGAGCTTCTTCTATTTCTAAATCACTATATCCATACTCTAATGAAGATTTACTAATTAAGCTTATTTGTTTACAAATATTTGAAAAATTACCAGCAGATGCCATCATTGAGAAGTATTGTCCAAAATCTTTCTGAACAATATTGTAAAAAGCTTCATGTTTTATTATATTATCTTTCATAAGTAAATTTTAGTGATCCTATATCCCATATTCTATAATGGTGTTGTTCGTGCATTATATCAACTTCAGTTTTATTTATATCATACCCATTCGAAACTAATATGTCTTTTCTAAAGTTGAACCTATTCTTTCTATTATAATCTATTATATAGAAGTAATTTGATATTGTTTTGTTTAAATACTTGAAATTTAACTTTTTGTATAAATTACCCTCGCTCCAACGATAGTCAGCATAGCTTAGAATATACTTGGGATTGTATTTTTTTAAAAAATACTTAAATAATTTTGATGCACCACCCATTATAGAAAATCCTCTTTTGTTACAGAACCTAAGAAGTTCATAATAGTCTTTTTTGCTCTTCTGTCCTAAATTCTTTCTAAGAGAACCAAATGTTATAAGCGATACTAATTCATCCTCATAGAATAATCCTATCTTTACTTTAGATCCAACAAATCCTTGTAGATGGTTATCGTTTAAAAATGTTCTAATTAGACTATTGTCCTTTATTTCTCGTATATCACATTTCCTTGCACCAATTTTTTTAGACTTCCCATACAAGTTAATTAATCTATATTTTATTATTTCTTTTTTATCTTTCCACTCATCGCTGAATATTATAACATCAAAGTCTTCCTTGGTCATTTTATCTGAGCTAAATATTTCGCTATATTTTATGATATCACAATATTTTATCTTTAATTTTTTAGATGTTATGACATCATTTAATAATATTGCAGTATTGTCCATGCTTCTAATAAACATAAATAGTTCAGTTATATTTGAGTTGTTTTCTGCCTTTTCGAATATATATTTAAAATCTTTTATATGTATAACTATCTCTTGGTTATCACTATCAAGGCAGATACATGTTTTTTTGTTTCTTTTTACAAGCTTATACTTTTCTTTTTTATAGTAGAAATACTCATTTTTATTTATCAGAAACTTGTTTTGTTTAATATTGTCAGAATCATTCTTATATTTAAAATAATACCTAGTGGGGTCTTTGATATCGCCTCTGCAACACTTAGATATTATAGACTCATTTATGTTAGTTTCTAGTGATGCAGATTTGACTGAATCAAATAGATTTATATAATTCATATCTAGGTCAAACATTTCAACTTCTTTATTAAATACTTGACAAGCCTTTCTTATACTCTCATTTGAAACCTTATTTGCTCTGTGTTTTTTAAGTTTAGCTTTTACATCATCACTATGTGTCTTTCCATACATAGGGTGGTTATTTCCACTTATTAAATTAGAATGGTTGTCTTTGGTTTCTTCACTATGTTTCTTGCCATAAAAACCATTTCCCTTTCCCTTTTGCATGTCTGACATTTTGTTTAAAATTTCTTTTTTATGATTCCACTTTAGATTCTTAGCTAAATAGGTTTTTGATATTTTATTTTTTGTTATTTGAGAAGGTTTACTACTAAGCCTACCATCACCACCATCAGTTAAATTTATTAATGTACCAGCTGATTTGTCTCTTCTTCCAATAACCTTAATATATTCCTTTTCATACAGAATAGCATCTTCGTTAGATAATTCTATTTTTATTTTAAAACTTATAATCTCAATACCTTCTTCTTTGAGCTTTGATATCTTGTTTCTTTTAAAGGGGGATTTATCATGTAGTGTTTCTTTTATTCTATTACCAATCCCCTTACCTATGTAAAAGGGTTCATAATTGAAAGTTATATTTTTATAAGCATAGTCACCAGGTTTAGACGAATCTAATAGTGCATAAACATAGTAATTATCTTTCATCATCTGAATTATTTACTTATATATTATATGACTTCGCCTACCTATATTTCAGATTCTAGCCTAGATATCTTATTAGTAAGGCGTTTAAGTTCTTCTTTTTTCTGCATCATAATTTTTTTATTCTTCTTTCTATCTGCATATACATCTTCTAACATTCTAAGTGTTGGTGATAAACGCTTGTTAAACACTGTTCCATTGGCACACACGACATGATTTACACTATCTATTGGTTTTTCGTTGGTACATCTTGTTTTATCATTTGGTTTTTGGATACCAACGAAGTTTTCTGGTGATATGAAAAATTGCCTTTGTGTTGTTGGATATAGAGAAGCAAAATCATAACAAACAACCCACTGATTAAGCCCCACAACAGGATCTCTAACCCATCCACCTTTTATTGTGGACTGTACAGGTCCTCTATCTTCTTTAAACAAAACAGTATTATCTTGTTCCCTGAATCTGTTTCTAAGGACACCTTCTGTTATTGCTAATGATGCTAACGAGTTGTTCATATGAGATATAACATCCACAATTCTTATTCTTGATAATGATGATATAGCAAATATTATTGATATATAATTTCTAGATTCGTGTATTTTTTGTACTAAGACTGAATCAACTGCATTATAATACATAAAAGTTTCGAAGTCATCTTCATATAGCTTTTGTAAAGAACCATTGTATTTTATTTTCTCTACATCAACTAGCTTACTAGCTACAAAATCTAGAGAAGAACTTTCTTTAACTTTGATAGATGTGTCTGCTATTTCATATAGTTGCATATAGTCAAATACCATTCTATGTGCAGGTAGTTCAAATTCAGCACCCCATTGTTTAGTTATTTTATTAGTAAGTGACGATACTTTAGGATCTATGACATATTCTTTTCCGTTAATTGTTTTAGAAAGTTTTCTAGATCTATTTACTAGGTATAACCAGTCATACTTTAAAAAGTTCCAACCAGTTAAGACTGGCATTTTTGGAATCATTTTATGAAAGAAGTTATACATCATATCAAACTCGTCATCGTATTTAACATATCTTAATTTGTATTCAACACCAAATTTTTCAAAATACTTGTTAGTGTTGTTTCTTATACGATCTTGCATGGCTTTAGGCATATCTTTAAGACCTAATAGGATAATTTTATCATCGTATACAATTGATATTGATAAGACTTTTGTTGCTGCTCCTTCTTTTACTAGATTTTCGTCATTATCATATACATCTGCTGCTTCTGGAAATCCATCTACAATTTCTGTCTCAATGTCAATAAAGAATATTTTAGGAGTATTGAATGCAAATATTTCATCCTTTTCTTCTTCTGGGAGAGCATCTAAAAATTCATATACAGTGTATCTATCGGGATATGATACCTCTACTTGTTTAACTCTCTTATCATCCCACGATTTGTACTTTGGGTGTTGGTACGGGTCATCATCTTGACAAGTCTCATACTTCATTGGATTGTCCCAATTATAATATTTTAGTTTTATGTCACCTGATTTATCAACATAACTAACAACTAATTTCTTTTTGTGTTTCAGATATTGTGTTTCTACTAGCATAAATAAATTTTTTATATATCTATTATAGTAGAAGTAAACCAAAAAGTTATAAATTATTTTAAAAATAAAAAATCACTCCATTTACATAGAGTGATTTCTTATTTAATTTAATAGATACTATGTGTCCGTTTTACCTTCTTACACCACTAGCATCACTTGCTAATCTTTTAAAATCTGTTGTTCCCTTGTCATATACAACATAAGTGATTTTCTTATTACGACCACCCTTTCTCATATCTAATTTTCCTAGATAATCATTCTCTTTAGCTTGCTCTTGTAAGCCTTTCTTATCAAAGGAAAAAGAATCCTCATCTTTTTTGACTTTGGCTTCAGCATCAGATAGTTCTTTCATAAAAGCTTTTTCTGCTTTATTAAAATCTTCCTTACTTTCATGACCTTTAAAGAATTTTTTAACAGCTTTTTTACCTTTGTTAAAACTATCTTTCATACCTTCATTAGTAGAGAAGCTTTCAAATGTTTTTAAATTTTTCATACAATATTTTATTTTGTTTTTATAATGTATATATTAAATAAAAAACTCTTTTTTCACCTTTTCTAGAAATCTATGTCATAATAATCAATTAGTATATCTTCCTCATCTTTGTAGAAGATGAGTTCATCTCTTTTTATAAGTTGGTCTTCATAGTGATAGCCAGTTCTAAACAAGGTTCTTATGAATGGGATATCTTTGCTATAATTAATCTTTTCACTATCGACCATTAGACATAGTATTCTATTATCATCTTCTTTACTTTCTGTTATACCATCTTCATCTTTCTCCAATCCTTTTTTACCATAGGCAGTAAATATAGTATCTAGGCTTTCGCCACTTCTTAACCACTTTATATTGATTTTATTACCAATCTTTATATCATTATTTTCTTCTTTCATGTAGAGGCGTATCCAAAAATATACTTTTTGTTTATTTACTATCTCTACTTTTGTATCTTGATTAACATCGTCATCTAAATCTTCTGTGTCAATTTTTCTAATACTTTCAACTAGAGTTGTTTTATAATCCCTTTCTTCTATGTTATTATCCATGTTGTTGTTATTATTTTTAGATTGCAATTTCTAGATTACTCTTTATTTTCTTAGTACCTGTTGAGTTTAATACTTTGAAGTGTTGTAATGAAAAGCTATAAAAATCTGTGTTTTCTTCTGTATTAAGTTCTAGGATTGGATGGTTATCTAGGGGAGTTCTATCTAGTATTTCTTTTAAAGCATCCATATGTCTATCATATACATGTAAATTTTGAACCAAATGACAGAATTTGCCCACTCTATATCCACAATGTTTAGCAACCATCATTTGAAAGGCTACATATTGTATCTTATTTATATACCCAGCCATTATGTAATCATTAGAACGTTGGTTTAGTGTCATATCTAAGTAATAAGATCCTTGATAATTTCTTACTGACCAAGAGGTTGAATAGGCACAAGGAAATAATCCCTCTGTTTCGTTCAAGTCTTGATATTGGAACATATCTATTATGTGCCTTCTTGAAAATGGATTATTTTTTAGGTTATAGAGTAGATTATCCATTAAATTATACTTTTTAATAGTAGCACCATATCTCTGGCCTATAGTGCCATCACCAACATCCCATTCGTCCCACCATTTTATACCCAATTCTCTAGCTACTTCTAATGAACTAGTCTGTTTTTGGTATATCCATAATATTTCTTTAATACCAGTTTTTGTTGCAGTATTTCTTAATGTTGTTATCGGAAATTCATTCTTAGATAGGTCATATTCTTCGAATACTCCTGTAATAAATTTACAATAGGCAGGTGTACTATCTTTATATCTAGGTCTAGGATTTTCATCCCAAGTCCCTTCGTTAATTATTTTATTTAAATTGTCTAAATAATATTTATCTGCTTTTATCATATTAACATCTTATTTGGATATTATATATGATTTAGCAGAAAAGTTGATGTTGTATATTTTTAAATCGACAAAAACATGCAACATCATGATATATAAATAAATAATATATAATTTTTTTTAATTTAGGATAAAAATACTAGATATTATGCCTCATAATTACCTTTCTTATATAGTTAGAGTGTTCTAATTGTAAATGTGTTGCTCTACCCAAAGTCAGATGTAATCCAAAATAAGGTTTTCCTAACCCCATTGCACTTCTTATGTTATCAATATCATTTGAATAAACTTTTATCCACCAATGACCCTTATCATTGCATCTTATGAATGTGGGATCATACTCTATACTTATTTCCTTCTTATGGAATATAGACCTAGACTGCTCATATATGCTACTATCTATAACATCATTAATAACGGTAACATGTGAACCTCTAAGGGGTTTGTTGAGTTGTAAATTAAACCTATTCTTCAGAAACCAAGAATAATACTCTGGTAAGTCATCATCTATCTTCATAACAGCCACACTCTTCCACGAAGATTGTTTTAAATGTTTTTTAGTAACATTTATTGGATTAAAATATAATATACCTTTTGATTTAAACATTTACAAAGGTACAAAAATATTTTAATATATAGATTAACAATAAAAAATAATATGAACTACTTGTTAATCATACTTTTAGCTAATATATTTTGGCTCGCTTACTGCTTTTTTGAAGGAGTAAGGGAAGGTATGGTTCAAGTTTACGAAGAAAACACAAGGAGAGAGATATCAATTGATTATCGAAAAATATTCAAAATACAAGCTATATTATTTCTCACTCTAATGGCTTATATTACATTTAAATACATAGATTTTTATGCTATACCACTTATCATATCATACATTCTATTGTTCAGGTATTTAACAACGTTATCTTCTGATTGTGCTGTTAAAAATATAAAGTACTCAACTACAAAATATACTCAAAAAAAAAATATTAATAGTATGGTAATCGGAATCTCAGTTCAAATCTTATTAATAGTAATAATAATATTTACAAAATTATGAAAAATATAAATATATACAAGAAAGAAGTAGCAATAAATAAAATTTGCAAAGAGAAGAATTGGAATCCCAACAACCTAACACCACAACAGAGGCTATTCATAGTCAAATCGACAGAATTTAAATAGTTATCCTAATATATTTTTAATTTTAACACCCCTTTTATAGGCTTTTAAATATTCATCAAACGAATAACTATTTTTGTTAATAAGATCTATCACAACGTATGTAGTATCTGTATTATAATCAATATTATTCGACTTTATATACACCCTTCTAGATATATTATACACGTTTATATTATCATTATGGGAGTAAGAGTAATCCCTTGATAGTATTACAAACTTAATATTTGTACTAGTAAGACATTCCTTTATGTATAAAATTTGGTCAATAGAGTAATTAAATAGATTTATAACAATTAAATCTATTCTAAATAAGTTTGATTCATCACTTAAAATTTTACATACGTCAACTTCTGATTTAAAATCTATTTGAGAAATTTTATATACTTGCTTAGAAGATGAATTAATATCATTCATATACAAGCAATTGAGTCCAGATAACTCAAAAAAGTCAAATATTTTGTAGAATGACATTTCTATATCGAAACGGAATCCAGTTATAAAGTTCTTTTGATTTAATTGTACCATAAGTATCAAGTCTTAATATAATTTGTAGTTATAGATTTTATATATTTAAATGTTTGAAAGTAAATATAAATAATGTTAGTTTCAGCACCAATACCAATACCAATACCATTTAATATATGATATGAATAGCTAATCAAAGAAAGGACAAGCATCAGCAAGTTTTTCCAAATCTATATTAACAGAATAAGGTATATATTTATTTAAAACTTGCTTTATGGTTGTATCTCTCTTAACAACTAAAGGTTGTTTAATCCCTTGACCAATCGACAAAAAATAATCATTAAATTTAAAGCTACCACCTTCTATATCATTAGATATTTTTATCCATATACTTTTAACACCATATGTATCTGCACATATTATACCATGTAGAGAACTAGTTATTATATAATCACATGATTTAACTTGGTTAATAACTTTTTCTAAACCACCTTTTATATCAATAAATAAAACATCTTTCTCAGTTTTATTTTTAACTACCCAATATGACTCCTTGTCCACATAGTGTGGTAAAATACCGACTTTGAATTTTTTATCTATATCAACGTCATAAAAATGTGACATAAGAAGTGCTGGATCTCCATAAACTTCTGGGCATTTATATCCTTGTTTTAGTATTAAATCTCTAGTCAATGGTCCTCTTACTGCTCTTATATCAGGCTGAGATATAATATTACTATTGCTAGATATCAATCCTGATCCCCACACGATTGTTTTATCATTTGAATGTGATAATATACTTCCTATACAACTATATTTATCTTCGTACTTATTAGGAGCAGAGTATACAACATTTTTACCACTTATGAACCTAACCATGTGTGGACTCAATGCATCTCCCCAGTTATCACTAGGAAACCACAATAATTTTATATTATTCATGTACAATAGCTTTATTTATTATATAATTTTAAACATTTAAGTTTAATTTAATACAAACATAAATATATCAACATGAAAAACAATTACAAATTTTCGTTTATAATATGCTACAGACACAGAACTGATAGGTTAAACCCATTAAAAAAGGTTATTGATTGGATTAATTTATTTGCGGGTGCAGAAATTATTCTAGTCGAACAAGACACTAATTCAAAAATATCAGAATTAAACTTAGATGCTAAGCATATCTTTATAGAATCTAGTGAATTATTTAATAAATCATGGGGATTTAACGTTGGTCTTAAATATTCTACTACCAATAAAATTATATTTTCTGATACTGATATAGTTATGAATCCCAATAAGTTTATAGAAAGTATAAACCTATTGGATAAATATGATATGGTTAGTCCATACAATAAAGTCATAGACTTAAACGAGTGTGAATCAAATTTACCAATGAAAAACATTATGAGTATAAACAGACTAGGTAGAGGTGATGAAGATATACAGAAAATAAATATATGCGGTGGGATAGCTATGTTTACTAGAAGTGCTATTGAAAAAATACATGGATGGAATGAACTATTTGTTGGATGGGTGCAGAAGATGACTTCCAATCGATAAAAAGTAAACACTTCTTAAACCATATTGAACTAACAGGGAATTGCTATCACTTATATCATACAAGGGGTCTTACAGATGTTGATGCTTATAAGAGGAATCTAAATCTATTCAACAAATACAGATTAATGAGTAAAGGTGAATTAAGTGTAAATATTAAACATTTAAATAATAAAGGTTTAAAAAACAAATACCAATTATGATAGAAAAAGCAAAATTATTAACAATGTATAAAGAAGTTAATAATGAAGGTAGAGACTTAAGAATAAGTTATGTTCAACATAAAAAACTATCAAGAGAAGAAAGCATTAATAAAGCAAAAAAAGAATTAAGAGAAATCAGTATTTTCTATATAAATGATGAGTGTTGTGAAGAGGCTTATAAAGCAAAAAAAAGGGAAGTAGATATGTTATACACAGATACAAGATTTTGGACAGAAACTTCTTACTTTGAAACTATTGAAAAAGTGATTAGACCTAATAGGATAATAAATGATTTAGTTACTTACGAAGATATTGTAAGCACTATAGATAACAAGACTAAATATAAAAAAACTATAGGGAAAACACAGCTCAATGATATTTCTTTGAAGAATGATATAAGAAACACAAACTATGATAATATGATAGATAATGCTAACAAAATATATTTTTCAATACAAAATTATGATATGCAAATGAGTTATGATATTGATTGGTCATCAATTGGGGACAATGAACACTTTACTGGTAAAAAAACTTTATTAGTAGGAACACGTGTTATGGATATATTATCCCTTCTAAACTTAGAATATCCTATAGATAAAAATTATAATTCTATTTGTGACCAAAGAATTAATCCCAATAAAATAATAATAGTTAATAATAGTAATAATGGTTTGAAGTTAATGATTGACAAAACTAATAATTGCTACTATTTAGATGAAGGGTTATCTTTAGAGAACAATCTTTGTTGGTTTAATATTATTTAAGGCCTTGATTTCACTCTGACCTTATCATATTTCATAAGAAGCTTAAAAAAGTTATCATAATCCTCATTTACATTAGTTATTTTCTTCTCATACCAAATACTATTGTTCATATATTCAACTATCATACCATCTCTTAAATCATCCTTATTAACAGGATTCCAGTATCTATCTATATCTACAAAAGAAAATGAGACACCGTTTAGTAAATAACATGTTCTGTCGTTATCAGTATTAAACATAGATACTTCTAATAGGCTCTCTGAGCCATCAAATCTTATTTGTTTTACAACTTCCTCCCCCAAGTATTTAATAACCATTGAAGGCTCTTTAAAGTGGTCTAGTATAAAAATAGCATCATCTCTAAGGCAGTCATTACCAGTGTTGCTATATGCAATAATACTAGGCTTATGATGGCCCCTATAATATTGCTTCAGTTCTATTATTTTATACTCCTTAGCGTATAAAACAGATATTATATCTTCTATTTTATCACATGTTATAAGTATAAAAGACGATTTCTTGTTTTCTAAGTCCATTTTACTATATATTAAAAAGAGAACTCTGATAATAAGATTTTTTGGAAGATATCATTAACATAGTCATAATGCTCTATTGGAACAATGATACTATCGTGTACTGTTATCATTTTGATACTAGGATTACGCTCCATTACTGTTTTAACTATTCTATTAAATATAACATTAGATTCCATTCTCTGTAAGTCACATGATAATTTTTTATAATTACCACAATCCCTTTTATATAGATTTATAAAATTAAATATAGTTGGAAATAATTTTTGAAACATTTTATCACTTTTTGACTTATAAATATGATTTCCAAATAAAACACTATATGTCATAGTTTTTGCTTTTTTTCTATCTCTAATATCTAGTTTAGTCATAAGGTATTTATAGAAATTACCATTTTTTGTCAACGCCTTAAAAATATCAAATTCTTCTTTATTAACCCATTTAGTCCCAGACTCTTCAATAAGCTTAGTCAAAAATAAAGGTTGGGAATTTGATATATCAATCTCTCTAACATCACTACCATTAATTTTCAAGCAGTTTTTTCTTATAAATGACTTAAGTATTGTAAAGTTAGTATGCATCCTACCATACTTATCAAAGTGGTAGAATATATGATTATTTCTAACACACTCAACTGCATAGCTATTCTTGTTATAAGACTCCGTTCCATCCCCTTTGATCGTGTTTAGGAAAGACATAGACCTTTGTTCATCTATTTCAACTGAAAATAAGTCTTCTATAAGTTTTTCCCTAACAAAAAACTCTATAAGGTTTCCATCTTTTTTACATATTTCATAATCTTCTAAAACACGTTTTGTATACTTTTTTAATACAAAACTGTCTTTGTTCTCATAACGTGTCATCTTCTTACTGAACACAATAGGCTTTAAAGAATATATCCTAGAAGATACAGATTTTAGATAGTCCTTATCTAAGTTAATAACTTTTATACAAAGTAAGTAATCGATATAATAATTATAATTCATACCATATCTCTCCTTTAAAACACTCGAATTTAATGGAAATCCATTACGTTTATTTATATAATGTTTAAGTATAAGGTTATTAATTATATCAATCAGGTAATCTACTTTTAAATTCTTTTCTTTATGACGTATCTTTTTCTGATCTATCATATCATTAAAGAAATGAGGTAGGAATTGATATACGAATTTCTTATTATTTAAGTTCTTGTGTAATCCAGATAGCTTCTTCTCGCTTTTAGCATAAATACTAGATTCTTTTTTTACCATAGCTATATAATGTGGTTGATTTTTTAAATTTGTATATTTCTATTTAAGATCGTCTTTAGAAGGTATATCAAACTTACCACCTTTACCTTTCTTACCTTTCTTACTATTATCTTGACCCTTCTCGAATTCATCATAAACATCTGGATATACTTGACCTTCTGCATCTGTATCATATTTTATATCAAAGAAATCCCCAAAATCTAGAAGACCTGACTTATTCAATTCAACTTCATGTATCTTACCAAGGTGTCTCTCTATTATCTTGCTAATATCGTTAACAAATTTATTGAATAATATGACAGTATTCTCAGTAAATATACCAATTGGTTTTTTTCGCTTTGATTTAAAAGATCCAAGTACAACTTTGAATATATACTCTAACTTACGGTCTTGGCTTATATAATCTTTAGTCAATTTGTTGCTAATTAATTCAGTGTTTATCTTGAATTTATCTTTATCAAAGAATTCTGGAACAATAAAATCGAATTTTAATAAATCTTCTTTAACTTGGGAAACATATATGTTAAATAGTTTGGACATAAGATATATGTAAGCTTCGTCCTTACTATCCTCTTTAATTTTAATTTCCTCAATATTTACCGACTGACAAAAATTAAGGAAATTAACAAGTATAAGTGTATATATTTCAACAAACTCAGTATTATTAGTATTATCAACCCTTGTGTATAATGGATTTAAAAGTTCAAATGATATATCATTATTTATTGTATTTATTATAAGCTTTTCTATATTTTCTTGAAAGTAATCACTATCCATCAGAAAAGAATTATTCAAAGATGGATTTAATATCTTATAAAAAAAGTATGCAAAAGATTTCTCACCAAATATATATTCTAAATCATCCTCACTTGTATTTAAAAAGTACTTTATTGCTTCCTTCATACTTTCAGTTAACTTACCTTGAAATATAACAGGTATTACATCAACATTAAATAGCCTGGCATATTCTTCTAATTCTTCAATGTTAAAGTCATATTTACCAGATTTGTTAATTGAAGTAAGAACCATATTATTTCTAGGTGTATCATTATACTCAATATTAGCTGGTTGGTTATCTGGGAAATATTCAAAACAAAACCACCATTTTTTATTAAGAAGGGATTGAACTCTTTTATCTAGTGTATTAAAATAATCAATAGCAGCATTATAATAATTTTGCATTGCTAAATCTATAAGATTTATAGGTTCGCTAGATATAGATTTTGGCTTTATGGTAAATTCTTTACCATCCCAATTAACCCATATTTTACTACCTTGCACATCCTCATATACTAGTATTTCCGTACTAAGCATATCGCTTATTAAATCAGCCTCGTCCAATCCATTTAGTGTTATTAATTTACTCATTTATTCTTGATTTTTGTTTTTATCAATGTTATTCACTTTCTAAAAATGAAATTATAGTATGTATATTTTCTAAGTTAAATCCATATAATGGACTCCCACCCTCTTTTAAATAATCTGCATATAAATTATTATACTCATCAATAGTGTAAAAGTTATTATTTATATCACAAAATATTACATTAGTATCATGTGAATTAACAGTTTTATTCTGTAATCCAGTCTCTCCATAAGCTGGTCCAATTGGTCCAACTAACTCTGTACCAGATATTTCTTCGTTGAATTGTTTAAACTTTTTAATCATTATTTATTTTTATTTTTTCAAAATACTCACTATGCTCTTCCAAGGAATAATATTTCTTCTTCTCATTATATTTTATATTATAAAGAAAACGGTCTTCTAATTTACAAGGCGTATTTCTTGATAATAATAAATCATAACTAGTATCTATATTAGATATTATATTCAAAACTCTTTCACCTATCTTACCATTTCTGTCTTTTAAGTTACAAACTATCTTAACTTTCTTATCAAGCATATCTTTTAACCTATAAAACGTAATATTTTTAGATAACATCATATAGTTCTTTTCATTACTATATATTGTACTATATAACTCATTCTTCTCGTTTCTAGATATTCTGTCCTTTATTTTATTAAATCTGACTAAACTTTTTAATATCTCTTTGTTTATAATAGTTTTCATATGGTATATATTTAATAAGAATACTTACATTTTTATATATAGTTATAACTAAAAGTTTTATATGGATAAGAGATTATTAGATGCACTAGATAATATAAGTTATGGCTTAGAGGAATTAGCAAGATCCTTAGAAAGTAAGGATACTCCTAAATCTGCTACTGCACAAGCCATACAAAGTGGTGATTTTGGTAAACAATTACAAACCATATCTATTAGTATAAATGAGATAAAGGCTAATACACAAGACATACTAAAAAATCAAGAGACTATTATAGAACTCTCTAAACAAAAAGAGGGCGAAAAAACAGAAGGTATCCAAGTTGGTGAAGATAAAAAGGAAAAAATAGAGAGGGGTGTTGGGACAATCCTTATGATTGCAGTTGCTGTCTTAGCCATTGGATCAGCATTTAATTTAGTTGGTTCAGTAGATGTTATGTCAGTTATCGGACTTTCTCTAGCAATTACAATATTATCTATTGCCTTTGAAAAGGTCGCTAGTTTAAATCTAAGTCTAGAAAGTGCCGCAATAGCATCTGGTGCGTTAGTACTAGCATCTATTGCACTTACTATATCTAGCTATTTTTTATCACAGTCTAAGCCAATATCAGGCGAACAGTTCGCAAGCCTTATAGTAATGTCATCAGCATTTGCAATACTGTCATATGGTGTTAAGAATATGATAGATGCGTTTAGAGGGGCATCATTTACAGATATAATAACTGCATCTTTATTCATACCAATTATATTACCAGTAATATCTTGGGCAGTATCAAAATCCTCGGAATATTTAGCAAATACTCAACCGTTAGGCTTAGTGTCATTCTTTGGTGCTATAATGACTATGGGAATATTTGTAGTAATGTCATATGGTCTTAGGAATATAATATCAGCATTTAAAGGAATGGACTTAGGAACTGCTGCTTTGGCAGCTGGTTTGGCATCAGTTATCTTCATTGGGTTTTCTATGGCTATTATGGCTTCCTCTCACTTTTTAAAAGATGTACAACCTCTAGGTCTAACACAATTCTTTTCAGCGGCTATGGTAAGTGGTATATTTGTTTTACTGTCATTTGGTCTAAGACAAATAATCACATCGTTTAAAGGAATGGACTTTAAAACTGCTATTGTTGCATCATTGGCAGCACCTGCTATATTTACTGGACTATCCCTAGCTATTATGGCTTCTTCGCATTTTTTGAAAGAAACTGCTGATATAGATTCTTCTAAAATGCTTAATATATTATTATTAGGATCAACAATGGCTATAGTTGTCTCTCTTATGGTATTACCTATAAAATTGATTGATAAATTAAAACTATCACCTGGTGCTATTGCAAAAGGTGGCTTGTCTATTATAGCACTTGCTGGTGTGATTGCGGCATCTTCTCAATTACTTAACCTAGGTAATTATGAAGATTTCCCAGATATGGATTGGATAACTGGTGTTGGTTTGTCACTCTTGGGTTTTGGTGCTGCCGCAATTGGACTAGGATTGTTTGTTGCTGGTCCACAAGCACTTGTTTTTGCAGCAGGTTTAGTTGCTATACTTGGTGTGGCTGGAACTATAGTGGCTACATCTAAAATACTTAGAGAGGGTAATTATAACATTCCCAATATGACAGAATGGGCAAAATCAACTGCATTGTTATTCTCCACGTTTGCACCAATAATGGTTGCATTAGGTGCAGTTGGATTAGCATCATCTGTTGTTAAGTTTTTTGGTGCAGAAAGCCCTTGGGATAAAGCTAAAGCAATGATGTTAAGCATTGGAGATACAATTGTTGCATTGTCTTTTAAATTACAAAAAGGGAGTTATGCTGGTGGACCAGATGAAAGTTGGGCAAAGGGAACTGCATTGGCAATTGGTGCATTCTCAGTAGTTTATGAGGCTATCTCTAAGAATAACAGTTTTTTTGGTGGAGGTGTTTCTCTTTCTGATATGAATGATGCTATTACTACCATTTCTAAGAGTATAGTCAGTTCTGCTGATTTTTTTGCTAGCAACGCATCTAAATTTACTGGATCTTATCCTAGTGAGCAATGGTCAGCTGGTGTTGGGGCGGCAATTGGTGCATTTGCACCAGTCTATGATTTATTAATGGAAAAGTCTGGATTTTGGAAATCAGGGAAGTCTGTTATAAACGATATAAAAGCTGGTATAAGTGGCATAGCAGAAACCATTGTTAGTGTTGCTAAGATATTTTCAAGTGATGGTGTAACATGGGAAAGCTACCCAGATAAAAAGTGGAGTAGTAGTATTGAGAACGTTGTAAAGGATTTTACAATGTTAGCAAATTATATAGACGAAGAAGATGTTAATTATAAAAAAGTATTATACACTGCTAACAAAATATCATCGGTTGCAAAAATATTACATGATAAAGATGGTATGTTCACAACTAGCATAAGTCCAGACTATATGCAGAGTTTATCTAAAAACATGATAGATTTTAACGAAATGGTCAAAGAACTAACAGCAGATGATGAAGGTGGGATGTTTAGTGGGTTAAGAGATAGTGCTAGTGCTATATTTGAAACCGATCCTATTGTACAGATAGCTAAGAGAATATCTGTATTGTCAGAAAGTTATGATAAATTAGCATCTTCACTTATAAATCTTAGTTCATCAATGAAATCATTAAACATAACTGATTTCAGAGATATGGTTAGATTTACTGGACAAATGAGTAATCCAGAGTCTTTTCAATTGCAAAATGAACAAACTGTTGGTGGTGATTCAACTAACCAATCGGGTATTATCGAGACAAGAACACAAATCCAATCAGTTGATAATAGCCAACTAGAGGAAAAATTAGATAGAGTTATAGAATTACTCACTAATATAGATAGGTCTACATCTTCTTTGAATAGTGTTTTAATGGAATTTTCAGGTGATTCAGAGGATGATCCAGAGGGAACTTTTAATAAAATGATAAATAAAGCAAATTAATTTAAAACATTTTACTTTATAACAGTATAATGTTTATGAGTAATGTATTTAAAAATATAAAACTATTTAATTTCTATAAAAAGAGAATTAAGACTGTACAAGATAACTTAAAGCTAAAATATAATGTACGCATTGATAAAGCTGATAGAATGTATACTGTTCTAAATATACCAGAAAATTTAATTGGTGAAGCATATTCTTTAAAGAGGTCTGATATTGAAAGAATATCACAGACTTATCTTAAAGAGTATGTTACAGAATTAGGCATTTATCTAGATTCAATAGAATTAAAAGAATTACACAAGACATACACAGTAGAAAAGGTTGGTAAATATTCTTTCTTATTAATATTTGGATTTTCTTTGTTCAAAAGCCACAAGTACTATAACTTCATGTATTATGTGTTTACACCTTTAGTTATTTTAGGAACAGCTACATTATTTTACATTTATATTTAAACTTTTACAGAATTAATAATACAAATAAAAACAAAAATTATGGACAGATACACAGAATTATCAGAAGACACTATTAAAGACTTTTATGACGTTTTTAATAAGAAATCATTTCCTATTGACATCAAATTTCAATTCATAGGAGATTACAAACAAAAAACAATTATCAAAATCTCTAGAATCCCCGAAGATATTTCTTTTATATTGGATAAAGAAGTAAAGGTAATTATGAATGAAGAATTAATGGATGTGTTTGATGAAGAATCAATTCAAATATTAATTGAACAAGAGCTAGATAAGTTAGAATGTAACTTAGAAACTGGTAAAATTAAGTTGAGAAAAACAGACTTAAATACATTTTCATCAATAGTTAATAAGTATGGTGTTGAAAAAGTAGCTAAGGCTAATCAAGTTGAAGATTTATATCAAGAACAAAAAGCAGATGGACAAACCGCAGATTTAATATAATATGGGAAAGATAAAGGCAGAAGGAGTTGGGAAAGAGTATTTAGATGCTCTAGTACTAAGATACGAATCAGAGATTAAAACAGCAGTAGCAACATTAAGATTATACACATCTGATAGATTAACTGCAATTGGGGAACACTCTGATTTACAAGATGAGCAAGATAAGTGGTTACAAAAATACCAAGACTCTAAGGGAAAACTAGAATCTATCAAAGAGATTTTTGATAGAGAAGATAAAATTAATGGATAAATAAAAAAAACATAAACAAATGAATAATAAAGAGAATATACAAACAAATGTAGTAAAACCAAGATTAAGCTTTAATGAAAATAAATTAGAGCATGTAATTTTAGATAAAAAGTATGAGGTCGCATTAGATAAAAGCGAGGCTACAATTCTAAAATATATGTCAGAAAATGAGGGTTTTGGAAAAACTTCTGATGAAAAAGATGAACTTTATAAACAAGCACAAATCCTATGGGGTGATTATGCAACAGAACTAAGAAATGCTAAATATGTTTTCTATTTAAACAGACAACAATATAACTTTTTAACAGACACTATAACAAAGAAAATGGAATATGATGTAAATACTGTATTTCTAGCTATTGAACTTACTAACACTATGGGTAATATGAAGCTAAAAAGCAACTTCCCTGATGATAAAGTACTAGAAGGGTTTGAAGTTGATGCAACAGAAATTACCTATATCTACCATTTGATATCTAAATACAAAGTAAAGGGTCTTGATAAAAGTGCTTATAACTTTGGTAATGTATTAAAAAGAATTGGTGATATTAGTAAAATTGTAAACTATTATGATAATACTGGTAAAACACTTTCTGGTGACATTCAAGACTGGGTGGCCAAATTTGAGCCTAATGTTACAAAGGATACTGATGCTAAAGTAGAACAGGCATAATCTATTTTATAAAAAAATAAAAACCCCCTCTTATAAATAAGAGGGGGTTTTTTATATATAGCTTAAAAACTTATGAGTATTATATCAATAGTAGGAATAGTTGCAGCATCAATGACCGTCATGGGTTTCATTATAGCATTCTATAGAAAATTAAGAAATTACCTAAAAGATTTATCTACCAGAATTGATTTTATAGAACTAAGCCTTAACTCAAAGCAAAGGTTTAATTTGTTAAAAGGAACGAAAGTCAATATCATGAACTCTGATAGAGTTATAATATTAGACCGAGACGAAGAAATTATAGTACATACCATCGACAGAAGTCTAGTTATTGGTAATATATTTAACAACACAACAAAAGTGTCACTTACGTTAAATATACTAGGTGAAGAAATTATTTAAAATATAATAAATATTTTAAGTATTATCAGTTGGGACATCAAATATTGGTGTAAGTGGAGACCTAAGAGTTGGTAAATTTACTTGATTAACTCTCATTAAACCTAAGTCATTAGCACCTTTTAATTCATAATTTTTTCTATCCCTATAAATCTCACCATACCCATTATCAGATGTAACCTCAATAGTTATAAAAGGATCAATGTTGGAATCAATTGTGAAACTATATGGCAATAAGTTACTACCTTTTCTAAACTCTTGTACTGTTTGAACTGGTTCTAAGCTTATCCTAATCCATTGTGAAATCTTTAACCAGTTAACAGAATCAGATAAAGGGGGTGTTGATGACATCAAAGCACTAGTTCTTAAAGAATAATAGTTATTATTGTATAATACTATACTTCCTACTTTATAATTTATGTTTGGTGACCATGGTAAAGCAGTATTATATTTAGAAGGATTATTAGTCCTATTAAAATCTATTACTGATTCATACAAAAAATCTAAATATCTAACTTTATCACCTCTATTATATGTTGAAAATGGCTCCCATTCTTTATAAGTTTTATATGTTCGAATTTCTATGTCAAAACTATCGGGGATTTCTAGTTTAAACCCATCATATGCTTTAACACCCTCTGTTGTATAATCACTTTTTCCAATACCCTCTACTATTGAATAGAAGTCAATTGCACAATTATATACAGTCGATCCAGAATTTATAGGCATCAGATATGCCTCATTCATTTTACACGAAATAGGTGTCATATTTTCCTTAATATTTATTATCCTTATATCATGCAATCTGTGTTGTATATAGTTCGAAGTTTTTACATAAGCAAGTCCTGTTATATCTTCTATTTTATGAGTAAGTGGTATAATATTATTTTTAAGCCAATACTTCAATCCTTGTAATTTTATAATTACTTCATCAAGTGTATAGTTTATAACTCTATTACCTTCTTTATCAGTTATCTTATAGGTTAGGTTGAATAACTTAGTTTCTTCAAAGTTAGTATTGGGATATGTGTTTTTAATGAAATCATTATCATCCCATCCTTCTGTTGAATTATCAAAAATATCTGGTATTTCTACCTTAAATAATTTAGAAAAACTCTCGGACTCTGGATTTACGTTTCTATAATACTCGTTTAATTGTAAGTCGTTATATCCAAAAAAATTGATAGCATTTATTATTGATTTATAAGCACCTATATAAGGATATATAAGTTGTTTCATCATAAGCATCTCCTTTCTCTTTTTATTTAAAAATGTCCAATCAATACCACCTTCTTGTATATCATATTGTTTGAATATAAATACCTCATCTGGTCCAATAAGCTTACCTTCGTTTGCTAGGTTTATCTTAAACCTCTCGTCTTCATCTTCAGTTTGTCCATAAACATTAAATCTACCTATTTCCTTATCAATAATTTTGAAGGTTGTTGATAGATAAGTAGTATCACCAACGCTTGGGTAATTATCAATAACTGTATTTTCGTCAGAAATAAAATCATTTGAGTTTATAAAGTCTATTATTATACTTTTACTAAAAACTTGTCTTATCTTAAACACCGAGGCATTGTTTACTGATGTATATTGATTAGATTCATTAGATATGTCATTTAGATATAAAACAAGTAATTGTTCAGGTTTTAAGCCTCTATTTGATAAACTAATTGGAGAAGTATTATTTAGATATATTATACCTCTTCTATCACTACCCTCTATTATTTCTAATGTTATATCTGTCATAGAATCTGATTCGATATCAAATCTAACACTTTCTTTTTTATATAATTTTAAAATAGATTGATATGCCCCCTCTAGCGTAGACTTATATCCTAAAAAGAGTTCCAAAGGCTCAACATCAGTAGATACGTTTCTTTGGTCATCTATAAATGGTAATTCATATGATATCTTATCAAATATAGTTTGTTGAAACTCTGGTTGATTAATTCTATTTATATCTTTATTAGGCGATTTATTAAGAACAATCTTATCAAATGGTTTAATACCCGTGTATGAATAAGAGCCATTATTTTCTAGCTGATCACCAGTAAAATCATATATGAAAAATTCTGGTGTTTGATTATCTTCCCATTTCCAGTACAAGCTAACTTGTGTATCTCCTTCAAAATTTTCCCTAGGCTTTCTTATATAATCCTTGGTCTTTAACCACATAGATTCTCTTTTAACATAATCAGGATTTAGTGTACCATAAAGGTTCTCGCCTACTACTTCTGGCTCTTGTTCGAATGGTGTGATCGTAGTGTTCACTTCAACTGACATTTCTATTATTCGTTTATTACTAGGTTGTATAACCCACATCGAATTTCGTTCGGGGTTATTGATTATTTGAGTTGCCCCACTAGTTAAGTTCTGTGTGTGTAGTATAGTTCCGTTGATAGGATTTATAACATAAACAACATCTAGTGTTTGTGATGTTAAATAAACATCACCATCAAACTGATTTATGCCCAAAAATCCATAAGTATCTATATCATAGCTTTCTACGGAATCACTTATTATATCGACTTTTAAGAAATCTCCATCATTAGAACTACCAGTAGATATATTCATATTACCCGTTAAGTTATTAAATAAAATTTCATTAAAGTCATTACTATATTCTTCTATATCCTCTAACACACCATTATCTATCTTACTCAAATGTGTATCTGTGAAAAAATAAATAGATTCCTCGACTGGTTCATAGAATAGTTCTGATTTTAACACACCAGCATCATATACATTTTGTATAGTTCTGTTGGAGTTTATTCTAATTATAAATCCATTATCTGTTGATACATACATATCTCCTTCAAAGTCGTTAAATACTATGTTTTTAGTATTACTAACATTTAATGGAAATTCATTTATATTGCTATCTATTGTCCTAGATGGTATGTTTGATAAGTTTATACTCCCCCATATTGATATTTCTGGTAGATTAGAAAATGTTACATAAACATCACCATTCAATGGATTAAAGTCTATATCAAAAGCTTCTCCATTATTTTGAAATTCTACAATCCCAATTACCATATTTGTTAAGGGATTTATAATATACATGCTATTAATAGTTAGTGCATACAAATAATTATTAATATTATTATATTTAAGTTTTATACTTCCGATGTTATTTATTAGGTCAATTATTGTAACAATATTTGATGTTGATGCATTGTGAACTATAAGAGAGTCTGCTAGTGTGTATATAGAGTTAGAGTTCTGTATATAGATTATATCAACCATATTATCAGCACCAGAAAATCTATTTAAATCAAATTCGATAACTTCATAGTCATTAGCATTAAAATCAATCTTAAACTGACTATTACTTTTATCTAGATTTAAATTATTATCTGGCTCTAAGTTTCTAAATTCAGTATTAAACGGACTTGTAATTGTTCTATCTGGGGATAACGGTTCACCACATCCAGTTAAACCATAACCATTATCAAATGCCAATGTTACAAATGCAGATGAATTACAAATACTAGATGTAAGTCCCCAAAATGGGCCTTCATAACTTATATTCATTATGAGTGGGTCTAGGTATTGGATAGTATATTCTTGATTAACTAAAGAATATATAGTATTGTTTATACTCAAAGCCATACCAGTTGCAAATCCATATTCTTCAAAATCTTCTAAACTCTCATCTCTATCTCTTGGTAATAGGATTTCATTTGATGATATTATAACACCCTCATTGCCCTTTATTAAGTTATTTATCTCAAAGTCTTTTAACCCAGGTATATTAACCTTACCAGTTGTTATAGTATAGTCTAATCTTCTCTTTAGGTCTTTTATATCAAATATCAAAAGTTGATTTATGTTTTTGACAATTATACCAAAATCATTCAATCTATTATTGTGTTCTCTAACCCATTTGCTTATTGTTGATATCACATCTGGTGTGTTAGTACTACTATTATAAATAGTTTGTACACCATATGATATACCATTTATTCTTATATCTAGATACCCACCCAAGTCTCTAAATAATACTCTTGAATGTTCTATATAATAATTAGCAGTTGTCCCAACTAATACATCATCCACGCTAACAGGTACATTTGGATATTGTGATAATACTCTGATTGAATTATAGAAAAGAGAAGTAGTGTTTCCAGAAAATCTAAGTTGAATATCTATACCTAGTTTAAATAATTCGATATAATTTCTACTCAACCAGTTTCTAAGTGTTCTATCTATTGTTCTTTCTACATCAATAGAGTTTCCCGAAAATATAAAGCTAACTTCTTCTTCATATATCATACCATTTATATTTACCTTTATACCAAATTCATCTATGTCTGTAAAAACTATTTTAAAATCAAAAAGTTCTGAATTATTATAATTAAGTTCGTAATCTAAATCTTCTCCAACACCAACTAGTCTTTCTATGGCTTTAAAAAATCCTCCAATTTTATTGGTATTTATAGCCTCAGTGTGATAAAAATTGACATTAGCATACTGGCTTGGATAAACCAAATCAGCATTAACCTGATTATTCTCATAATATAGGTCTATGTTAAATAAATTTAAATCATCTTTATATTTTTCTATTGCAGATGCTAGTGTTATTTCTTTGTTAGTATCCCAACTATAAGTGAAATAAAATCTATCTGTAGTAAGGTATAACTGACCTAATGATATATTATCTGGTTGTAATATTTGTTCTATTTTTATATAATCGGGTCTACCCCATTTTTCGCTATTACTAGGTGTGATTGATGATGTTTCAATATTTGAAAAAGATTGTACATAATTCTCTTTACACTGAAATATTCTGTTGTTGAATGTAACTTGGTCACCCACTATAAAATCGGTTGTTGTTAATATCCCATCCCAATTTCTCAAATCAGATACTCTTAAAAACACATCACTGTTTATACTTCCCTCTATTTTGAACTCAGTACCAGGTTTTATGATAGCTGGATAAAAGTTTGGATCTATGTTTATCCTACTATCACTATCTATAACTATTCCCCCATTATATATCCTTGGTAAATCGGTTTTTGATATCACCTCAATAATAAAGTCTTTATCATCTGGTAATTCATCCTTATGTAATAAATATTCATAGTGGATTAAGTCAATAAGTTTTGTGTTATCAACAGTAACTACTTTGTCGTTTAATTTAGAATTTATTATATTCAATTTTTTGCCTATAAAATATTTATCATAAAATTCTGGTTCGCTCCAATCTGATAACTTTTCTTTATAAGTTTCTATATCTATATAATCATAAACACCAATACAATTGACACCAGATAATTTTTGGTTTATATAAGAGTTTTCATTTTCATAGAGTTGTTGATAATCTATTTCAAAGCTTTTATTATCTACTTGTGATAGTATAAGTATAGCATTGCTTTTATTACCAGAAACTACGTAGGTCTTATTAGGGTTATTGAACTCCAAGAAAGGATTATCGAATGATACAATAGTTCCAATTGGAAACTTAGCTTGGAAATCATCACCATATATCCATTTAGAATAAAATCCGACATCGTTGTTTACTGGTTCTATTTTAGTTATGTCTTGGCTTTTTAAGTCAGTGCCATAAAAGTGTATTCCCCTCTCATTAAACAACTGAAACTTTCTTGTAGTTAATTCATTAGGTCTTTCAAAGTCAAATGATGGTACGTCTTCAAACATATAAAGTCCGTATGTTTTATATATATCAGTAGAGCTCTCATGGAAGAGTATATCTCCCTCGAATCTATTAACTGATTCATTATAATTGAAATTAAGGAAATCTCCTTCTTTATTAAACCAAATTAGATTTTCGTGATTAGACATTCAAGATATTATATTTGATTTATATATTAATTTTAGTCTTTCTTGCTAGTGTGTTTTAATATATATAGTATGAATATTAGGAGATACATCAAATATTTAAATGATAGTTTTCTACGGAGAGTGTTTAGTAAAAAATATAAAAGATGTGTTAGGTCTAAACTAATATCTAAAGAAATACTTAAATTAATAAAAGATAAAGGAATAAATGATTGGAACTCTTATAATAACATGAAAGATATAGACCAAGATATAGTCAATTCTATAATATTTACTAAATCCGAAGATATAGACCAGATAATGGAAATAAAGTTCTTAATAAGGTATATGTTATCTGATAAAAGGGAATTAATGGTATATTTGAAAACATTGGAATTAAACGAAGAATATGAAAAATGTCAAATGGTTTTTGATAAAATAATAAACAAACATGGGGATAATTAAAAAATTTAGTGATTATAGATTAGTATCAGAAAATATAAAATATCACATTGATAATAGTATAAGTTTTACAAATAATATATTTAGAACTGGTTCTGAGTCATTTTACATACTTCTAGAAGAAGTTAGAAATCTATACGAAGATGGTGTTATAGAATTGGTTGATTTAGATATGGAACTCTATGAAAATACTGATATAGGCAGATATGGGATTTATAAAGGTATAAAAGTACCATTAGATATACCTTCTGAATCAGATGAGTACATAATAGAAGAGAAGAAACACGAATATAAAGGTGGTAAAAAAGTAGAAATAAACAAACCAACTCGGTCAAGTGGTCCAAAGAAATATAAAGTATATGTTAAAAATCCAGATACTGGGAATATAATAAAGATAAACTTTGGTGATAAAAAAGGTGGACTTAGTGTTAAATTAGATGATAAAGAAGCTAGTAAAAACTTTGCGGCTAGGCATGACTGTAAGAATAAAAAAGATAAGACAACTGCTGGATATTGGTCATGTAGGTTGCCAAGATATGCAGATTCTTTAGGTATTAGTGGTCAATCAAATAGCTATTGGTGAATATGGAGAATCCTTATACAGAAAATAAGATAAGTAAAAACACTTTCATAAGAGAGTTTTCACAAGCTATTCCATCTAATGAAATGGTTTGGCATCGTGATGAAGAGGATAGATATATTACATGTATAAATGAGTGTAATTGGAAAATACAATTGGATAACGAATTACCTAAAAGCATAACAGAAAATACATTTATACCTAAAGAGACCTACCATAGGATAATAAAGGGTAATGGTAATCTAATAATAAGAATAATTAAAAAATAACTATTTCAAAACTCTCTTAATATTATAGTTTCGCTTAGCAACCTTATCAACAGGCTCTATTATTAGTTCACCATCATATATCTTTATACACCATTCACTTCCATCTTTTTCATCTTTGAGGGTTATTGAAGTAGCAGTGACACAATTAGTGAAAGTATTATTATCACTAAATACTAAACTCGTATTGTTTGTAAGATTAGATGATATAAGATTAGATGATATAAGATTGGTTGATGTAGGAATTTTGCTCATTTTACTATTATTTTACTATTATATACTAAAATATTAATTAGTTTATATATTTATCATATATAAACTCACAAATTAATTTAATTCTTTTATCTTGTCTATGCATATCCATAGCCTCTTGTACTAATTCTTTAGTAATCAATTTATCTACTTGTTCTATAACTTCATCAATTTCTTTAAAAGCTTTTTCTGAAATCTCTCCTTCTTCCATCATAATATGGGTAATGCCAGATTTTAACATTTTGATAAAATCTTTTTCTGGACTCACTTTATTACCAAAGAAATCTGTATAACCCAACTCCTTACCTTCTAATACTTTTGTAAATTTTTTCATAGATTATATATTATATTGAACCATTTACCCTATATTTGTACAAAAACTAAATAGATGAAACATTTTAAACAAAATATATTTTTTATAAGTGATTTACATTTTTGTCACAAAAAAATATTAGATTTTGACAAGAGACCATTTCCAAACATTGATGATATGAATGAATGTTTAATAAATAACTGGAACTCAGTGGTAAAAGATGGTGATATAGTATACTTTTTAGGTGATTTTAGCTTTAGTGGCACAGCTATAAGAAAAGAAATAGCAGATTCCTTAAATGGTACTATTTATTTTATACTAGGAAACCACGATAGTTATAAAAACATCTTAAAAACTAATAGATTTGAAGATATAATAAGTTATGGTACTGAGATTTATGTAAAGGATGAAAGTATTGTAGATACTGAAAGAAATGGTGGCTTTCAAATGATTGTATTATCGCATTATCCTATTATAGTATGGAACAAATGCCATGTAGGGTCTTGGATGCTACACGGACATACACATGGGTCTTTATATGCTACACAGAAAGATATTCTATATAGAAGAAAAATTGAAGATGTAGGCTGTAATGTTATTAACTATACACCAAAATCATATGTTGAAATAAGAGAAATAATGAATAATAGGGTAATTATAGAAAATTATAAAAATTAATATATTTATCATATAAAAACTTTTATATATAACTATAAAAAAAGTTATGAAGCATTTGAAAACATTTAATGAAAGCGTAGAAAGTGATATAGACACACTATGTGAAAAATTTGGCATAAAGAATTACACAGTAAATAGCAATGGTAGTATCGATGTAAAAGGCGATGTTAATTTAGCTAATAAAAATTTAGCCAAATTACCAATCACCTTTTCAATGGTCGGTGGGAGTTTCTATTGTCAAGACAATAAATTAGAGTCATTAGTTGGGTCTCCTAAAGAGGTTGTAAAGGACTTTGACTGTAGTAAAAATAAATTGAAAAATTTGAAAGGATCCCCTTCACATGTTCGTGATTTTGATTGTTCATATAATAAATTAGAGACTTTGGTAGGATCTCCTTCACACGCTCGTAATTTCGATTGTAGAAATAATCAGTTAACTTCATTAAAAGGATTGAATCAAAAACAAATGAAAAAGGTACAATCTGATGGTAATAACATTAAATAAAATTTAATTAATTAAGTTCTCTTATCATAATAATTTAACCCCATATCTATAAAGAAATATGGGGTTAAATTATTGCTAGTGTATTATAAATACACTATATTTGCTTATCAAAAAAATAAAACATAATAACTAAATTTCAATTTAAAACTGATAAAAATTAATATGGTTAATATAGAAATGTATATAGAGAAGTGTAAAGATTCAAACAATCACATATTATTCAGTCAGAATATTATTAGATACAATACTAATAATTTAATGAATATGGATGATGCTAGATTGTTTGTAATGTCTTATCTACCTAATAAATTAAAAGATATAGAATATAGCCTTGTTATTACATCAAATGGTGATGTAATAAACATTAAGGTTATATTTAACTATAATAAAGGAATAACCAGAGAATGTAAAATAAAAGAGATAGTCGGATGAATTTAATAGATAGATTATGTGTTATGTATATAAAGTTTCGGATGAGAAAAGACACCAATCTTGTTTATCAGATGAGGTGTATTACAATAATTTAGATTGTGATGATGATGCATTTTATAGATTCTTTTATAATGATGATTACTATGATGAACTTACCTATTTAGAAGAATTTAATTATGTAGAGTATGGCAAGCATGAAAAAGCTTTAATTAAGGAATATAACATTAATGCAATACAAATAGATTTAAATTCTTTTAAGTCTTTATCAATGGAACGTCACCGAAAAATGGATATTATATTCAAAGGTGAGGTTGGTGTAAAAAGACCAACATTTTCAAATTTACCAAAACAAAAAATTAAATAATGAAGATAAAAATATTTGAGGGGAATTGGCAGAGGAAGGATGTACTTGGTAGTCGTGATATTTTTGTATTTGGTGATAATAACGCTAGGGTTGGGAAAGGTGGACAAGCTGTAATAAGAGGTCTGGATAATACCTTTGGAATCAGAACTAAAATAGGACCTAATAATAAGCCACTATCTTTCTATAATGATAAAGATTTAAAATCTAATACTCAAAAAATTGATGATGATGTATTAAGATTAAAAAAACTTGCACTAGAGGGAAACACAATCGTATTTTCTAGTGGTGGCTATGGTACTGGGTTGTCAAAGTTACCAGAGGTAGCCCCACAGACATTTAACCACCTATGTAATATCTTGTTAAGGCATTTCAAATTTGATAATAGAAAAGGTACTAAATACAATAGAGTTCCTGGTTATGACGAACTTATGGATGGTAAGTATTTAAACTTAATAAATAGTAATAAAGAAATAATACAACCTGTAAATAATGGCTTATTTATACCAGAGCATCTGAACGCTAAAATATACACAGTAGAAAAGTTAATACAGACAGAAAGAAAGACTGCATTTACCTCAAAAGTAAAATATAAAGAGGGAGAGGTTTTAAAGATTAAAACGTTCGGAAGCAATAAATATATAGTAGCTAGAGTTATTAGTAATTATAGAATGGTTGATATAAGCAGAGAATTGTGGTCATTTTTTGATGGTTATAGACACGAACTACTGAATGGTGTTAATCTAAATCAATACTATCAAGTTCATTTTGAATACATATCAACTTTATCACAGGATGGGACTATTAACTTTAAAGGGGATTTATTTAGTACTAACGCTAGTGAACTAAAAAGCAAAGAATCTAATAAAAATATTAACATAGATTCTGATGATAAAATTAAGAAGTTATTAAAAGAGATAGAAGATTTAAAAAAAAATGAATGATGTTTGTGTAGTTCATTTAACAGAGTTGATATACTAATTAGTTTAGAAAATACCTAGATAACACATATTAAAAATAAAATTATGAGTAATATTAAAGAGTGCTTCAGGAATTATAAAATATCTATAATTAATGACAAAACTATTTTAAAGCCTTCCTTGGATAGATTTAATATTCTTAAGGATAAATATAATTCTATCGATGAAGAAATAGAAGATTATATAATAACTGGATCAGCTTGCTTATATATTTACGGAGTTATAGACAGACTTCCAAATGATTATGATATAATCATTAAAAAAAGTTGTTCGCATAAATATAAAACCTTTGTTCTAAGAGATTGCTATGACAATGATATAGAGGTAAATAGACTAGGATATATTGAAATACCACATAAGCAAAAGGTTGTTAGGGGATTTATATCTAAATTAATAGGTAGAATAAGGGACAAGGAAGAGATATTATTAATTGATATTTTTACGAGAGATGATAAGCAAATAGGTTGTGAAAATGGTGAGATATGTGGTTATGTTCTAGACAACCCACTCAATATAATAAATGAAAAAATAAGGATGGGTGGTTTAAAAAACCATCAAGATTTAGGGCATATTTTTGGTGTTGATTACATCCATTTGTTCAGAGATCCTCCTTTTGAGTGTTAAGCAATGTATTGTTTTTAATATATAAGTAAAATTAATATCTAATAATGGACAAATTTTCTAGCTTAAAAAAGAAACCTAAAGAAAAGAAAGATAATATTCTCTTTGATAACGAATATATTAAAGTAATTGATTACGAAGGTTGGTCTATAATTGAAGAAAAGGATTTAGTTGTCTGTATACCTTATTTCATAGAGTCTAATCAATTTTTAATACGCCATGAGTACATACCGACATATAAGTATAGAGAAGGGCAGGAGTACCATATAACAGTCCTTAGTGGTGGTGTAGAAGAGGGGGAGTCTAAAGAAGAAGCAGTGTTAAGAGAATTAGAAGAAGAAGCTGGTATAATAATAAAAGATGGTTACTTATTTGATGAACTAAAACCACTCTTTATAAATAAAGCTCATACTAATAAATATTATGGCTATATAATTCCTTTGAGTGAGAGAGATTATGATGAAGGATTAGCTAGTGGTGATGGTTCTAAGGCTGAGTCTATGAGTAAATCTGTCAAGGTTGATGCTAAATTCGTAGATTCACTAAATACATCTGATTTGATAACTGACTATATGATTTTAAAGCTTAAAGAGTATTTAAATGTATCTGATTATTAGCTAATACCTTTCAAGAATTCATTAATACCTTGGTTTAGTTCATCATTATTAATTGATGAAGATTCTGGTGCTGATATTTTTAAATCATATGACCAAGAATTTGACATATATTCCTCAAAAATTTCATCGATATCACACTGTGTCATATCATTAACATCAAAATCTGATCCCTCTACCCATTCTTGCTTATATGGTACTCTAAAAAATTTATCACTAGATTCTTTATTTTCTTTGGTAATAACTTCACCACCTATTGATTCTAAAATCTTTTTTTCAAATGCATTTTCTACTATCTTGAAATAATCAAATTCTAATCTTCTTAATTCCAAATCTCTAATAGTAAGTTTTAAAGATATTATGGTATCATCACTAGTATCAAATACTTCATCTGATGTATCATGGAATCTTTCATTATATAAGAAGCTTTTAAATTTATCAATAGAATCTATACCTTCTTCTATATTTAGTTCTTTAAACTCATTTTCATAATATGATTCCCATCCATTTTGCTCTTTTACAAAGATGTCTATTAACAAATAAAAATTTTCTTTGTTTAATAAAGAAAGCAAATCATGTAAATTCATATCATAGTCTCCATAATCTTCATATTCTGTATATCCATTATTTAAAATATTCTCATAATCCTCATCATTCACATATTTTATAAGTTCGGTATATGCTATATCCACAAATACATTACCATCTTTCTCATAATCATATTTAAAGTCATAATGTTGGAAGAGCTGCTTAGCTGTTATACTCCCTATTAAGTGATCAACTATTGTGATTATCCCATAATTTCCTAAATTAGATCCTGTTCTTTTATCTATAAATTCATTATTTTCATTAATGAATATCTCATCCACATCAACTATACCGTTGTCTATCTTTATAACTACATCATAATCAGTTAATGACTTTGTATAGTTAGTAATAAACTCTATTGCAGATATTAAAGAAACATTATCACTTGATGTGTTTGAATTAGCACTAAACTCCACATCATATACTAGGTAATATTCTTCATCTAATCCTATCATTAAGTCTCTTATATGATATTCTTCTCTTAGAAGAGCTGTCTCTATAATATCTTTATTTATATACATATCCCATTCATTATCAGTAAAATCTAAGAAAAATTCCTCTATATCTTGTCTTGTGAATTTTTTCGGTATGTCTAATTTGACATTCGCCTCATTTGCCTCTTTTATGAATTCTATATATTTCTTAATGAACATATTTATGGTTATTTTTATTATATATTAAAAAACCACTATGTGTTCATAGTGGTTTTTAATAGCTGTTCGATTATTAATTTATATTCTATTGAGGAGTTCTTTCTTTTTATTAGAAAATTCTTCTTCTGTTATAACATCACTTTCAAGTAAATTATGTAATTTGTTTATTAATTCTATAACACCATCTGAATTTTTTGATTTACCTTTCTTTTTAATTATTTCAATAGGCTTTATACTCTCTGGTAATAGCATAATAGAAACAGAAGATATACAATAGCTTTCGAAATCCATTTCTACACTTTGAAAGTTTTGATTTGAAACATCACCCCTTTCAACTCTTCCAGTTTCAATACTACTACTTACATCTAATCCAAGAACATCACTAGTTAACGTTGAATTAGATGAACTATTATTAGTTAATGTATAATTACCACTATTTAAATTAAAACTCGTTCCAGTATTAGTAGTGTATGTACACCAAGGATAGGGATGGGGGTAAGTAATTGGATATTTCTGATATCCACCATACCAATATTGGTTCAATGGTATGTTAAATTGTTTCACTTCTTCTTTATAGAAATATACATCAACCACACCATTATTAGAAATAGCTTCTTTGGCTTCTGGTGATTCCTCAATATTATATGTTTCAAATATAAACTTTTTTAAGTCGTCAATAAAGCAGTCTAAATATACTCTTTGTCCTGGTTTTACAATGAGTCCATTTTCTGAAATAGAAGTCTTATTTATCTTAATATCTGCTAAGATATTTTCACTTAGTGGATTAAATAATTCTATTTCAAAGTTTTCTTTATTTTTTAGATAAACTTTTCCATTTTTAATCGATTTTCTTCCTTTGTCTTTAGAAGATACGACCCAAGCATTAGGCTTAGGATTTAAAATTTGTTTTTTCATAGTTATTCTTTTTATTTTTAAACCTATATCTTTGATTCTTAATCAAATCTTTAAGACACCATAATGATATCCGACATAAGCAGTGAACAGCTAACGTATATATTAATATAAACACCTCCCTTTATAATTATTATCTATATTTATTAGGTTTTCATATTATATGTTGTATATTTGCTTTATAAAACAATTTGTACTATGAAAAATTTTAAGAGAGAAATTGAAGGACATTCAAATGTAGAGTATGATTTTGAATGTTATGAAAACACTGATGTCATAGAAATTGGAGAAGCTTATATATTCTTCTTTGCTGGTATTGCTGATGTCCAAAGATGTTCTAGTGATACTGAAAAGAATGAGATAAATAAAAATGATAGAATTAAATCAGATACTGTTATAGACTTTGTGACTGAGTTTTGGACAAATTGTTATAAAATAAAAACAACAAATTTTGATTTAAGTGATATTTAATCATTATTCTATTATTTTATAGTGCTTTTTAATACCTTCTAAGTCAGGCATTTTTAAATCATTATCATTAATTAAAGTTCGAAGCCTATCTAACATAACAGTATCGCCATTTCTAACTATTTCATAATCTACGAAATCTTCTATGAGAAAACTATCTGCGTTTTTGATAAAGGTAAATATTAAAGAGTTTACTGGATTCCCATCTATGATTATAGGACCATTTACTTCTGGGAAGTGTTCCATATCAGTTAATTTATTATTATCGCATTCAAAATAACCACCTACTGTTTGTGGACCATCCTCTAATGATATTAATTTATTATATGAACAATCAAAGCTACCATCTACTGTTTGTGGACAACCTTTTAATAGTTTCAAATAATTATCAGAGCAATTAAAACTACCACTAATCGTTTGTGGACATCCTTCTAATGTCTTTAATTTATTAAAATAACATTTAAAATCCCCCTCTACTGTTTGTGGACTACCTTCTAACGATTTTAATTTATTATGATGACAATAAAAATTACCACTCACATAATTAAATTTAAGTGGTAAATATTCTAAGTATCTTCTGTTTAAATATACACCACCATCAACATCAATGCTCAAATCATCATTAATAGTATAATCTATTATTTTATACTTTTTACACACTTGTATAACTTCCTCTCTTGTAGTTGGAAATTTAGGACCATTGCTTTCGAATATCTTATAAGGTTTTATATGTTTCATGTCTATTCTATTATTTTATATTTTTTTTTAATTTCTTCTAAGTCAGGCATTTCTAAATCGTTATCTCTAATGAATGTTTGAAGTCTATCTAACATAACAGTATCTCTGTTTCTAACTATTTCATAATCTATAAAGTCTTCTATCATAAAGCTATCAGTTTTTGGTTTAAAAATAAACGTATTTATTAGATTGTATATTGGATTATTTTCTATGTATATGACCTGACTATCTTCTGGAAAGTGTTCTAAGTCTGTTATTTTATTATAAGAGCAATTAAAACTACCACGTACTGTTTGTGGACATCCTTTCAACGATACTAAAAAATTATTAGAACAGGAAAAAGACCTACCTACTGTTTGTGGACAACCTTCTAATGTTTTTAATTCATTATCATAACATAGAAATGCACCACTCACATAACTAAATCTAAGTGGTAAGTATTCTAAATTTTTACTATATAAATGAACATCACCATCAACATCGATACTTAAATCATCATTAATAGTATAGTTTTTTATTCTATACCCATTACACACTTGTATAACTTCCTTTCTTGTAGTTGGGAAGTTAGGACCAACACTCTCGAATATCTTATAAGGTTTTATATGTTTCATGTTTATTCTATTATTTTATAGTGTTCTTTAATGTTATCCAAATTAGGCATCTCTAAATCGTTATCTCTAATAAATGTTTGAAGCCTATCTAACATAACAGTATCTCTATTTCTAACTATTTCATAGTCTATAAAATCTTCTATCATAAAGCTATCAGCTTTATCAATGAAGGTATACATCAGTAAATATACTACATTGTGTCTTATGTCTATATTACCACTTACTTCTGATATGTGTTCTAAATCTTTTAATTTATTAAAAGAACAATTAAAATTACCATTAACTACCGATGGACAACCTTCTAATGATTTTAATTCATTTCCAAAACAATCAAAATCACCACCTACTGTTTGTGGACAACCTTTTAATGATTTTAATTCATTAAGTGAACAACCAAAATAACCACCAACTGTTTGTGGACAACCTTCTAATGTTTCTAGTTTGTTATTATAAGAACATTCAAAGTTAGTACCCACTGTTTGTGGACTACCTTCTAATGTTTTTAATTCATTACCTTGACAGTCAAAATCACCACCTACTGTTTGTGGACTACCTTCTAACGATACTAATATATTTCTACAACAAGAAAATCCACCACTCACATAATTAAATCTAAGTGGTAAGTATTCTAAATTTTTACTATCTAATCTAACATAACTATCAACATCAATACTTAAATCATCATTAATAGTATAATCTATTATTTTATACTTTTTACACACTTCTATAACCTCCTCTTTTGTAGTTGGAAAGTTAGGCCCATTGCTCTCGAATATTTTATAAGGTTTTATATGTTTCATGTTTATTCTATTATTTTATAGTGTTTTTTAATTTCTTCCAAATCAGGCATTTTTAAATCATTATCTCTTATAAAAGTTTCTAATCTGTCAAACATAACAGTATCTCTATTTCTAACTATTTCATAATCTATAAAATCTTCTATCATAAAGATATCAGCATTTTCAATAAAAGTATATACTAATAGATTTACTAGATTTGCCCCCATATCTATAGTTCCATTTACTTCTGGGAAATGTTCTAAGTCCTTTAATTCATTACTATAACAATCAAAATTACCATTTACTGTTTGTGAACCACCCTCTAGTGTTTCTAATTCATTATAGGAACAATCAAAATCACCATCTACTGTTTGTGGACTACCTTCTAATGATACTAACTCATTAAAATAACAAATAAAACGCCCACCTACTGTTTGTGGGCTATCTTCTAATGTCTTTAATTTATTATAAGCACATTTAAAATCCCCCTCTACTGTTTGTGGACTACCTTCTAACGATTTTAATTTATTATGATGACAATAAAAATTACCACTCACATAATTAAATTTAAGTGGTAAGTATTCTAATTTTTTCTTCTCTAAATATACACTACCATCAACACCAATACTTAAATCATCGTTTATGGTATAATTTTCTATTTCATACTTTTCACACACTTGTATAACTTCCTCTCTTGTAGTTGGGAAGTTAGGACTTTTATTCTCGAATATTTTATAAGGTTTTATATGTTTCATTTTATTCTATTATTTTATAGTGTTCTTTAATGTTATCCAAATTAGGCATCTCTAAATCGTTATCTCTAATAAATGTTTGAAGCCTATCTAACATAACAGTATCTCTGTTTCTAACTATTTCATAGTCGTTAAAATCTTCTACGATAAAACTATCAGCATTTTCAATAAAGGTATATACTAATAAATTTACTGTGTTTTTCTTTATATCTATTCTACCATTTACTTCTGGGAAGTGTTCTAAGTCTTTTAATTTATTATTAAAACAACGAAAATTCCCATTTACTGTTTGTGGACCACCCTCTAGTGTTTCTAATTTATTAAAATGACAATTAAAATCCCCATCTACTGTTTGTAGACAACCTTTTAATGTTTCCAAACTATTATAATAACACTGAAAATTACCACCCACTGTCTGTGGGCCACCTTCTAATGTTTTTAAGTTATTTCCACTACAATTAAAATCCCCCTCTACTTTTTGTGGACAACCCTTCAATGATTTTAATTTTTTATTAGAAGAGCAATCAAAATACTTACCCGCTGTTTGTGGACAACCTTTTAATGTTGTTAATTCATTGCTAGAACAACCAAAACCCCCAGTTACTGTTTGTGGACTACCTTCTAATGACGTTAATCCATTATGGCTACAATCAAAATAACCCTCTACTGTTTGTGGACAACCTTCTAATGTTTCTAAAATATTGATGTTACAATAAAAATCACCACCTATTGTTTGTGGACAACCTTCTAATGTCTCTAATTGATTACCATAGCAATAAAAGCTACCCCCTACTGTTGTTGGACAACCTTCTAATGTCTTTAATTCATTATAATTACAATCAAAATAACCACTCACATAATTAAATTTAAGTGGTAAATATTCTAAGTATACCCTCCCTAAATCAACATCACCATCAACATCAATGCTTAAATTATCATTAATAGTGTAGTCTTCTATACCATATCTTTTACACACTTCTATAACTTCATCCCTTGTAGTTGGGAAGTTAGGACTTTTATTCTCGAATATTTTATAAGGTTTTATATGTTTCATGTTTATTCTATTATTTTATAGTCTTTTTTAATTTCTTCCAGATTAGGCATTTCTAAATCGTTATCTCTTATAAAAGTTTGAAGCCTATCTAACATAACAGTATCTCTGTTTCTAACTATTTCATAGTCTATAAAATCTTCTATCATAAAGCTATCCGCTTTATTAATAAAGGTATATACTAAACAATATACTATATTATCTTCTATATCTATAGTTCCATTTACTTCTGGGAAATGTTCTAAGTCTTTTAATTCATTATAGGAACAATCAAAATCACCATCTACTGTTTGTGGACTACCTTCTAATGATACTAACTCATTAAAATAACAATTAAAACGCCCACCTACTGTTTGTGGACTACCTTCTAACGATTTTAATTCATTGCCACCACAGTTAAAATATCCAAATACTGTTTGTGGACTACCTTCTAATGTTTTTAATTTATTAACAAAACAATTAAAATTACCACTTACATAATTAAATTTAAGTGGTAGATATTCTAATCTTTGTCTATATAATTCAACATCACCATCAACATCAATACTTAAATCATCATTAATAGTATAATCTATTATTTTATACTTTTTACACACTTGTATAACTTCCTCTCTTGTAGTTGGAAATTTAGGACTATTGCTCTCGAATATTTTATAAGGTTTTATATGTTTCATTTTATTCTATTATTTTATAGTGTTCTTTAATGTTATCCAAATTAGGCATCTCTAAATCGTTATCTCTAATAAATGTTTGAAGCCTATCTAACATAACAGTATCTCTGTTTCTAACTATTTCATAGTCGTTAAAATCTTCTATCATAAAGCTATCAGCATTATCAATGAAAGTATGTACTAATAAATCTACTGGATTTTCCTCTATATCTATTCTACCATTTACTTCTGGGAAATGTTCTAAGTCTTTTAATTCATTAGTAAAGCAATAAAAATCACCACCTACTGTTTGCGGACAACCTTCTAATGTCTCTAATTCATTAGTAAAGCAATAAAAATCACCATTTACTGTTTTTGGACAACCTTCTAATGATTTTAATTTATTACGATTACAATGAAAACCACCATCTACATAGTTAAATTTAAGTGGCAAGTGTTCTAAATTTTTATTATATAAGCCAATAGATCCATCAACATCAATACTTAAATCATCATTAATAGTGTAATTTTCTATTTTGTAATATTCACACACTTTTACAACTTCCTCTCTTGTAGTTGGGAAGTTATGACTAACACTCTCGAATATTTTATAGGGTTTTATATGTTTCATTCTATTCTATTATTTTATAGTGTTCTTTGATGTCTTCCAAGTTAGGCATTTCTAAATCGTTATCCCTAATGAAGGTCTGAAGTCTATCTAACATAACAGTATCACCATTTCTAACAATCTCATAATCTACAAAATCTTCGATCATAAAGCTATCAGCAGTTTCGATAAAAGTATGTACTAATAAATCTACTGGATTTCCCCTTATGGCTATAATACCATTTACTTCTGGGAAGTGTTCCAAATCTGTTAATTTATTAAATTTACAGTTAAAGCCACCACTTACTGTTTGTGGACAACCTTTTAATGTCGTTAATTCATTATCATCACATAGAAAATTAGCATTCACTACTGATGGACTACCTTCTAGTGTTTCTAATTCATTAAAGCTACAATAAAAATCCATTCCTATTGTTTGTGGGCAACCTTTTAATGATTTTAATTCATTTTGAGAGCAATCAAAAACCCCATCTACCGTTTGTGGACACCCTTCTAATGTTTTTAAGTTGTTATAATCACAATTAAAATAACCATTTACATAATTAAATTTAAGCGGTAAGTATTCTAAATTTTTACTATATAATTCAACATCACCATCAACATCAATACTTAAATCATCATTAATAGTGTAGCTATATATTTTATATCTTCTACATACCTTTATAACTTCTTCTCTTGTAGTTGGGAAGTTAGGCTCAGCACTCTCAAATATTTTGTAAGGTTTTATGTGTTTCATGTTTATTCTATTATTTTATAGTGCTTTTTAATTTCTTCCAAATTAGGCATTTCTAAATCAAATCCTTCTATGAAGGTTTTTAATCTATCTAACATAACAGTATCTCTATTTCTAACTATTTCATAGTCGTTAAAATCTTCTATCATAAAGCTATCAGCATTTTTGATAAAGGTATATGTTAAGAGATTTACTGGATTTCCCCTTATGTCTATAATACCATTTACTTCTGGAAAATGTTCTAAGTCTTTTAATTCATTATCTTTACAGCCAAAATTACCATTTACTGTTTGTGGGCAACCTTTTAATGATTTTAATTCATTATTGTCACAACTGAAATTACCATTTACTGTTTGTGGACACCCTTTTAATGTTTTTAAATTATTATTAAAGCAATAAAAATCCCCATTTACTGTTTGTGGACTACCTTCTAATGATTCTAGTTTATTATTAAAGCAATAAAAACTACCACTTACTGTTTGTGGACAACCTTCTAATGACTTTAATTTATTACTAGAACATATAAATGTACCACTCACATAATTAAATTTAAGTGGTAAGTATTCTAATTTTTTCTTCTCTAAATATACACTACCATCAACACCAATACTTAAATCATCGTTTATGGTATAATTTTCTATTTCATACTTTTCACACACTTGTATAACTTCCTCTCTTGTAGTTGGGAAGTTAGGACTTTTATTCTCGAATATTTTATAAGGTTTTATATGTTTCATTCTATTCTATTATTTTATATTCTTTTTTAATTTCTTCCAAATCAGGCATTTCTAAATCGTTATCTCTTATAAAAGTTTGAAGCCTATCTAGCATAACAGTATCTCTGTTTCTGACTATTTCATAATCTACAAAGTCTTCTATCATAAAGCTATCAGCTTTTTTAATAAAGGTATACACTAATAAATTTACTGTGTTTTCAAATATGTCTATTCTACTATTTACTTCTGGGAAATGTTCTAAATCTTTTAATTCATTATGAGAACAAGAAAAATTACCACCTACTGTTTGTGGGCTACCTTTTAATGTCTTTAATTCATTATGTATACAACGAAAAGTACCACCTACTGTTTGTGGGCTAAATTCTAATGTTTTTAATTCATTATTAGAACAACTAAAACGACCATTTATTGTTCGTGGGCTACCTTCTAATGTTTTTAATTGATTAAAAGAACAGTTAAAAGTTCCACCCACTTTTTCTGGACAACCCTCTAATGATTTTAATTCATTAAAATGACAATCAAAGCTACCCTCTATATAATTAAATTTAAGTGGTAAGTATTCTAAGCTTTGACCATCTAAATAAACATCACCATCAACATCAATACTTAAATCATCATTAATACTATATTTTTCTATTTTATATTTTTCACAAACTTCTATAACTTCCTCTCTTGTAGTTGGGAAGTTAGGACTAGCACTCTCGAATATCTTGTAAGATTTTATGTGTTTCATAGAGTATATATTAAATTAAACTATTTAATATATCCCTAGTAGTTTATTATAATTATTTCCTCTGTCTTCTTATTACCGCTTCTAGATACTTTGTTATAATTGTGTTCTATCTTTTTTACTGAATAACCATCCTTTATTAATTCATCTAGTAAAAAGCAAGATTTATTATCATGTTTTAAAGAACCAGAAACCATAAATGAAGAACCACTCGAATCTATATTTTTCAGATATTCATATAGCTTCTGGTCATCATCCTTTTCCCAATAAGCATTATAACCAGCTTCTGTATTTGAATATGGTGGATCACAATATAACATTACTTTATCAGATGATATTTTAACATCACTAAAGCTTTTAGAAGTATATCTTATCTTATGTCCATATTTTCTTAATTCTGTTTTGAACTCATTAACTTTATTATCTGTGTTAGGATTCCATCCCCTATTCCCATAAGTTTGATTGTATAGAAATTTCTTATTGAATCTCATCATATTATTTGTTGATGATAGCATTAATGCCCATAATTTAGAAGGTGTTTTATGTTCATTATAAGAGCTTCTAAGCGACAGAAATCCTTCTTTGTTATCTTTACCAGGACATAATGCTTTTGTATCTTCTATGATGCTATCATCTACTAATATAAGCTTATGTATGTCTATTAAATCTTCTATTATATCATTTGCTAATATTTTGTCGTAATGTTCTAGTATATTTGTATAAACAGAACCACCACCACAAAATAAGTCACAAAAGTATGGCTTATTATAATCCATCTCTGGTATTATCTGATTTAGTATCTTAAATTTACTACCTGTATAATTAAAAGGTGTCTTAATATAATTATCCATTTATTTCATTTTTTATAGAATTCCACATTGGTTTCATCACAACATTATAACAAGTGATACAAAGGTCTATATCATCACTCACTCCACTAATCTGTTCTAGATTACCATCATCATTAATAACAGAATACCCATCTAAAGGATTGTCGTCTTTAATATGTCTATAAATAGGGATAGTTAATAGTCTATTCCCTTTAGTATCTTTTTTACATTTATCACAAAAGTATCTTACCATAATTATTTTATATTAAAATGATTTCTTAATGTTTCTTTAGCCATTTCCCTTTCTTTTATAATATACCTAGCACTCCCACTAGATTTTATTATACCAAGACCTAATAACACTTTCATAAAGTCCTTTATATCCTTGGGTAGTATGATTATATCATTTACTTTACAAGTGTCTATTATTGATTTGTTAGATGGTAATTTCTCATTCATCTTAGTCTCACTAGACACGATATTTGATAGTATCTCATCATATAATAACCATTTCTGATATTTTGGATCTTTTTCTATCTTTTTTCTAAATTCTTTATAAGACCTAAATCTATAGTATTGGTTGAAATAGACACCACCTAATATAATAAGTTCTATAAATGTTGACAATATGATAAAAAGGAAAGAGTTATCTGAATTCTTTTCTTTTTCTTTAGAAGATTTGTTAGTCAGTGAATTACTTTTTGCATCTACCCTAGTCTTAAACTCTTCTTTGAGTTCGTCTATCTCTTCTTTGTTTATACTAATCTGTTCTAAGTTTACCTTTTTGTTACTTCTAATATTTTCTTTAGCAGATATATAATTACCTGGTAGTTCAGCTGCTTCTTCATCAAATTTTATGTTTTGATTAAACAATATTTTATTCCTATTCTCAATAACACCTATCTTAGTATCATAGATAGTAGTTAAACTATCTCTATAAACATCTAGTTTATTCACCGTCTTAACTTCTATTTCATCAGACTTTAATGAAAACTTTTTAGCACCACTCAAGGATGAATAAAATGATAAAAATATAAGCAATACACTTAATATTGCCAATGGTAAGGCAGTCTTTTTTATTGTATTATCCTTTAGGGATTGAATGGAAAACTTGTCAAATATATCTCTTTTTAGAAGTTCCACACCTATTAATATAATTAACGATGCTGCAACAACTAGTGCTTGGTTATCACCAATTGGCCCAGATAATATATCGGACATAAAGAAATAAGCAAGGAATATTGATGTCATATTACCAAAGTATGACAACCCCTTCATTATTTTGTTTATGTTGCTATAACTAGTATTAAAACTATAGTTATTCATCTGTTGATCTAATTCTTTAAATTTTTCTACTTTCATCTATTTTTAATATTTAGTTTACCTTTCCAACGCTCTGAAAGTGTTAGCTTTCTAGATTCAAATTGGTCTATATAGTTTTTTTTATCAGCTAGTTCCGTTTTAACATCTATCATTTTTTTACTTATTGACTTTAAATCATCTTTTAAGTTCATAAGTTCTGCACCTTTCTCACTCTTAGCGTTTTCCATTCTACCATGTAAGATTCTATAGAAGTATTTAAACCTAAAGAGTAAATAAGTTAAATCTTCTGGTTTTAAATCTTCTTCGTAGTCTGAGTTCATAAGAAAGTCTAGTAATTCCTTATCGTTTAAATCTTTAATCATATTTACGTATATATATATATATTTGGATTTGTTTAGGTATTCTGTGAAAAAAGTCAAAATTCATTTTTTAGTTTTTATATATAAGGTTAAAATTATAACACAAATGGATAAAGATATAAAGCACATAAAGGATATTAATTATATTCTTTTAATAAATTGGTTTCTTACATCATCTTGTCTTTCATCTTCTAACTTTAAATCTATAAGTTTAATCAGAAATTACCTAAGACATGAAATGAATATTGTATTAAGCAATCACTATATTGAAGAAGATATAAAAGAACTCCAAGAGACAGAGGCAGAAGTAAAACCTAAATTAAGTTAACGGTTTCTGTTCTTGACCACCATCACTTTCTTTATCATTATCTATCTCATCATAAGGCTCTACATTATCAAACACACCATTTTCTTGCTCTTTTTCTATGAGTTGGTTTATGTAATTTGCCCTACGTCTCTCTACATCTTTCTTATCTTGCTCTTTTTTAGAATTTCTTTTATGAACTTTTGATTTGTGTTCTTTTCTATTTTTACTTTTTGGCATAATAAATATTTTATTGTTATATACATATTTATTAAAATGTTTAGGAGAAGTTACATAAAAAATATATACAGTATGTCATATAATAAACTTTTACAAGATATAACTTCAATAGAAGGGGAGCTAGGCTCAGCTATTCCTGGTTTTGATATAAACCAGTTCTTATTAGATGACAAAGAAATAGTTAAAAAGCTTATAGCTGACGAAAATCCCGCAATGCCACCAGCAGACATAGAACTTATGACAGATGGTTTTAAAAATCTAGGAACTAACACAGATGCTACGGACGAGGAAGCCCAAGACACAGCTTCTAGACCAAGTTTAGGTCTTACCTCACAAGGAATATCACAGAGTGAAGACCAACTAACTAATCTATCAGAATTGGGTGATACACCTTTTAAAAAAAATCTTATTGATGAGTCTATAAAAAAACAAGTAGACACACAAAAACAATATCCACTTACAGAAGATTCACCATACTATAAAAAAGCAAGAAGCCTTAAAGCAACTATAAAACAAAAAATAATGGAATTTGTTAGAAAGGTAGTAGAACTCGTGAAAGAAATAGCTTTTGCAGTTGTTACAATCGGAACAAGTATATCAGGTGGTGTTGGTATGTTAGCACCATTTGCATTTAATGTGCCTGGTATGATTACTATGATATTAGATATAATAATGCTACTTTTGTCATTAAAATCAAAGGCATTAGATGCTTTATCTATATTCCCCTTTTTTTCTGTACTCAATGTTCTTTGTTCAGAAGCCGCACTAAACACTATATCAGCTATACTAAGTAAATTATATAGAATTTTAAAAAATTCTATATTGTCTATACTTCTTTCAATAGAGGATTTTATAAAAAGAGCTATATCAGCTATAAAAAATAGTACCTCTAGCGACAAAGAAGGTAGAAGGGCTAGAACAATAGCTAGAAGATTACGCTCTATGGAATATCTGCCCAATAATGACTTTGTGCGTGTTGATGAGGATGATATAGATGAGGTTGAGAGGATATTAGAAGATTGGGAAGTTGTTAAAACTGGTAAATATATAGACCAGACTAAGATAGAAGCAACACTAGGAGAGGTTAAGAGAAAAGTTAGTATAGATGAATTACTTAAAGAATTAGATAATTTAGATAATGTGGTAGTTAATGTTAAAGATTTAACTGGTATATCTGGTGACTTTGAAGAGAATGTAAATGAGGATATAGTTGTCTTTGATGTTGAGCTACCAAATGGGGAGAAGATAATCGGTCTATCAGAAGAAGAATTAGATGGTTTAAGATCAACTTATAATGTGATATTTTCAGAGAATACTAGATATACAAGAACAGATGGTTCTAACAATATTACTATAAGAATTTAATATATATCATATGGAAAAAAACATAAAAACATTCGAATCGTATAATAGTGACTACAAAAGAGTAATACCTAGAGATTTCTTTAATGAAAGTAAATTACTTAAATGTATGGGTGTCCTAGCTCTTAAAATATTAGACCATCAATTACCAGAAGGTATAAGTATAATCATAGAAGAAAGTGGTGAGCCTTTTGAAATAGATTTAGGTAGTGATGGTCTTTATGTATCAAATTACCATATTACTGTAAATGGAGAGGATGTCATTATGAAAACCACATACAACTCTAAGTCAAGTTTTCCATTTATGTGTGAAATAGGTTATGACGAAGTCCCAGTTTTTGATGATAATGGTGACTTTGATGAAGAATTCATAGAAATGTTTTCACAAGAGCAGTAATTAGTTATTGTTCTTTAAACGTTTGCTTTTTAGATACTAAATAGTTAAAATTTTTAGAAATATCAAAACTATACTTAGCATTCAATTTACCAGACATCTCACCACCAGCAAACTTTATATCAATGTCTAAATCTAATAATTTATCAGTATCCATTTCGACTCTTATAACAATCCCAAAATTATTATCATCTTCAGAATCAGTTGTAAAATCTACGTGATAGTCAAACATTATATCTAAATCATCAAAATATCTTCTAAAGAATTGTCTAGAAGGTATCATCTCGAATGATTTACCCTTATCTAAGTAATAAATATTTCTTTCTTCGCAACCTAATTTTTCAACAATTATTTTAAATAACTTCATTTTCAGTTCACCAGTTGCTAGTTTGAAATTATTATCTAGTTTATCGATGTCATCTAGATAGTTTTCTTTGAAAGAATCAGTAAATAACTTTTCTAGTATTTTAGAGTTGAGCAAAACAACTTTTGTCTCATTCCACTTTTTAGTTACTAATTCTTCATCTTTAAAAAACATTTTCTTATCCTTCCAAACTTCTATTAATAAATCAGAAAGATTAAGTATGTTTCTATCAAACTCTTTCATATATTCCCCAAGGTGTCTATATCTAGAATCATTGTGTCTTATCGAAAAGAAATCAAAATATCCTATTTTATCAATATTTTTTGTGTCTATGAATTTTTCAATATGAGATTGTATATTTTTATTTACATTCTCATAAATTAGTGTAATCCATTCTTGTGTTAGCATTGACCATTTTTCAAGATAATCACCCTTGAATAGATTATCTAAATCATTACCTATTAATTCTTCTGATAGCTTATTAAATGATGCTGTTTTTGTTTTTGATAAGCTTTTATCAAGGAAGAAAGAGAATTGTCTACCATCATTTAACTCAACAACGATATCTTCACCATATTCATCTGTCTTGTTTGGTCCTAACCAATATACTTTCTTTATTCTACTCTCTTCTAGCTTTTCCTCTGCTAAAAGTTTATCAATAATACTTCTAGCAGTAGTTCTTGAATCTACTAACAACTTCCAGTCTTTCTCTATATCAAACTTAACACCTTCAAAATGTTCGATTACTTTGGATATTTCATCATCTTTTTGACATTTACCATCAATGTACTTACCTAACTCTAATCTATTCTTAGTAATTAATAGATTTTTTAAATCAGTTAGGAATACATCAGAATTTGACGAATATCTAGCCTTTATACCTTTGTCTAGTAAATCATCTAAAAACGTATTGTTAAGAAGTACCATTGAAGTACATATTTCTTTAACTAAATTTTTATTTGAATATGATTTACTCTCTTTGAATATCTCGTAATTTCTAATCCATTTCATCTAATTATAAATATGTTTTCTTTATATATTAAAATACCATTGTTGTTTTTAAAAATTAATATATATCTTTACAACCAATTATACATATGAGATATATCAAGGACTACAATAGCTATAAAGAATCAATTCAATTCAATTTTGAATATGAACATTTTGATGATTTAATGGAATCACTAAATATATGGCATGATTCATTAATAAGTTCTATAAATGCAGAAGAAGTTAACATATTTACTACACTAGACCTACCAACAGATGTGTATGTTGATAATTTAGATATTGAATTTCTATCGGATAATATAGAATTTATAAATTCTTTGTCTAGCATAGGACTTAAGAAGTCTGATGTTAAGAATAGTGATGATTTTCAAACATTTTTAAATAAAGCCTGTAAATTTATGTTCATATATGACATGAATGCTAATGAATTAGAAAACCCAGACTATATGTTATTCCAAACATGGAATTCTTCTTTGGATAGATGGGAAGATGCTAAGATGTATAAAGTAAATGATGATGTTAAAAAGTTTTATGAAAAGTTAACATCTAGAAGTATCGAGATTATTGATGGTGATGAGAGATATATATACCAAACATCAAATGGTAGTGAATGGGATTTACAAAACACAGATGCTATGAACGATATTTATCTAAAAACATTTAGAAAAGATGAATTACAAATACTTTTAAACGAAAGAAAGGCTAAAGTGTCAATTATATAATTAGTTTTAGTATATTTACCATCCTATGAAAAGAATAGCAAAATACAGAAGAACATTCATCACCATATCTATTATGTGGTTTATCATTTCTAGTAACTCTGTGAATGGTTATAACGTAATTACCAATATTTCGATAGCTTGTATATTTTCAAGTTGTCTTATACTTCTTTTCTCATATATGAACGATATAGGTGATGTTTAATTATTTAAAATTAACAGAGCCTTTTAGTTTCTCTAAAACTTTTCTTTCTTCTCCGTTTATATCAGCTGGAATTCTTATTTTTATACTAACATACATATTTCCCATACCATAGTTCACATCAGGTATTCCTTTACCAGAGAATCTAGCCACGTGTCCATCTTTAGTACCTGGGTTTATATTTAATTTAATTGTGCCTCTTGGTGTTTTTACCTCAACTTCATTACCTAGTATAGCATCTATTACATTTATCTCTTTGTTTATAAGTATATTATTGTTATCCCTGGTGAAATAATCTTCTTTTATTTCATCAATAAAAATATGTAAATCCCCCGCTATACCATTCTTAGCATAGTTGCCGTACCCACTCATACCTATCTTCATACCAGATGTAACACCTGCTGGTATGTCAACATCTAGTTTTTCTGATTCTTCTTTAGTACCTAGACCACCACAGTCTTTACACTTGTTTTTTATTTGAGTACCATCTCCATCACATTCAGAACATATTACTTGTTGCCTCATACTACCAAATGGTGTTTCTTGTATGATTATTTTATATCCACTACCACTACATTTATTACAAGAAGAACTTTCATTACCACCTTTACCAGAACAAGTGTTACAATGTTTCCTTCTATTATACTTTAATGTTTTATTCACACCATTTAGTATATCTTCTATTGTTAAACTGACCTTTAGTCTAAGATTAGAACCTTTCTTTTTAGGTTGTGTAGAATTGTTATATCTTTGTTTTGAATAATTCCCAAAAACATCACCGAATTGATTGAATATGTCTTCAAAACCAAATCCATGGCCTTGGCTGGAACTTTGACCAGTATTAGAGTTTCCACTAGTTCCAAATCTGTCATAATTATTTCTTTTAGATTCATCCTTTAGTGTATCATAAGCCTCAGCTGCTTTTTTGAAATTCCCCTCTGCTTCTATATCATCTGGGTTTTTATCAGGATGATATTTTAAAGCCATCTTTCTATATGCTTTCTTTATTTCATCTTGACTTGCGTTTTTGTCAATTCCTAGTGTTTCGTAATAGTTATCTTTCATTTTAAAATATTTTTTAATTTAATTGCTCTTATTATTGAATTTGTATTGCTATCAAGTACTATGTCAAAGTATCTACTATACTTCAAAACCATAGTTCCATCTTTTTTTATAGTTAGTTTAAATCCAAGTGAGTTTAAATGGGATTCTACTTCTTGTTTTGTAGGTACATTACCACCACAATAATAAGACGATTCGAATAAGTTTTCAAATATTATTTTAAACTTATTCATGTATATTTCAGCATTAGTTTCACAACGTTTCCTAGTAGTATCATTAATAGAAATATTAGTTGATTTAAGCTTCCAATTTTTTAGTTTGCTCATGCTTGTTACTTACTTCTGTTTATTTGTTTCAATTTTGCATTTCTAATCTCCATTTTTACATCTTTGCAATTTAAGACACGATCTATCAAGTAGCATATATAATCATCCGCTATAACACTAACATGAGTAACCGTCTTATCTATATAATCAAATCTTTCAAAAGATCCTCTAGTCTTATCTATGACTTCTATAAAATGATCAAAGAAATCATCAGCATTAAACATTATTTGATATAGCTTTAATGTTTCATCTCTATCTCTAGATGTATATTCGAAATATGTTGGAATGTTTATATAAACAGAAGACCACACCTTTCTATATGTGGGTAATATAAGATCTATGATTTTATCATCTTCACCATCGTATATACTAATATTATATAAAACGTCAGATAAGTCACACATCCTTTTATCTATTAAGTAGTTTATATCGTCTATGAAGTCAGAGGTATTTACAATACCTGTACACAAAGAATCTATTATAATTTGCCTTTTCATTTGACTTTTATCTAAATCTTCCATAATTTATTCCCCATCACATTTACCCAAGATTATCTTAGGATATCTTATTATCTCATCATTCATTATATAACCATTTGATACAACTTCATATATGCCATGCTTTTCACAATCAACAATACTTATAACCTCATGTATATCAACATCATATTGCTTATTCTTAACCTTTTCAAGACCTATACTTTTAAAGGAATTATCAAGTTTTTTTAACATTGATTGGAAGTTTCTTCTAGCCTCTTCGCTTATAGTCTTTTCAACTGCAATAGATAGTTCATTATGTATATCAAGAACAGATTCAAGAGTTTTTAATTGAACTTCTTTTTTAAGTTGTTCTTTCTGTTTACTAACACGTTTTTTGAAATTTTCTAGTTCTGCAAGTGTCCTAATATATTTTTCATTATAAGAAGAAGAGTATTCCTCTATGAGTTCATTAAGGTTAATTTCTCCACCATCATCTTTTATGATAGTTAATTTTATTGAGTTATCATCTATGACTCCCCGATCCCTTAAAAATTTAGTTATATCTTCCATAGTTTATTATTTTTATTTATTTTGATAGGTACTTTTCTGCATCTAATGCCGCCATACATCCAGTACCTGCGGCTGTTATAGCTTGTCTATATTTTTTGTCTTGTACATCACCGCATGCAAATACACCATCTATACTAGTTTCGGTACTTTTAGGCTTAGTTATTATGTATCCATCATCGTCTAAATCAATTATATTTTTGAATATTTCTGTGCTTGGATTATGTCCAATGGCAACAAAGACACCATCACACTGAAGCACATCTCCTGAACCTATCCTTACACCAGTAACACCCTTATTTTCCTCACCTAATATTTCTTCAATATGTGTATTAAAATGAACTATTATCTTGTCATTATCAAACAAACGATTTTGCATTATTTTGGATGCCTTCATATCATTCCCTCTAACTAAAACTATCACAGACTTGCATATGTTAGAAAGATAAAGGGCTTCCTCGGCAGCGGTATCTCCGCCTCCAATCACGATAACTGTAAGGTCTTTATAAAAGAACCCATCACATGTTGCACATGATGAGACACCCATTCCTCTATATTTAGTCTCGGATTCAATACCTAACCATTTGGTTTCTGCACCAGTTGATATTATTATTGACTTAGCTTTATATGCTGTACCTCTATGGTCTTTTATAACGTAGGGATATTGTGAAGTGTCAACATATTCAATATAGGATTCTATGATTTCAGTGCCAAACTTTTCTGCTTGATATCTAAAATCTTCCATCATTTTTGGACCAGTTACTGGCTCTCTATATCCTGGGAAGTTTTCAACATCATTTGTATCAGTTAATTGCCCTCCTATTTTCTGCCCAGTTATCATTAGTGGTTTTAAACCAGCTCTTGCTGCATACAATGCAGCAGTATATCCTGCTGGTCCAGAACCTATTATTATCACACTCTTTTCATTTTCCATATTAGTAATTAAATTTTAGAAGCTTTTTAACGTTATTAGTTGTATAGAATTCGCTCACAAAGTTTCTTTCAGATATAGTATGAATTTCAAGATTATCTATCTTAACCTTCATGTTATCTATATAAACTCTGAGTTCCCCTAATGGTACTAACCAGTAATCATTGGGGTTCCAATAATCGGGAAATTTGTTTAAAAACTTTTCTAATGCAAAATCTAATGTTTTCTTTCTGATCATTAGTGTTTTTTCTTGCTTTGAAGACTTGTTGCTAAGTATCTCTGTTATGTATGTATTAAACTTGTGTATTAGATTGTTAGTCTCAATAACTTTTAGAAGACCGATGACAAGTGCATCATTTTCGGACATATCAATCTCTTCATTGTCCTCTAATAATTTATGGGCATCCTTGTCTGAACCAATAATGTAATATACATAGGAATCCCAACACCCTCTTTTTATTATATCATCTGGTGTAATTAAAATTTTCATATATGTATTTATTTTTATATTATAACATAAAATGGTATAAAAGTTTAATATTATAGGTTCTTATTTATATTTTTTAGTATATTTGCACGAATATTAACCACATACAAATAATGGAACTGGAACAAAAGATAGAATTGAATAAAGAAATAAGAACTTATAAAGGAGAAAATACCTTCTTAACATCCTTAAAAAAGCAATTAAAGAGTAATAAATACTTAGAAAAAGTTAATATTGGCAAGCGAAATATAAGAATACTAAGCGAAAGGCAGTATAAGACTGCTAAATCATTATTAAAAGACTTAAACTAAATATAAATTGAAAAAAGCAAAAATGAGAAAGAAGAGTAAAAGATTTTTAGAGAATTATCTAAACACACATTCACCATCTGGTAATGAAAAAGAAGCACAAGATGTATGGGAAGAATATTTGTCTAAATTTATAGACAGAGAAAACATACACAGAGATGTTTATCATAGTTCATATGGCATTATAAGATGTGGTAAACCAGATGCAAAAAAAGTTGTCATAGAGGCACATGTTGATGAAATTGGATGGATGATTTCACATATAGAAGATAGTGGATTATTAAGAGTTAAGAGAAACGGTGGTAGTGATAATATGATTGCACCATCAAGACCAGTAATTATACACCACCATAATGGAAACACTTCTAATGGTGTATTTGGGTGGGCTGCTATTCATACTAGAAACAATAGTGTTGAAAATGGCCCTGATCAACACGAACTTTATATTGACTTAGGATTAAAAGATAAGGATGCCGTTTTGGAAAGTGGTGTTGAAGTGGGTAATCTGATTACAAATGATACTAAATTCTCTATGATTGGAGATTACTACACTTGTAAAAGTGTGGATAACAAGATTGGTGGATTTATTATTGCAGAGGTAGCAAGGCTTGTTGTTAGTAAAAAAATACAACTTGATTTTGACCTTTATGTCGTGAATTCTTCCCAAGAAGAAGTTGGACTAGAGGGTGCAAATCATATGGCCAAGAAAATAAGACCTAATTTAGCATTAGTGCATGATGTTTGCCACAACACAACGACACCTTCTTATAATAAAGCTAAGCACGGTGATGTTATAGGTGGTAAGGGACCAAGTGTCCATTATACACACCAGAATTCTAAAAGGATTAATGCTTTGATAAGAAATGTTGCAAAAGAAAATAAAATACCACTACAAATCGAAATTGGATCTATTGGTAATGATACATTATCTTTTTTTAGAGAAGGTATAGAAACTGCCATGATTGCAACACCACTTAAGTATATGCACTCAACAGTTGAGATGTCACACAAGGATGATGTTGATAATGCTATAAAAGTATTTCTTGCTACACTAAAGGAACTAAAATCTGACTTCATAGTCTAAAAACTAATACTCCCTTGTTTTAGATATAACAAGGGAGTATTTTTAAATAATAGCACAAATACTTTGTATATACCATATTATGTTATATATTTGTATTCAACTTAAAAAATATACACAATGCTTACTAAAATTAAAATTGACAGTATCAAGAAAGAAATAGATAAAGCCATTTCTGATATTACAAAAAGAGAAGGTCTAGAATATTTAATAAGTGAACATAGTAGCAACGTATTATCTTGCAACATAAACATCGAACTCTCATTGTCTAAAAATGTTGGTAAAAATTATGAAATACAAAGAATGTTATGTAGGAAAGTTGGATTTACACAAAATGTAATTGGAATGTCTTTTACAGACAGATTCGGTCATAAGAGAACTATCTCTAATATTAAGCCTAGAAACAGTATATATCCTGTTATAACGAGTTGTGATAGTGACAGAAATTTAAAATGCAGAGTTTCTATGATAAAAAAAGAATTAGGTGGTGATAAGATGATAAATAGAAATGCTAACCTAGAGCAAATGATTGGGTAATTTTTAATGGTTTTAATTACTCGATGGAGAACCCACTTATTATAGGTGGGTTTTCTTATTTTAGCTTGTTAAATCTTTCAAATGAATATACTTTCTCATTTTTAGTTATTTCGTCAATTTTTGATTTTATGTTCTCTAGTCTTTTTCTAGCCGCTTCAACCTTAAAAGATGGTGCATTGTCCACAAATCCTTTATTTGATAATTGTGTTTCTACCTTTTCTAGATCAGACTTTAACTTATTAAGTATATCAGACTCATCTATTTCTTTTGGCATTTCATACTCTCTATCAAAATTAGATTCTGATTCTATATGGTATGTTACGTTAAGCCTTGTTTTTTGAATTCCCTTGTCTATTTTTAGAAATATAACATTTTCTTTTGCTATTTCTATCATTTTATAGTCTGCTAAAAAGTCAACCACCTCATTTTCTATGTTACTACCAAATAAATTCTCTAAACCAAAGAATATTATTTGTTTAGAATATTTAGAGTAATCTGTCTTAGAGTATAATTCCTCTAAGAAAAATCCTTGGTCATAAACATCAGTCACATTACCTAGTCTAAACTCCCCGCCAGTTATTTCACCATTTATTTTAACTTGTTTATTAGCCAACCTCTGCTTGGCTTCTTTAGCTGGTATGCCATATTCTTTTAGTAATTCGTATAATTTCATAATAAGTATATTTTATTTAATTTATATATAAAAAAGTTGTATATTTGTTTTCAACTAAAAATAAAAAGATGTCAGAATTAATAACTTATAAACAATGTGTTGATTTGTGTAATCTAGTAGATTCCGCATTTTATGAAACTAAAGTAAATGTTGAAGGTTTTAATATTTCTGTATTTAACTATAGACTAGCACAATGGTCAGACTTCGCCAAACCTTTTGGAGAAGATTCAGATATAAGTGCCTATGAGTTAAGAGGATTAACATTTGTATTTAATGAAGATGGTAGTTTATTTAAAAGATACTTGCTACTAAAGAAGTTTTTCAACTTGAACCAAGTTCCAGAGACTCTATATGATGTTGTTAAAGATTATAATGTTATAAATGTCAATAATAAAGAAGATGGTTCATTAGCCACCTTTATAAAGCTACCAAATGGCAAGATAGTTGGCAAATCTAAGATAGGATTTGATAATTCACAAGCCGATGGGATTAATAGAGTTTATAATGATAATGAGGAAATAAAAAACTTTGTAAATGATTGTTTAGACAATGACATTGTTCCTATATTTGAATATGTAGCACCTTCTAATAGAATAGTTTTAAGATATATGAAAGAAGAACTTATTCTACTAAAATTACGTAACAACTTGACTGGTGAGTATATCGATATAAGTGGGGTTAATATAAAGAAAGCTGAATTTGAATGTTATACATTAGATGATATTATTGAATTAGCCAAGACTGTTGAGAATAAAGAAGGATGGGTTGTTGAAATGGAAGGTATAGTATTGAAAGTTAAAACTGAATGGTATAGAAATTTACACGGACTTTTAACAGATGATTTATACAGAGAAAATATCCTTATAAAACATATTTTAAATGATGATATAGATGATCTTATCTCAGAGATACCAGAGGAAGATATAGAATCTATCGATAGAATAGATAGATTGGTTTCCGTTGTAAAATCCTATACAAAAGACAGAGTTGAATATTTAGAAAATGAATATAATAAGTATAAGGGCTTATCATTGAAAGAATATGCAGTAAATCACCTCAAAGGTAATAAAGATGCACCATTTATATTATCTATGAAAAACTATTCTTTAGCTAAAGATATGTCTTTAGAAGATATCGAAGATAATTTTGAGTCTTATGATAAGTATAAGAGATACTTAGAATCTAGAGAGACTTATAACTTAGTTGTAAGTTCTATAATAAATGAGACTAAGAGGTTAGAATTAGCAAGGGAATGGTTAATGAAAAGAGGATTTAAAAACATATGGTAAAACAAATGCTTCAAATGAATCTAATTACACAGAAATGAATATAAAAAATATAGTAATCTTTCTGTAATCCAAAAAACATTGCTATATTTGTACTCTAAATAAGAGAAGCCGAAAACTTAATAGAGTAGGCAAAATAAAGTATTAACTAGATATGGTAACTAAAGAAGAATTAGACAAGGTATTATCAGGTATTGAAGAATCAAAGATTGTAATTTCAAAAGAAAGAGATAAGCTTCGTGATTTATTTAGTGAGCTTAGTGAATTATTAGAGAGTTTTGATGAAGCAACTGATGGACTTGAGAGTGGTAAAAGGGAAATTGAAAACGCTATTGATACATTAAGCCAATATGTTTAATTTGTATCTAAGAACATTTTGTGTTATAACTATAGAGAAGGCAAAAAGCCTGAACCTAAGACATGTTCGAAATGTACACGGTGATGAAATAAACATGATTAATTGTAGAAGTGTTTGGGAAGATGATAAGGGCAGAACTTATCGTGTACAATTACTTGGTTAGTATTAATAATATTTGAATTATGAAGCTTAAGAAAGGATTGAAGTTTAAAAAGTATTACAATGAAAACAATATAAATAATATTTCATATTGCGAAGTAAGAGGGATTGTTGATGATTTTATTATAGTCCTTTGGTGTAAAAAAGAAAAAACAACGCTAGGTAAAGCAAAAGAATTTTATCTAACAATAAATAAGACAGATTTTGATATTAATTTTAAAGTAGGGGTATACCTACCAATATAGTTACATAGAACACTAATACACTAGGGTATTTGATAGTGCGGGAAATAAAAATAATTAAAAAAAATGAATAAATTTAGAAAAGTAATGATTTATTTGATAATTGGTTTGATGACATCCATTGTCTCAATGGCACAAGACCAACAATTAGTCAACAATAAATCTGATAGAAATAGTGATGTTTTAATTAATATTAAATCAAATTCTCAAGATATAAATTTGGATTGCGATTGTGATTATGTCATTGATGATTCTGATGATGATTGGCCTACTGGTAATTTGAATAATAAAACAATATGTTTAAGTGGTAACTTTACGTACAATGCTAATTGGAAAGATATTGGAAACAATGGAACATTATGTATTGGTGAAGGCGTAACATTTAACTCACAAGGTCTTAACTGGCCAAATAGCGGAAATAATTTAACACTTAATAATTACGGAAATTTTAATCATGGAACTCAATCTACGATTTTAATTAAAAATAATTCTGTAATAAATAATTACGGTACACTTACTACTGTAGTAAAATTACAAAATGGTACTTTAAATTCCTATGATGGGGCATCAACAAATTTAGTTGGTGGCGGTACCAACTTTGACAGTGGTCTTATCAACGTTTATACTGGTAGTGTCCTTAATGTTAATTCTGGTTCGTATGAACAAATGGGCAATGGATTTACTTTAAATAATGAAGGTTCTACAACTTTTGAAGACAATCTTGCCAACAGTAATGGTTCTATCAATTCTTCTGGAACGATAAATTTCTCTCAAAAATTCAGAAATGATTCATACGCTAATATTTCTGGTGATTTAACCATTTTAGGAGATCTAGAAAGCAATTCTAACAATGCCGAACTTATTGTCGAAAACAGTTTTATTGTCAATTGTGATTTAAAAGTGTGGAGTGGTAAAATTGCAGCTAATGCTGGTTTTGAAATTATTGGAAGTACTGTAATCAATTCTACGGGCACAATTCAATTCGGTGAAGAAATCATTTTTAATAACTTAACAAGTCATGCTGGCCTTATAGAATCCAGCTCAGGTTGTAATAAAATTATCCTAAATGGAGAAGTTGCTGGATGGGGAGGTAGAATTACTGCCAACAATGAAAGTGCAATTACAATCCCTAGTTTCTCAGAAATTCCCCCAGACAGAAATTGGGTGTTTAACGGAACAGTTGGTATAGAAGATTGTACACCAGAGCCAACCGTTTGGATTGGTGTAGTTTCTACTGATGCTGAAAATATAAACAATTGGAGTAATGGCTTCCCTGATAGAAATAGTGATATTGTGATTAATATCACACCAAATGATCCCATTTTTTCAGAGAATGTAGAAATTAAAAATTTGTTGATCGCTAATGGTGCTAGTGTCTCACAAACCAATGAATCTCAAATTGATATTTATGGTGATTTTGAAAATAATGGTACCTATAATCCAGGAAACTCAACTTTGGCATTTAAAGGAGCTGGAATTCAGAATTTTTCTACAGATAGTACTACTTCAGTATACAGCTTGACTATCGATAACGGTCACAGCTTAAATCTAGTATCTGGTAATGTAAATGTGTTAGGTAGTTTAAATTTAATAACTGGTGATTTAATCACAAATTATGACCATGCTATTCCAGATAATAACCTAGTAACTTTTAAATCTAATGCTACTCACACAGCTATTATTAGTGAAATTGAAAATGATAATACTATAGTTGGTGAGGTTATGATTGAACGTTACATTCCTATGGGAAATAGAGCTTTTAGATTTATGACCACTTCTGTAAATACCACAACTTCCATAAATGAAAACTGGCAAGAAGGGGTTAACAATACAGTTAATGATTACGAAGAAAATAAAGACCCAAATCCTGGTTATGGCACACACATTACAGGCAGTACAACTGGTGCTAATGGACTTGATGCCACACGCACTGGAAATCCATCTCTATTTTCTTGGAATTCACAAAATGGGATTTGGTCAACAATTTCCAATACAAACACAAACACTTTAGAAGCTGGTAAAGCCTACGGAATTTTGATTAGGGGTGATAGAGGCACAAATATGTATTTAAATAATTTAGCTAAAGGCGATGATACAAGATTGAGATCTTTGGGGACTATTTTGACTGGTGATGTAAACATAAATGATGATTTAAATCCTAATCCAGAAGGTTTTTCTTTAATTGGTAATCCATACCAAGCTGAAGTTGATATGAAAGCAACTCTAAAAAATAGTTCAACACATTTGGGCAAAAGGTTTTACTATGCTTATAAACCAAATATTGGTGATAGAGGTGGTTATGTTACAGTTGATTTAAGTTCTGAACCTATAGAATACGTCCCTAATATTCCTAATATAAGTCCAGAAAAATTTCGCTATTTACAAGTCAATCAATCTGTATTTGTTCAGACTAATAGTGTCGTTCCAGAAAATGAAGCCCCTTCATTGACTTTTAAAGAAGAATTTAAAACAGACAGTACTTCAACTAATGAAGTTTTCAGAGACGTTCCTACCTCAAAAATAGATTTAAATATCTTCAGTATCTCTAATAATGAATTGATGGATGGTGTAAGATTTAAATTTGATGCTACTTACAATGAAGAAGCTGGTCCTGATGATGCTTTAAAATTCTGGAATGATGATGAAACTATCGGAATTCAATCTGATGGAAATTATTTAGCTATCGAAAAAAGACCTTTTCCTAAAGACGATGATGTATTTAGCTTTTGGATTGACAATTACAGAGATGTAGATTATATCATGAATATTGAAGTTGAAAACATGCCAGATTATGATGTATTCTTAAGAGATACTTACACTGAAGAGGATCATCAATTGAATGAAGGTGAAAACGATATTGCTTTTGATATTGACTCTTCAATACCAGGTTCTGTAAATTCAGATAGATTTAAAATTATGTTTGAACAAGATAGCACTTTATGTACATCCCAAGACGAGAGGATAGCAAGTACACAACTTTATCCAAACCCTTCAAATTCGGGATTTGTATATATTACGCATAATCCATATTTCAACAACGAATTAAAGGTTTCAGTTTTTAATGTCATAGGTCAAAATATAGAGATTCAAAATGAACGTATATCTACATCAGAATTAAAACTAAATACAAGCAGTCTGAACACTGGTGTTTATCTAATTAGACTGACCTATCAAACTCAGACGACTACACACAAATTAATTGTAGAATAATATTTTTAATTATATAAATAAAAACAAAATTATGAAAACTAAAAAAATACTTTTTATTCTTATCCTCTCACTTTTTTCAGTAGGATCTCTTATAGCCCAACCTGGTGCAGGAGGAAATCCTCCTATGCTGCCTGGTGATGGTACTGTAAAAGATGTTCCAGCTCCTATTGATGGACAAATTTGGTTAGGTCTTATTGGTGGTTTGGCAATTGGTGGTTATTTTTTGATAAAAAATAAACAAACTATTACACACAAGTTAATTATAGAATAGTAAATTTAATCCTAATTATAAAAGATATGAGTGCTAAAAAACAATTAGAAAAAGAGATTAGAGAAGCGTATGTTTTTCTAAGAGAGAAGAATATGTCAGTTCCTAGCGAAACATTACAATTTATGCTAGATGCTTCAATTGAAAAACTAAATAAAGAATCAATATTACTCGATAGTATTGATTCTTTTTACTGTGTTTCATCTGATGCACTTGTATATAACAATCCATGTTCACAATGGTGTGAAGATTTGGCTTGTAAGGAAATGTTAGAAAAACATTAAATTATATGGATAAGGGAGAGTTATCTAAACTTTATGATGATTTACCGAAAGGGAGTCTAATAAGAATGCTAATATATAAACATTTATAATTAGAAAAAAGTATTGACAAATTACACAAAGACATTAATACATAGGGTTTTGTTCATTTAATATTTATATATAGAATAAATTATAGAATACTATGAAATCACGGAAATTTATATCAACTACTATAAGTGAATATATTAATGAGCAAATAGAAAGCAATAAAGTTTATTTAAAAACTGAGTTTATAGATTCTTTAAAAAAAGAACTAGCAAAGTATGATACCGATGAAGAACTATTAAGGGGTGGTGGTATTTCAATCGAAACACTAGATAGGTTAGCACATGGGTTCTCAGAAGGTGATATCAAAACATTAGAACCAAAATACTTAAAAATTAGATGGGATGATGATATAGAAAATGTAAGATATGAAATATCTAAAAGTGTTTTATCAAAAAAGAAGTGGGCAATGACAATAGATTTATCAGAGCCAATAGATGTCTCTTACTGGCAAGATGATAAGCACAAGAAGGGGTTTTATATCGAAGATGGTCATCATAGGTATTCGGCTGCTAAAATATTGAATAAGGAACTTAATATAAATTTAGAAATAAAGATTAATCCAATAAGAGAAATTGCACCATCAATGGATTATGATGAGTTTCATAGATATATTTTCAAAAATTATAAATTATAAATAAGAAGAAATGAATAAGACAAGAGAAAAATTACCAAATGCCAACAAATGGTGTCATATCTATACTGACATTGATGGAATTACTAATATACACAATACAGAAACTAATGAAACCTATAGGATAGTACCAGAGACTTCTGCATTAGGAATTCAGCTTGAAAGACACAAAGATGGTCAACTAGTAGCAAGGAACACCTTGAGTTTTGAAGAATTAAGAATACTAACTGACTTAGCTGGATCAAATCATTTACTTAAAAGTCTTGATGGTAAAGGTGGTGAAAAGTGTTAGGATTATAAATTTGAATAATGAATAGACTAAATAAAACCCCCAATAGATTTAAATTGGTAATAAAACGCTTTTTACACACACATATTACCAGTCAACACTTCGACTACCCACAAGGTTGCTTGACTGATAAAGAATGGCAAGAACTAGTTTCTTTAGAATATGTACTCACCTGGGGGTATAGCGTAGATAAAAAAATTGATGATAAAAGGCATCGAGAACTATCTAGGAAAAAGTGGGACTCTTTAGACACAACCTTATGATTATAAAAAATTATTATTGATTTAAAAAGGGATTAAATGCATATACTTAGTGGGTGTACAAACAACAGATAAGATTTTAAAACTGAAGGTGTCTAAAGCCTGTTATCTGTTCCTACCGAGGGGGCTTCGGCTTGACCCAAAAGGAATATCGGTTAGTTTAGATGTAGCCCTTTTTGAATCAATATCATAAATAGTTAGACATAAGCTTGTATGTCTTATAGATAATGATTACTTTTGATGTATAAAGAAATATTAATAACATTTGTTATTATACATAACAAAAAATAGGTATGGAAAACTTAATTAGTCTATTTCAAAAACTTCCCGAATTTGGATGGGGAACTAAGAAAGAGTTTAAAGGAACTATAAAGGATTTCGCTTTAACAAAAAAGTTACTAAGTGGACATGGGTCTATGGAAATAATTTTATTAAGAACAGAACATATAGAAGATAATGACAAGCCCTTAGATTATATGACTTGGCTTAATGAACTAGCTAACTCAGAAAGTTATTGTGGTCATATGCTTAGAAACTATGACTTTATTAGAGGTGAGTTTGAAATAAATGAAGATGATACTGGACTCAATAAATTAGCGAAAAAATTTATAGAGCATAACTAAAACAAGTAGATATGAGACTATTGGAAATAAATTAGAACTATCATTTATACAATATATATTGAGTAGATTATACAAATTTTACTAAAACCCAATAGCAAATAATATTTTCACTAATTAAATATAAATACTAGAATTATGAAGTTTTATTTATAAGAAATTATTTTAATATGTGAATATGTTCGTGTGGGGAGTAAATCAACACCAAAAACAAAGACTTTAGACTTTATATTTTGTGAATGAGTACTTAGATTTAAAAAGAGATATAAAGGCATGATTTATGTTTGTTGTTATAAATACTAAAATACGAATATGTTACATTCAATAGAAAAAATATCAAAAAGATATTCTGAACTATCATCAAAGAGAAATGATAGGAAGTTATTTAGGTATGATGGGTTTATAGAATTTGCTAAAAATAATGAAGATAAATACTCGCTTATAAAAAGTGGTGATTGTCTTTTAGTAAGCACTTGGTATTCAAGTGATTTGATAAGTGATTACAGAGAAACGCTTTAATTTATTTATAAAATATACATATGAAAATATTTAATGAAAATGGTGAAGAATTGCATATAGGCGATATCATAAGTCGCATATCCCCAAATGTATTGGATAAAATAGTTTCTGACTTGGATAAGTATGCTTTAATATATGACTCCTATGAGTATGGGTTACCAGATCACAAAGAAGGACCTAATGAAATGAGACAGATAGTTAGAAATGCCTTAAATATACATGACTTTAAAAGTGAAAAAAATGTACCAACTTGTCCTAATTGTAAAGGGCGACATTGTATAGAACATACCAAGCATTGTACAAAGTGTAATAGCACTTTTTGGACTACAGTTAATAGACATAAGTAAAAACAGTTAATAGACATGAGCAAAAAGAGAGGGAAAAGTTTAAGTGAATGGAAAACGTATTCAGATAAGGACAAACCTAATATACCAATACGAACTTCAAAATATATAGTTTGTCTAGAAGAAGTAATTAATTTAAACGTTTCATCTAATAAAGATTTGTTTACTACTGATGAGGTATTAGGATTTTCGGAACATTGCAGACTTACTAATAAAATGTGTACCCATGAAGAATTAGATAAATGGAAGATAAATAGATAAATTATTACCTAGTCTTGCTATACATAAAGTTGGGATATAATTAAATAGTATTGGGTTATGTATTTTTATTATTTTATATATAAAGGTAAAATAATAAGATAGATGGAAACACCAAAGAGCAAGATAAAAAACTTTACATTATTCATAAATGAAAATTATGATCTTGTTTCACAATTCAAAGGAGACCACCATGGTAGTCCAATGCCAAAGAATAAGTATTTAACGTCACTAGGATTAGATGAGTATGGTATTGAGACTTTACAAACATGAGTTAATACAATGATATCGGATAAAGATTGGTTTAGTAATAAGTATCCTGATGGTGCTAATTCTAGTGATATAATTGATGATATTAAGCGTAAAGTGGGTGATTTATCAACATTTGTAACGAAGAATAAGTCAATTAATCCAATTAAGATTGTTAATTATTTAAAGAATTAATATAATAACTTGTTGTATAGCACATATGGTAATTCATAAACAGTATATTTTATGCTATCAAAATGTAATTTACCCATAGTGAGGTAAATTAAACTATATTTACCCCATAGAAATGTATTTTAACCTAGTTAATAGAATAAAATGAATAAGACTAAAGAATTTATTAAAGAAAAAAATAGCAAGAGTCATACTGAATTAAAATTATGTGATCACCCAGAAGATGATATAATACAGACAAATGGATATAGATCACTATGTTTAAAATGTGGTAGAAATATTAATTAATAAACATTAATAGAATGGATGATAAAAAAGAATATAGTACACATAGTGTTATAATACTTTTAAATAAGTTACAAAGATTCGATTTAACTAATTATCGAGAGGGTGAGTATGGCATTGATACAGAACGTGAAAATAACGATAATGGGGAATATGTTGATTCTTATGAAATAGATGATTTGATTAATAAATTAAAAAGCACTTTATAATGTACGAAATAATATTGAAAACATGGTATCAAGAGACACCCGATAAAAGATATGATGAGGTTTATAAAGATTTAGGATTTAAGGATATAATAGAAGCTGTAAAATATCTTAATAATAATTTAGAAACAATATTAGATGAGTTTTCAGTTGATGGTGAAATAATAATTAAGTATAACCATTATAGAAATATATGAGACTTGGTGAATTATATAAAATAAATATATCTAATGATTTTACTTAATAATATATTTATTTGATGTATATTTGTTTTATAATTAGAAACAATAATATAATTAGAGGTTATGAATAATGAAAATAATAAAATGAAAGAGGAAAAAGATAAAAAATTAAAAGTGTCTGATGTTATCGAAAAGTTAGATATGTTACAATTTAAAGCCTTTGATATAGAAGAAGATGGTACAAAGACAGAATGGGTTTACGGTAAATATATAGAATTCGATGATGTTAAATCTTTAGTTGAAGAATTAAAAAACTCTGATTCCAATTGATATTTTATAAACAATTTGTACATAAGGTTGGACTATTGTCTAATTATAAATTAATATATACTAAAAAAAAGGAAACAATATGTATAAACCAAGTATTAAAATTAAAACATTATCAATACTAGAATATTTAATAAATATGATAGTATCAGGGTTTTTTGCAGTTACTGCACTAGTGATATATCCACTAGCTTATCTTCTAAGAAAACAGTTAAGGTGGATGTATCATGAATCAAATAATATGTTATTAAGATTTATAGCTCTTCCACTATGGATATATCTTAATGATGGTAAGTCTAATGATTTAGGTTACGAATGGTTTTTCATTGCGAAAAACCTTTATCCAACCACGCCCTGGAATAGATTTAAATTATCTTATATGTGGTCTGCACAGAGAAACCCAGCTTGGAATCACTATCAAATATTCAAACCAAGAGTAGGTGATGCACAGCTTATCCACCAAGTAGGTGAGGTAACTAGACCTAATACTGTGAGTAAATGGTATCACTCAGCTAATCTAAAATATGTAAATAGTAAGGGTGAGTTCTCTGATAACAAAGGAGAGTATCTGTCCATAAGATTCTCATTTTTGGGAGAACAGATGGTATGGTTCAAAGTAGATGACAGAGTATACTTTACATATAGTCTAGCTAAAAAAATTAGGGGTTACTGGGTTGAACTTATTTTAGGTGCTGGTGAAAAAAGATTCAAACTAAGATTTAAGATTAAGAATGTTGAAGTCTATGAAGAAGTATTTAATTAATTTTTTAATATAGAAAGAATGAGTATAGAACAAAATATAAAAGAACAAGTGATTAAACTTAATGACCAAAAGTCAAATGTTGATGAGATAGTTAGTAATATAATGGAACTTCATAATGAAAAAATTTCACTATTTCAAAAAAATAGATTAGATATAGCCAATTGGGTTAAAAGTGAATTAAGTGGGGAAACAAGACATAAGCTTGATAAGCGAAATAATGCATATAGAGATAGCAAGGTTATATTTTTAAGAAGAATACTTAAATGGATTAATAACTAAATTATTATTCAAATGTTGAGTAAACGTTCTCTATTAATTGGTTTTTTATTTCATCATATTTATCATCTAAAGAATAGAACCATTTAGTTCCTGTTAATAAATCTTTTTTCAGAGAGTCACATTTGTCAAAGTATATTTTACATCTGTCTTTCTCATACCATTCTACTTTAAAATCTGTATTTTTATCAATACTCTTGAAAAACTTTCTAACTATGTCAGATGTATTCTCTGTTACAAAATATGTAGCAAAATCTTTTTTATAATATGAATTTATAAAGCATAGTGAATGCTTTATAACACTTTCTATATCTTTATTGCTTTTTCCCTCTATAAAGTATAATCTTTGATTATACTCATTGTCTACAATGTGTGAGTGTCCAAACACGAATTTTTCATAAAAGTCTTTACCAGTTCCATCATAATCATTATAGAAATCTAGTATTTTATCATTTATTAATACAATATCACCATCAGAATAAACAAAAGCTTTATTATAACTATCAATATTTAAATATTTACTATAAATAGTATCTTTGTATTTGGTGTATTTCGTTCCCTTTACACTATCTGTTATCTTCTTGACTTTTTCTTTAGAAATATCACCATTTTTGACCATGTCTGAATATATGCCATTTCTTAGGTATAATTTAACTTGATACTTATAGTATTTAATTAAGTTCTTGTAACCATCCTCTGTTGTGCCTCCAGATACCTTATCAGGGTATATCTTTCTATAATATTCAACTAATTCTTGACCTATCCCTATACCTTTAAATTCATCAACCACATACACTAAGACACAACCCCATTCATCTTGAGCAGACCCAACTATAATATCATTATGAATAGCTACTATATTCTTATCATATTTATTTAATAGGTCTTTTTCCTTTAATTCATCATTATTTAAATAAACTGCCATACCCTTTGTATCACGTACTACATGACCTTCATCATTTGTTTTAACATAGGAATTGTTATGCTCTTTATCATTTCTAATATAGTATTTTACTGACACAGAGCCATGTTTTTTTGTGTTCAAATAGTCATAAAGGTCTTTATTTTCAAATTTTTCCGAATCGGATAGGTTAAATTGATACGCAGATGAGGGATGTTGCTTGTTAGCACCTAGTAATTCTAGATAGTCTTCTAGTTCCATGAGTGCTGGTTCTACTAGGCTAGACCTTCTATCTCTTGTGCTATTTAACTCATCACGAGAGGTAACTAGTTCAAAAGTTTTAAATCGTTTTAAATAATTATTCATACAGTATATATTATTTATTATATATGTCGTATGAATAATAGTTACTTACCACGAATAGTGATTGATATTGCTTATTTAACGTGAATATTAATTAATTATTATTTATATATCATGATGTTGCATGTTTTTCACATAATATATTAAACTATTTGAAGATAATTTTGATAATGAAAAAGATTTAGACATAGACACAAGAAGGTAAAATTATAAACTACTAAACTTTATAACTTTTGATTATATAACACATAGTCAGTTAAATATGACATTTTGTCATGTAAAAACAAATGGCATATTTATTGGCTATTTATACTAAAAAATAATAAATATATGAAAAAAGACGTAATTATCGGAATTGACCTTGGTACTACAAATAGCTGTGTTTCAGTTGTTGAAGGTGGTGAACCACAAATCATAGCTAATTCAGAAGGAAAAAGAACAACACCATCTATACTAGCCTTTACAAGTGATGGTGAAAGAAAAGTGGGAGACTCTGCTAAGAGACAAGCAGTAACTAACCCAGAGAATACTATTTATTCTATAAAGAGATTTATGGGTAAAAGCTTTTCAAAATTAAAAGAGGAGGTATCAAGAGTACCATACAATGTTGTAAGCAGTGGTAATGATGTACCTAGTGTGAAGATAGGTGATAGAACTTTTACTCCACAAGAACTTTCTGCAATGATTTTACAGAAAATGAAAAAAACAGCAGAAGACTTTTTAGGTCAAGAAGTGACTAGAGCAGTAATCACAGTACCTGCATATTTTGGAGATGTTGAAAGAACTGCAACAATTGAGGCAGGTGAAATTGCGGGTTTAAAGGTTGAGAGAATTATTAATGAACCAACGGCAGCCGCATTAGCATATGGTTTTGATAAGAAAGATGCAGATTCTAAGATTCTAGTGTTTGATTGCGGTGGAGGGACACATGATGTATCGGTATTAGAAATTGGAGATGGTGTATTTGAGGTTAAGTCAACTGATGGTGATACACACTTAGGTGGAGATGACTTTGATGATGCTATTATTGATTGGATGGTAGATGACTTTAAGAAAGAAAACTCTATTGATTTGTCTAAAGATCCAATGGCTTTACAGAGGCTAAAAGATGCGGGGGAAAGGGCTAAGGTAGAGTTATCTTCTTCAAGTACAACAGAAATAAATCTTCCATATATAACGGTAAGTAATTCTGGACCACTTCATTTTGTTAAAACCTTGACAAAGGCTAAATTTGAACAACTAACATCTAATTTAGTTAAAAGAACAATAGATTGTGCAAAGTCTGCACTTAAAAATGCTAAACTAAATCCATCAGATATTGATGAGATTATATTAGTTGGTGGCTCAACAAGAATACCAGCTATTCAAGAAGCACTAGAGAAGTTTTTAAATAAGAAGGCTAATAAGTCGGTAAATCCCGATGAAGTTGTAGCACTTGGTGCTTCTATACAAGGAGCAGTACTAACAGGAAGTATAGATGATGTTCTTTTATTAGATGTTATACCACTATCATTAGGTATCGAAACTATGGGTGGGATATTATCAAAACTAATTGAAGGCAATACAACTATACCAACATCAAAAGAAGAAACCTTCTCAACTGCATCAGATAACCAGTCAAGTGTTGAGATACATGTCTTACAAGGTGAAAGACCAATGGCTAAAGATAATAAATCTTTGGGCAGATTTCATCTAGATAGCATTTTGCCAGCCCCTAGAGGAGTTCCACAGATTACAGTATCTTTAGATATTGATGCAAATGGTGTTCTATCAGTATCTGCTAAAGATAAGGCATCTGGTAAGGAAAATAAAATAAGAATTGAAGGTGGTTCCCAACTCTCTAAGGAAGAGATAAGCAAAATGAAAGAAGAAGCAGAGGCAAATGCAGAGGCTGATAACCTAGAGAAAGAGAAAGTCGATAAGATGAATAAAGCAGATACGCTTATTTTCCAAACAGAGAAGCAGTTAAAAGAGTTTGATGATAAGTTATCAAGCGATGATAAAGAAGTCCTTAGCAATAGCTTAAACGAACTCAAAGATGCGTATAAGTCAGAAGAAGCAGAGGCAATAGATGAAAAGGTTGAAAAACTCAATACATCTTGGAATGATATAAGTTCAAAATTATATAATAATGAGGAAGAAACCACAAAGAATGAATCTGATGATACAGAGGACGTGGATTTTGAAGAAGTCAAATAATAAATATGTGTAATTACAAAAAACCCCTCTTAATAATTTAAGAGGGGTTTTTTAATTTACATTTCTTTTTCTTCTTTTTTCTTTCGAAGGTACTCTTTTAAATCTTCATAGGTAACATCACCAGGATTACTAAATATTTTATCAGAGTTACCCCTAGGCTTTTCTACTACTTTTTCGCTTTCTTTTGTTTTAATCCTTTCTTCATATCTTTCCTCTAGTTCTTTGAGTATCTTCCCTAGAAAAGAGTCAATGCCTTTCTTTGTAACAAATTCACTATCAAAATTAAATATAAATTCTTCTAATTCTTCACCATAATAAACTGCCATAACTTGGTCATTTATGTAGTGGTCAGTATAAAACTTTATATTCCCTACGTTACCCTGTGCATATATACTTGATCTATATAAGTTCATATAACGATGTGAGAAATTATCTTTATCATTAGGGATTCTTTTTCCATTTTTTTCTACTGTTGAGACAAAACCCAAATTCTTAGCAAAGTATTTAGATTTTGATATACTACTTATTATTTGCATGTTTGTAACTACGTGTATAACCATATTTTAATTTATGTTTGTATTTCGAATTCATCCTCATTTTCATCATACTCATCATCTAGTTCAATCTTCAAATCTATCAAGAATGCTTCATCAATATCTTTTATTTTCACATTTTTATCCATTTGTCCAATTAAGTCCATACCCTCACTACCATACTTCTTAAATTTTATATAAGCATTTTCTATATTATCTTGTCCAAATTGTTCTTCTGACTCTTCAGGCATAGCCTCCTCAACACCAATCATTACAATCATTGTATATGCGTTGTTAGCATCTCTAAACTTTATAGTAAATGAGTCATATAACTTAGAATATTTAGAGACCTCAGAACTATCTAAATGAAGTCCTAAATCTTTAAACGTTATATCTTTCGGATCTACTTTTTCTAAGCCCTCTGGTGTTAATATCTTACCACCTTGTGTTTTACCATCCAAATATGCAAACATTTTATCAACTTTTCTTTTAAGCTTATTAAGTGCTGTGGCTATATAACTCTCTGGTGTATCATTCATCTCATTTAACTTTTCCGAATATTGACTAAATCTTTGTATTTTCATATCTTATGTATTTTATTTACTTCTCTTCATCAGTATTATCCTCCTCATCAGTTCTAAAAAGAGACTTTATATAGTCTACAATTATATCCCAGTTTCTGGTTGCAAAAACACCAAGTGCTACACCTGAATAAAATTTATATCCAAATATAAATAATAAAACACCAGCAGCAAGTCCGCCTATACCAGTTAGTCCATTCTTCACAACCCAAGTCTTAACTGCATTGTAAAATTTCTTAAAATAATTCACTTGTTCTTCCATAATTAATTTATATTTTATAGTATATATTAAAAAAACATTGTGAGATAGAGCCAAAATGTAAATTAATTAAAAAAACCTCTAAATTATCAGAGGTTTTTTAATTAATTTTTAGATATATGTCCTATATCCAATTCTAATGGTGTCTTTCTCCCAAATATGAGTACTGATAGTTTTACTTTATTATTATCAATCTTATCAATAATAGCCCTCATGCTATTGAATGGACCATTTGTTATAATAACATCTTCACCAACTACGAATGGATTATCTACATCATCTAGTTTAGATTTTTCTTCTATACCAATCATTCTATTAACTTCTATCTGTGATAGTTTTTGTACTTCACCAGATCTAGATTTAAGAAATCCAGAAGCACCACTAATACTGTTCAGTTCTGATTTTAATGTTCCTAGGTCATTACAACTAACAAAGACATAACCAGAGAACATAACTCTATCTCTTTTATTTTTCTTACCACTCTTTATTGTAAAAATGGTTTCCATAGGTACTATAACATCTTTTACTTTATCTTTTAAGACACCATCAATTATTTCTCTGTCTAGTCTATCCTTAACAGTATTTTCTTTACTTGACATAGTTCTAACTATATACCAATTCATTTTATTTTCCATATTCTTAATTCTGTTTTTCTAATTTTTTCCAGTGTGTTAACTCTTCTTTTACGAACTCGTAATGATTTTCTATAAGATATTTCAAATCAACCTCTTTTATTCTTAATTTAATGATTAAAATTTCAAAGTCTTTTTTAGAAACTTTCTCTTTATTGCCATTCGGTATATTCTTACTCCAAAACCACTTTGGATAAGTTTTACCACCCATAAAAGCATACCATATATTCATAGAACTTACTTTATCTATGTTCTTGTTATTAAATAAAAAAGACCTTTCTGGATATTTCTTTGAAAAGTATCTATTGAATATAAAAAAATTAATCTCCTTATCTTCATCAGATATTTTATCCCATACATGTCTTTTATAAAACATTGCATCTGCAACCTCTTTTAAATTTGCCATAGATTAATTATTTAAAGATTTATTATGTAATTCAACTAAGTGTTCGGCATATCCTTTAGGAATAGATCCACTACCTGCTATATATATTTCATTGTCATTTTGGTCTTCTATTTTTATAATTGGCTCTATGATTCTACACCAACAAGATGAGCCTTCTGTACACTCACTTGTTTTCCATTTCACACCTAATGATATTTCGGTTGCTTGTTCGTAAGTTATTAACTTTTTATTTATATTCAATGTTTTCTCTATGTCAATATCTAGATATGTCTCTGTTCTCCTTGATATAGACACAACACCACTATTTAGTTCAGACAAGCATTTTATACAACTTTCTGTATCAAAATAATCTGTTACTCTAAATACTAAATTATCAGTTCCTCTTTTTTCATTAATCCTGTCTATGATAGAATATATGGGATTGTCCTTATTGTGTCTGTAAGCATCCTCTAAGCTAATATAAGCATCCATATCTACACTATGTTGTAAGATGTCTATATCCTGTTTTAAGTCTAGTTTTCTACTAACTATCACATAATTATCATCCATACACATTATATTGTAAGGTATAGGATCACTAGTGAAGAATATTTTTTTAAAATTATTTAAATACTTCATAACATCACTTTTACTTTATATGCTTCATAGTCATAAATATTGGCAGAATAATACTCAAGGCCTTCTTTCACATAAAAGGCAATTAACATTCCATCACTAATTCTTTTACTATTCCATTCCCAACTCTCATCACTATCAATTCTAATTGGCGTAGATACAACTTCTAATTTTGTTCCTATGTTGTAAGAATACTCATAATGTATATCACCAACTTTAATCTCATTTACAATAACATTTCCTTTAGTTAATACGTCTTTCTTTTTCATAATTTTTTTAATTAGTATCTTATAACTTCACTGTATACACTTTCCATTTTCTCTAAAACAGGTTTTGGTAAATTTTCTAAATCTAAGTCAATAACTTTTGAATTTTTATGCAAGTTATTTATTATTATCTCTATTTTTGTTTTACTTAGCTTTTTCTTTTCACAAATTAAATCTGCAATATTTTCGAATAAATCAGAATCTTTTAAATCAACCTCTCCAAATTCTTCTAGATACATGGCATATATAGTCTTAGCACCAGCATCACCTATCCCCCTTAACTTACCAGTCGTGCCTTTTTGAGACCACACTGAACTAATATTATCACTCTTATCACCAGATATTAATTTAACTACCAGTGACATTACTGAATCAACCTCTTGAACATCATACTTATCTTGAAAACTAGAAATAAGTTCTAGAAATTCTGCGTTGTCATTTAGGTTAAATATATCATCATTTGGTAATTTACTTAATGAATTTAAGAAAACTTTATAATTACTTGGCATAAATACTTTTTGTCTATTATGCATCTCATTAGACATTATATTTATATATAAAGGGTCAATGTTATAATTTATAAGTTGTTTTATATCATAATCATTTGATACTATCATAGCAGATCGACCTTGTGAATTAGCTTTACTTACTAGATAAGCTATCCAATCATCACCTTCAAGTGTTGGTGCTTCTAAAACTTTATAAGTCTTTGCATTCTCTTTAAACTTATTATAAGTTTTATAGACAAATTCCCAGTCAATGTCGCTAGATTTTTTCCTATTTGCTTTATATTTATTAGTTAAGTCTTTTCTCCAAGATTTCTCCCTTGAATCACTTACTAAGTAAGTATTTGCAAATGGGAACATTTTACGATAGTTTGATAATGTATTTTCTAGAGATTCCTCTAATGCACCAAACAGTAAATTGTGTTTGTGTAGTGTGAACACTAATTTAGATAACATATAATTTCCGTCTACTATTAAATCACATAACATAATTGATTATTATTTAATATGTATATGAAAAAATACTAGGTTTGTTTAGAATACTAAGACAAAATATACTTTAACCTTATACTTCTAAACATTGTATCGAACTCATTTCTTATTCCCTCACTATATATATGGCTTAGCTTATTTGTATAAATATCCCATTCGGTAGCATTAACTTTGACTCTAAAATTATCCACTATAGTTTTAAGAGAGGTCATTGTATCTGTGTCTCTACAGAAAGTAACTAGGTTTGATACTAAATCAAATCCAATATCTGGAAACTTATCAAAAAAATACTGCTCAGAATGTGTATATAAGTAATGCTCTATAACATCATCATATTCTTGATTTATCTTTGGGTTAGTAAAATATGGTGGTATTAAATAAAACTTATAATCTTTTTCCAAAAGGTGTTTAATAAGCCTCAAACACTCTTTTCTCATTCGGTGATCTAAATATACCATTACTATATTAGATTCTGATATTGAAGCTAGTGGTAAGTTCTCAAATTTTTTATATCTAAGATACTCTCCACTAATATTCCATTTCTTATCACATCTATAACCCAGTGGTATTACCTCTTCTAAATCCATTTTCTTTAAGTATTTTTCTAAGTTCATTTCTTTTTTCTACTCTAGTATTACTATCTCCTTTCCATGCATAACTATTTCTACAATTATTTCTAGAATATTTTTGTTTATATCTTGAATCTTGTGTGGTTGAAACACATCCTTTAGCAATGTAGTAAAAATAAGTATTCAAAAGTTCTATATATCTTGCACCGTTCCATAAATACAGTACATCATTAGCATTTCTAAAAGAAAAAATAATATTATTTTTTTCCTTAAGTCTTCTTTTAGTATGTTTCTCGCTCATATGCCTTCTCCATGCACGATTTCTCATAGTTATAGAGTTAATTATTCCAATAATTCATCTTTTCTCAAATCAGATTCCTTCCCAAACCAAGTATTCAAAGAGTCACCAGCCATAATATCTTTGGTTATAAGTGTAAGTCTAGGATTATTTATAATATCATTGTATTCATCCCCCACTAAAGCAGCTAATCCTTTTTTATACTTTATATCAAATTTCTTTAAATCATGTTTATCAGACCATAGCTTATACTCTTTTTGGTTATACAAAGAAATTTTCTTTAGTTTATTGTTTCTAGGTATAGCAACTACTATAGGTGTTTCAACTTTATATATCATGTTTTTATCAAACATCTCTGGCCAATATGTATAAAAGAAATTCAATAACAGACTAGCAATAGAATTACCATCATGGTCAGAATCTACATACAAAAGAACTTTTCCATATCTTATATTTTTCATATCTAATGGTTGTCCTAATTTCAATCCAATTGCTGCCATTATATTAACTACCTCCGCATTTTTGACTAACTTAGCATTACTTACCTCAGATACATTCATAAACTTCCCCCTTAATGCAAAAGCACCCATTGTCTGTGTGTTTCTATACTTTCTAAAAGCACCAACAGCGGAATTATGTGATATAATACCATTACTTAATAAGAAGCTCTGATCAACATCAACAGCTATATCAACCATGTTAACATATTCTTCTGTGTGAATTACATCTTCTATGTCTACTAGTTCTAAAAAATTCTCTACCATTTTAAATATTTTTTTTAATAAAATTTATACACTTGTCATAATTATTATCACCATCTGACCATACTTCTAGTATAGAAAATCCATTAGTTTTGGCTAAATTAATCTTATTTTTCTGTTTGTTATATGCTTCGCTTGGTGTTATGCTTCTATTAAATGGATTTACCCATTTCGAATCCTCGTTCTTAGGATGGAATATTACACCATTATACTCTATAATTATTTGTTTACTTCTTATTGTGAAATCGTAGAAGAAAATGTTTTTACCATCTCTTATAAAATATTCATTCTTATCTTTATCACCTATATAAATATCATTATGTTCAATTTTATTATCTATACACCACTTAATAACATCAGTAAATATTAATAATGATTCCTTTGATGCTCTTGAAAATGGTACTGTTACTTTACTTAACCAGTCTTTGTATTTATTAACCGCTAAGTCATAATCACCATATTTATTGTATAAATTACTAATAGTAATTCCCATTGATTTATGTATTTCATTTATATTTGGATTTTTAGCAAAAGTTTCCCTTTGATTATTAGCTCTTAATTTATGTTTTTCGATAGCCTTGTCATAACCATATTTAAAAATCCAATTATCGAGAGAATTATTTACATGCTTTAACCTTTCATTATAGTCTACCAATGCTAATTCTTTATCATTGTCATTTTTATTTAAGAAAAAATCAAAAGACATCGAATCCTTTTTATTAGAAATGATATTAAACATCTCCTCTCCTTTCACTTCACCAAACTCGTCTATATACCGTTCAACAGAATTCGAATATGCTAGTTTGTCTATATACTCTTTGTACTTAACATCACCATTTTCACCATATTTTTTTGTAAAATATTCCATGTTTCTAGACTGTGAATTCTTATATTCTTTATCAGAATCCCAATTTTCTTTATAAAAAGGACTTCTATTTCTTTCTTTCAATAATATATTGGCTTCTTCAATAGAAATATTTTCGACCTTGGAAATAAACTCAAATGAATTAGAGTTCATCTTTATACCATCACATTTATTATTAGAACTATAGCAATAAATACTCTTTTTATATTTAAACCCATTTACTTTTACAAATCCTTCTATTATACTAATGTCTAAAACAATAGGAACATCTCCTATATTACAAATTCTACATCTTTCGACATTAAATCCTAAATATATCAAATAATCATTTATTGATATATCTAACCTCTTCCTTATTGAAAATTTAAACCCTGATTCTAATTTCTCTATGGATTTTATAGAGACTTGATAAATACTAGACTTATACACATATTTTAATACCATACTATATATATTAATATTAAAATATGCCTTTTCGAGGGAAGTGTATAGTCTCGAAGGGGTTACAATCTGAAAATATTAACTAGTAGATGTTTACTAATATCTATATCAATTGCCCTACACATTTTGAACTTATTTTCAATCTTATCATATACCGCTAAGCTATGATTATCATTTGTGTCTATAACATCACCCGAATCTAATTTAATAGTACTACCATCCGAATATACAATAACTAATAATGATTCTATGAATGCTAGGTAATTCTTAACTAATTTGTGTTTATTTTTATCTATATTAATTGTTTTTTCGAAATAAAACTCATTTAATTCTGTATCATATACATACCACTCATGTTCTTTACTAGATACTAATTCTATATCCTTTGTTTTTATTATTGATTTTTTCTTTATTTTTTTAGTCATAGAATAAATACTTGAAAATGTATTATTATGTGTTATGACTAAATCATCAACATTTGCATCTTTTATTTTCACATCTATTATATCACCATCTCTAATAACTCTTATATCGGTATCCTCACTTAAACAATCCCCCTCATAAAGTCCAAGAGAATGTTTTATACGGTCTTTACCTTTAGAGTCAATTAGCTTTTCTACTTTTATTTTAGATAAGTTTTTATTTACTTTCCTTTGTAGTTTATTCTCATCAGCTTGTTTCTTTTGTTCTATCCAATCTAGTACTGAGTTAACTATTTCTGATTTTAAAATAGAGTTTATCAATTTCTTAGAAACTACAAACTCTTGTCCAAAATCTTTGACCTCTGTTATCAACTTTTCCTTTGTCTGTGAAGAAAAAGATGGGTTAATTATTGTGCAATTTAATAATAATAACATGTGTTGCTTAAGTTCTGATGGCTTGACATCAAATTTGTGCTTTTTATTAAAATAAGCTCTTAACTCTGTGATTATCTGGTTCATCACATAATCAACATGTGTACCACCATCATAAGTTTCAGTTGAGTTCACAAATGATATTTGTTCAAATCCATCTTCTGACAAAGCAACACCAACCTCCCACTCATTCCCTTTATTAGACTCATATAGATAATCTGACACATATAGACTTATATAATTTTCAAAAGAGTCTATTTTCACTTGCTTTCCATTGAAATATATTTTAACTTTTGGATTACATGCTGCTAAATCATAAACCCTTTTTTCTATTATTTTATAATGGTCATTGTTTATATCTTTCATCCCAAATTTCTCAAGGTCAGGCTTAAATTCTATATGTGTATGTTTTTTAATTCCTTTTTTAACAGAAGGCTTTCCCTTAACTCTCATATTATTTTCGAATTTTTGTTTGAAGCACTTCTTACCATCACAAGTTGATACACTAAATTCAGTTGAAAATATGTTTGTTAGTTTTGAGCCTAACCCATTAACTCCAGCTACTGTTCTTTCCTCTGCATCATCATAATTCGTACCAGACATAAGATTTCCGAATATAACCTCTGGAACATATATCTTATACTCCTTATGTTTGACAACTGGTATACCACCATTATCCTTGATAGATATTTTATCTTTATCTACACAAACATCAATTCTATTTAACTTTTTATTTCTCTTGCTTTCATCAATAGAATTGGTAATTACTTCATCAAATATTTTAATAAAAGATGGGATATATGATACCTCACTTTTAGTCATTTTATCTTTATCAACAACCCACCTTTGCTCATTTCTTATTTTATTTGATCCAACATAAGTTTGTGGTCTTAATAAGATATGATCAATATGTGATAATATTTTGTACTTGTCTTCTATTTTTTTACTCATAAATTATATAATTTTAATGATATATATAAATAACTACTGCTATTGTTTATAATTGTAGTTCCTATATTATATTATGTTTTAGATAGGTTATTGAAAATATCATTTATCAACAAAGTTAAGCCTTTTTTCTTATGGACAATGTAGTTTATGAATTCTTTTAAAGTTTCTTCATTATTAGCCAATAGTTTAAACAAGTATTCCTCACTACCTGGCTCACAAGATATTGGATGAATTTCATAGTATAGCTTGTTGACTTTAACTATAGACTGCTCATCAGAGTTTATATAACTTACTTGTGAAAGCGTGTTATGAGGGGATTTTATATTTGGTGAATATAATGGATTTTCGTAAACTATATATTCGTAGTTATTAAAATCATCAGAATCTATTCTAGTATATTCTGCATCTCTTTGAAATTCTTTATGCCAGTCATCTGTATAACTTCCTTTGTTGAAGGGAACTTCTGCCGAGTTTAATGTCACTTCCCAAAATGATTTAGGTATATTATCATCATAATATTTGAGTTGTGTTAGCATCTCTATCATGGTTTTAAACTCATAATATTCATGTGTATTTATATATATTTGCCCAGCCTTATCCTTATCTGAATCGTATTTAACAAGTATGAACTTATCATTATACGTGTAGAAAAAGAAATTAATACCATCTTGTGATATTATTGTGAATTTGGAAATCTCATCTTCTAAATCTACGATAGTGAAGTCTAAATCATTCTTCGTTATGAAACCTTTAATTTTTTCTTTGTTAGTGTCTGAAATCATTACCATTTAGTATATATTAAGTAAACTACTCAATAATCCATCTAATTTGTCCACATGACCAGATCTTGTAAAAACCAATGCTTTTCATTATCTCATTTTCTGTAAGTGATTCATCATAGCCTTTCTCTACCAGCTTTTTCTTATTAAAATTAAATCTGTGATATCTTTTTGATAAATCTGTCCAATAATAATTAAGGGATGTGTTCCCATCATCTTTAAAGCCCAACACTTTATACATATTCCCATTAAACATAGATTTGTCAGAATATGATATTACTCTTGATGTCTTATAGTGTTTAACAAAATGTTTGAACAATTTTGAAGAACCACCTAGTACACTTAGATTTAATTTATTACAAAATCTAATAAGTTCATATTCTTTTTTATTATTCGTTCGTCTAGATCCAAACGTCATAAGACTTACCAAATCCTCATTATGATATAAGCCTATCTTAATTGATGAGTTAGTATATCCTTGTATATGATTACTATCAAGAAAATTTCTACTATCTTTTACACTAACTTCTTTTATCTCACATTTTCTGCCAAATACTTTATCTTTTATAAATCCTAGTCTATTTAATATTATAGACTTTATTATATCTTTATTGTTTATCCAATCATCCTCCCATACATGAATTAACTCAATACCTTCTACTTCACATCTATCAGTCTTATTTATATGATATTTCTTTTTTTTAAATTTATCAGAATGGTAGTAAAGACCGTTGAATTCAATAGCTATGTTATGTTTTGGTAAATATATATCTAGTTCTAATGGACTTATGATATTTCTAGTATTCTCTATAATTTCTATATCAAATTCTTTTAACCAATTAACTATTTCTTTTTCTTTTATTGATACCAAGTCTTTTTTAGGATAGCATTTAAGACAGCTATTATTACTGTACTTGATTCTACTTCTGAATAAATCATAATTTATTTGAAACTTATGACCACAGTCCTTGTTTTTTAATTCGTATAGTTTCTTATCAAAGTCATAACTTAAATATGTATATCCTAGGCTATCAAAGTAATCACTCCTATTTTCTATCATAGATTTAGAGTTTAGTAAAGAAATATCCTTATTCTTCATACAGTGATCAACACCATATCTTTCAATATTTGTCTTCTTTATCTTATTCTTTATCTCATCATTTAATAGATTAGTACTAAACCCCCATTTCACCAAACAAGTTTCTTTGAACTTATCTTTAAATTCATCACTTTGTGAATAATGCTTAACACCCATTGAATCACAGTACGTTTCATATTTAGCTTTATAGTCATCGGATGTTAAGTAGTGCTTAGTACCGTATTTGATGGTACAAGTATTCTCTATCTTAGCTTTTATTATACTTGACTGGAATGGATTGTTAACACCATACTTTTCTAGTGATGTTTTTATTTTCTTTTGTTTAACAAAATCTATTTCAGATACATTATTAACACCATACTTAATATTTGTGGTTTTCTTAGCCTTTTCTCTATTATTATAATTCTCATTGCCATATTTCTTCTTCTTGGTTTCTCTCCCCTTTTCTATATTAGTGTAGTTCTCATCCCCATATCTTTCCTTCCTAGTTTTTTTAGCTTTTTCGGAATTACATTTCTTACATTTTTTACAATAGTAATTATCTTTGAAGGAGTTGGTATATTTATAATACTTGTTAAAAATGGATGAACTTTTAGCTTTGCAATTATCACATTCTGTATCAATTCGTAGATTAGAACCAGGCGATAAGTCAATAGTTTTTACATCAATAATCTCGTTATTTACACAGCTATACCCTTTGCTTATATAATATTTTCTTATGTTAGGATTAACTTTTATTTTCACACTGCTTGAAACAATCATATACTATATATTAAACAATTAAGCATTTGTTTGATAAAACAATTACCTAATTAATATATAGAACTAAATAAATAAGAATATGCAAAAGAAGAGTATTACCGAATTTTTATCAGATGAATATAAAGAATTTGCTATGTATACCATAGAAAATAGAGCTATTCCTTCGGTTATAGACGGCTTCAAACCTAGCCATAGAAAGATTTTACACGTATCTAACCAAATATGGAAAACTGGTAATGAAAAATCTTTAAAGGTATTTCAACTTGCTGGTAAGATAGCATCAGATGCTTTTTACCACCATGGAAATCAAAGTCTAGAAAATTCAATAATAACAGTAGCACAACATTTCAAAAACAATGCATCACTATTAGATGAGGATGGACAATTTGGTAGTTTAAGATCACCAAAAGCAGGTGCATCAAGGTATATTGGTACTAAACTATCTAATAATTTTAGACTTATATACAAGGACTTCGAATTATTAAAACATAAGGAAGAAGAGGGTGAGATAATAGAACCAGAATATTTTTTACCCATTGTACCAACTGTTCTCATAAACGGTTCTAAGGGTATTGCAGTAGGATTTGCTTCAAATATTCTCAACAGAGATATGGTTGATATAATAACAGCTTGTCAGAAATTGTTGAATGGAAAGGGGATAAAAGAAATTCCACCTGCTTTAAATAATTTTATCGGATCATATAGACAAGATGAGGAAAATAATAAGAAGTGGTACATTAGGGGATGTTTTGAAAGGATTAACACAACTACAATTAAAGTGTATGAACTTCCTATATCTATGACTTATGAAAAATATGAAATTTTATTGGACAAATTATGTGATAAGAAAGAGATAATTTCTTATGAAGATAATTGTAAAGATAATGTAGACTATACTATTAAATTCAAAAGAAGTGAACTAAAAAAATTAACAGATGAAAATATAGTAAAATTACTTAAATTAGAAGAAACATCCCATGAGATATTCTCAACATTAGATGAAAATGGTGAACTTAAGTTATTTGAATCTTCAAAGGAAATAGTTAAATATTTTGTAGACTTTAGACTGAAATACTATGACAAAAGGAAAGAATATCTAATTAGTAAGTTAGAAAGGGAATATAAGGTATTAAGTAATAGGGCTAAGTTTATAAAAGCTATACTAGACAATAAGTTAAAAGTAAATAATGTTAAAAAAAGTGATATAATAATTAGTATTGGGAAGCTTGGATTAGATAAGATAGATAATACATATGATTATTTACTTAGAATGCCTATATATTCATTAACTAAGGAATTATTTGATAAACTTAAAGCAGATTTAAAAGTTAAGAAAGAAGAGATAGATGTTATAAAAAAAACATTACCCAAGGATATGTACCTTACTGATTTGACAAATCTTAAAAGAAATTTTAAAATCAATTAGTAATATTGATTAAAATTACTATATTTGTGAAAAAATAAATAAGCTATGATTTATTTAATCAAGAATATTTTAAAAATGACCAAGAAGTCTCAGACTATTAAAGAATCTTCTAGACAAGAGAATCTAAACAAGTTGAGAGATTCGGCAGAATTCTATAAAGAAAATGGATACTGGGATGAATGAAATACAATTAGGAGACTTATTCACATTCAAGCCTAGTACTTTTAGGTTTGGATGTAACTCACACACCAAGGAGTTCATTGTAGTTGGATTTTCTATTGATAATATGAGTGTTTACTACATAGAACCAGGATATAAGAGTAGTATTAAATGTAAGTGTGAACATTGTAAATCTATAGTTGACAATATACAGAGGTGTGCTGGGATTGATGAAATAAACTTTACTAGAACTTATTCACAAGTGCAAAGGGAAGAAAAGCTTAAAAAGTTATTAAAATAAATATTAAAGATAAATATTATGGTTGAAGAATTAAAAAAAATGATTTCTGATAAGTGTCCAGGGGCAAAGCCCTTGCTTCTTACAATAAGGGGATCTCATGCTTATGGTACTAATATAGAAACATCTGATGTAGATTATGCTGGTGTTTTTATACAAAGTATGGATGATATCTTGGGCAATAAGTATGTTGAACAGATAAATGATAAGTCTAATGATATTGTTATTTATGAGATTAAAAGGTTTTTAGAATTACTAGCAACTAATAATCCAAATATATTAGAACTATTGAATACACCAAAGGATTGTATTCTTTATAAAGATAATAGTTTTGATGCAATATTGGATAGTGCTGAAAGTTTTATAACTAAGGCATGTGCTAATTCTTTTGGGGGATATGCAATTCAACAGATTAAGAAAGCTAAGGGTCAAGACAAAAAGCAGAATTGGGAAGTTGATAGAGTAAGTCGTAAAGATATTTTAGATTTTGTTAAAATATTAGACCTTGGGAAATCTTTACCAATTAAGAAATATTTTAAGGACAAAAGCCTTGACTATTCAAAATGTGGAGTATCTAGCATACCAAATGCCAAAGGTGTCTATAATCTATTCTATGGAGAAGGTTATGAAGGAATTGTTAAATTCAATAGTGATGGTGAGGTAGTATCTAACGAACTAAAACTATCATCAATACCAAAGGGTGAAGTTCCTTTAAAGAATATAGTTTTTAATAAAGAGGGATATCAGATGCATTGCAAAGATTATAACTCTTATAAGACTTGGTTAGACGAAAGGAATATGGCTAGGTGGGTTGATGTTAAGGGACATGGTCAAAAGATTGATGGTAAGAATATGATGCACTGTAAAAGGCTCATAGAGATGGCTATTGAGATTGGTCAAGGCAAAGGTATCAATGTTAGGCGTTCAAATGCAAGTGAACTTATCGATATAAGGAAAGGTAAGGTCAATTTGGAAACGTTAATAAATGATAGTGAGGATAGTATTAAACTATTAAATGAAGTTTTTGAGAATTCTGACCTACCAAAATCATTAGATATGAATGAAATACATAAATTATTAGTAAGAATGAGAAAAGAGGCTTATAGAATTTAATAAATAAACTATGGATATGTTAATTATAATTGGATGCTCAATACTTGGAATAATGTTTGGTGTGTTATTTGGTGTGAAATATGTAAACTCTGTGACTAATAAAAAAAATAGAGAAGAGAAAGAAAAGGTTGGAAGAAAATTCTTAGAATCTTATGTTCAGATAAGCACAGGGAAGTCATGGTTTAAATCTAGGACGATGAATACTTGCTACTTAAAACTAAATATACCAAGTGAAGGTGATATAGAGTTACTTTACCTAATAGATAAGAAGGACTTGGCAATAGTTAAAAATAATGAAATAATATACACTACACAGATTGTTGACAAGACTATTGTTAGTGAAACTATAGATATTATAGAATTATTTTTTAAAGAAGAAATAAATAATACAATAAATGTATTTGGTTTATTATTCTATAAAAAAACTTTTGAGAATGCTTTTGGAGAGAAGTTAGATAGCTTTGAAGATTTAATAGTTAAAATGTATGAGCGTCGTAAAACAGTTAGTAGCCAAGATTCTATGCAAGATATAGTTAAAGACAATGGGGATAAACATGATATTGATGAGATATTAGATAAGATAAGTAAAAAGGGAATAACCAGTCTTAGTGTAGATGAAAAAGAATATCTTAATTATTATAGCAATAATAATTAATGCTTATTAAAAAAGAAAATATAATATCTTCTATACACATAGAAGATAGTGAGTACTCAACACTTATATATGAGGTAACTATATTTAATCAAGCAGAAGATTTCTATTCTATAAAAGATAGTAAAGAGCAGTTTGATGAAGTTTCTAAAATGCCTTCTTATATACAAGAAGATTGGATTAATAGTAAAAAAATACCACTTAACATATCAACCTTAAACAAGCAAATAAAAATACAGTGTGATGTATTAGAAATTATGAACTACGGTACTAAGGAATATTATATATTAGAAAAGGAAATAAAGAGATTAATAGACATAAGAACATATTTGATAAATAACGAGTATATTTAACTTACTAGATATAACTAAAAACCCCACTAGAAATCATCCTAGTGGGGTTTTGTATTTATTACTGTGTTAGGTATGTATTTTTTAAATTAGGCGAATACAATAGATCTTTTAAGTACTTATTATTGTCCAAAAACATGCAACATCATGATATACATATAATATAATATAATAATTTTCCTTTAATCCCTTTCTAATCCTTCTTCTGTTGTTTCATTCTTTTTAACTTCCAGTGCTTATTTTCCCATTCTTCTATTTCTTTTTCTGCCTTTTTTATATTAGAATTATAATCATCTAACTCATCCCTCTTAATTTCCATATCTCTAATATCTTGCTCAATTACCGACTCTTTTTTCTTAATCGACTGATCATATTCTTCTATCTCTTTTAATCTTTTTTCTAGGTCGCTTTCTTTTATAGAAACCTCTTCAATATCTTTATCTATGCTAGTCTGTAAATCTTTGTATTTTTTATCCAAATCTGATGACTTTAATTTGGTTCTATCTATCTCTCTTTCCCTTTTCTTTAAATCAGAAGCTTTATTATCTAGTTCTATTTCTCTTTCTCTAGACAATTTAGAATCTTCTCTTAACTTATCTTCCTTACTATCTAACACATCTAGGTCATTCTTATAATACTGCTCACGTGTAGAAAGGCGTTCTAATCTTCTGCCTACCTCATCTTCTTTCTCCTCTACTTTTCTTTCTCTTCTATCTAAATCATGTTCTCTATCATCTAGTTCTTTTGTCTTATCTTTATCAATCACACCACTATTACTTTCATCCATAGAGGATAGAATCATTTCTTGTATAAATGGTTCTAACTTATCCTTAGTACTCTTAGGTTGTGGTATCTTATTAGCTTTAATATACGTATATAGTTCAGCTTTCCAATCTACAACTTCAAAAAAATCTGGATTATTATCGATTATATCCCTATCTAATTTTATATTCCCTTCCCCATCCTTGAACTTATAGACAAATTCATCTAATATAATTCCCTTATTCAGAATTACTATCTTTTTATTAGGGGTAACATAGTGAAATTCTTTTAAAACCTTGTGCTTTATTTTCATTTTTTTTAATTTTTTATTTAAAATATATACTCATATACAATCATATATATTAAAATTCTTTACTCTCTGAGTGAATAACACTAATAAACTATTAAATATAATAACTATAATAGTTTATTTTAATATATTTGTATAATAAATCACACAACTATGGGAAAAATAAATCACAATGGGATAATTGCTAATCTAAAAGGGTTAGAAGATAATTGTTATCAATGTGGTAATAAATTTAATGTTGTCATTAGGGATAGAAAGAGGGGATGGGGAATGTTTTGTTCCAAGTCTTGTTCTGCTAAGTTCAATCAAAAACCAAAAAGCAAAAAAGAAATAAGAGAATATAGACTTAAAAGGTTATTTAACACGGAGATTTAAAAATTAGTTTTAGACTTTACTATTTTTTTATATATAAAGGGTATAAAAATAATTATGGAAATGTTTACAATAAATATATCAAAAGAAGAGGTTTTAGATGATGTGCCTAGAATCAAAGAATGGATAGCAACAGCTGAGGAAAGGTTTGGTAAAATAATAAATGAAAATAATATTTCGTTTTATTACACATATTCCTTCTTAGCACCAGAGGAAGATGAATCGGAGAAATATTATGAGGACTTGTATAACAGGTGTATAGATATGTTATATGAAGAAAGGTTTAAATTTGAATTATTAAGTGTGATAGCAAGTGTAGAAATGAAAATTGATGATCTATCAATATCAGACATACTAGACATAGACTTGGAATTACCATCTATTATAAAAGATATAGTATCAGAGGTAACTAAAGTTAAAATGATACTAGAGAGTGAATATAATGACAATGAAAAGGTCAAGAACTCAATACCTGATATAGATTCTTCAATAGTATCAATCGAGGGTGTAAAAGACACATTGGATAGTAAATACAAAGAAAGTAAAGATTTTGATACTGATGCCATTCTAGATAAGATATCAAAGAAAGGGATAGGTACTTTATCAGATGATGAAAAAGACTTTTTAAACAGTAGAAGTAAGGATTTGTAAAAATGGAAATGTACTGTAAGAGAACTGTATTTGATTCTGATATAGAACAATGGAATAACTCCTTGTTGGATAAGGATTTTGTTGTATTTACTAAGTCTAAAAAATACAAAATAGTAACAGGAATTAAGCATATACATGATAATATATTCTGGGAAAATGATGATATTTACCTATATGATGATCTTAATAGAATAACATATATAGGAAAAAAAATTAAGAAAAAGTTTTTTTTGACTATAGGTGAAATGAGAAAGTCAAAAATAAATAAAATATTAAAATAAGATATGAAGCATATTACAAAGCAAGAAATATATGAATGGTCTAGAAGGTTGGAACTAATTAATTATGGTCTCAGTGTTGGAAATCATAATTCAATAACTATAGATATTGTACAAAATAGTTACGCATCATCTATGCTAGGATATACACCTAGATATGAAGATATGAACACACACCCATATTATAATTTATTAAAGCCAATAAGGTATGACTTTTCTTTCTCAATATGTGAGAGTATGCTAGAAGAATTTGAAGACATATATAATGATATATCACACAGAGATATTAGTAATGTGTTCAAATTTCAAAGTAGTTCAGGTAGTAAAGAGGAACTAATAAAAGCATCAAAAAAATATAAGTTAAAAAAATCAGAACACAAATTAAGAAACAAAAAATACATAAGGTTTGACTATGTATTTAACGACTCAATACTAGAAATTCTAATAAAAATATCATATATAAAGGATTCATTAAGTATATTTGGAAAAATATGGGGACATGATGATAAGGGTGATGAAATATTAAAACTGAAATATGGCAAAGGTGACATTGTGTCATTAGATGAAAATCCTAGTGGGGATTATATAATAATGTGTTATGACTATATACAAGACATACAAAATCCTCACAGTTATAACATAAATTATGGTTATTCTATAATAGAAAATCCTAAATTGATTGCTATAGAGTATGGGGAAATATTCTATAGCAATGGAAAAAATATTATAAGCAATAGAAGTGAAAGACTATCCTCTTTATTAAAGTGAGTTATGTAACAAAAAAAGAAAAATCTTTATCTAGTGAGTTGCCAGTATTTGATACATCTCATGGGTTAAATAAAAATTTAGAGAAAGTTATAAGTTTGTTAAGTTAATAGATATGGTTAATTATTAATTCTATATTTGTAGTCTAATAATTATATAAACAAAATGAAAAAAACAACAAAGAACTGGAAAGAATTACAAGATGGTGATATCTTTTATTTTGACACATCTAACGGATGTCTAGATAATGAAGATTTAAATGGTATTGATTACGATATTACTGGCACAGATCAAATATTCATAAGAGACGATTATGGTGATTACAATAGTATTCTTGTTAATGGTGGTCATAGCATAACTTTTAATGATGATGATACGGTTGAGGTTATTGGTCACTATAGTAAGTTAATAAGATAAAATTATGGATATAAGCTTCAAACATCAATCACCTAGAGAATTTAATAAAAACTCTGAAAGAATACAGTCAATGGTTGATAAGTATAATGGTGATGTAGAAAAACAGACTAATTATGCAAAGACACAAGCATATAAGATAACCAAAGAAGAAAAGGCTTTTAATAGAGCTATGGTTGCTAAACAAATGGGTCACATACACCTATTTGAAGTATTCTTTAAAAGAGCTTATGAACTAGGATCAGTTTCTAAACAAGATTATAGATCATATAAATTAGAAAAACTAGGAATATAAATTTTTAAACTATTTAAAAATATGTGGGGATATTATGGAAGTAAAAGTAAAATAGTTAATAAATATCCTAAGCCAGAGTTTGATAAAATAATAGAACCATTTGCAGGGACTGCACAATACAGTTTAAAATATTTTGATAGAGATATACTTCTTATAGAAAAATATGATGTAATAGTAAAGATATGGAAATGGCTTCAATTATGTTCAAGGAAAGACATACTAGATTTACCACAACTAAAGTTTGGTGAAAATGTAGATAACTTTAACTGGGACTGTGATGAGGCTAAATGGCTAGTTGGGTTTATAATTACTGGTGCTCCATCTATGCCAAAGAAAACTGCTAGTAAGTGGAAAACGATTATAAGACCAAATACTCAAAATTATAAACTTAATCTAATAGCCGATACACTAGATAAAATAAGACATTGGGAAATAGTGCAAGGTGATTTCAGAGAAGCTAAAAACGAGGAAGCAACTTGGTTCATAGATCCACCTTATCAGTTTGGTGGCCAGTATTATAAATTTGGTAATAAAAATATTGACTTTAAAGAACTTGGTAAATGGTGTGAAAATAGGAATGGTCAAGCTATTGTATGTGAAAATACAAAGGCTGATTGGCTTCCTTTCAAACCACTTGTTGAAATGCAAGGTGCTAAATATAAAACTATTGAGAGTGTTTTTATTAAAGGATTTTAAATATTATAAATTTTTAAACTATTTAAAAAATAATACTATAACTAAGAGTAAGATAAAAGAAGTTCCTATACAAATACTTTAGATATATAATTACTTCTCATCTTACTTTTTTAATTTGGCTTATGGTGTAATGGTAACACGTCTGCATTTTTTACAATTCATCGAAAGATAAAAAATGTTCCTACAAAATCTTGGAGCAGAAAATTCAAGTTCGAATCCTGATAAGCCAACTAATAAATATCTATAAAATATTATGAAGACACTAAAATTATTTAATGCAGTACTTTCTAGAGAAAGTGAAGATAATATATTTGTATCAGAAAATGGATTCATCATTGAGTCTAATGCTCTGTGGGCAAAGGATAGAATTATAGACTTTTATAATAAAGAATACCTAAGCGGAAATGACCTAAACAAAACTTTTCATAAGTCTTGGGACAAAGTATTAAGTAGTTCTAGGTATGAACTATATCTAGAACAAATAAATCACTATTTAAGTACATATGGTAGTAACTTCAAATCAGAAGTATATATACCATTCGAAGTTCTAGATATAGAAGGATTATCCGTTAAGTTTAAAGTCATAAAGGCTTATAGTAAAGAGAAGCTTATAACTAAATCATTGAATATTCTTAAAAGCGGAATAGCATTAAAGGAAGAAACTGTAGATGATTTAATATCAATATTGACAGACGAATTAGATTACAAATTCACTGGTAAAGAAGGTATCATAAACAAAGAAGCTATTGTAAAGATAGCAGAGAATTATGGTATTTATCCAGATAATCCAGTTGAATTTCTAAGGTATATTGTGTTTAGGTCAACAAATAGTACATTGTTAATAAAAAGCAATGACTCTATTAATATGATTAAAAGTAGCACATACAATCCATCTCAGGCTTTTAAAGATTTTGGCTTGGAAAGACTATCCACTATATTCAATAGATTCAAACCTTTATTTCTTGCATATAAGAATAAGTGTGGCAAGACTATAAATAAAATAGGCAAATTATCAAAGACTAATCATGTTTCTTTGGCATTAAATCCACTAACTCTAGTAACACAGAGAGTTCTTACTCAAAGCGATTTACATTGGCTAAATAATGCAACAACATATTCTATCTTCAAAGCCATGATATCATGTTATAATAGAGGTATTGTTGGTCAAGATACATTTACTTATAGAATAAGAAATGGTAAATCATGGACAGATGAAAAGCTTTCTAATAAGTCTATATGTATAAAGAATCTTAAATTCTTAAAAGACTTCCTAAAGACTAAAATAGATTTATCTAAAGAAAAAGTATATATTCCAGATTATATATCTTATGCACTTCCTACATCAGAAAAAATGTTTGTTGGTAATTTACCAACAGGTACTAAAATATATGGTGAGAAGCTAGCAGTTGGTATATATTGGGAAAATTCTTGGGGTGCAACTGATTTAGATTTATCTGGAATAAACTCAAGTGGTAAAGTTGGTTGGGACTCATCTTATAACCAGAGTGATAGTCTTATATACTCTGGTGATATTACAGATGCAAGAGATGGAGCAGTTGAGTACTTATATGCTAACAAAGGATTAACTGATAATACCTTAGTATTAAATAATGTTTATAATGGAGATCCTAACACCACTTATAAAATAATTGTTGGTGGTGGTGATAGTGTAGATGAAGATTATATGATGAACCCAGAGAAGTTAATAATTGATATAAAATGTGAATCAGTACAGAAAAATACTATTCTAGGTATGCTTATACCAGAGGGAAACTCCCAATCATTTTGTGTTCTTAACTTTGGTCAAGGTCAATCTATCGTATCAACTAAGGATAGTTCTGTTGGTAGGGCACTTACCCAACAATGGAAGAATCCATTGTCTTTAAAAGAAATACTCACACACTTGGGTGCAGAGTTTACATCTAAAGATGAATCCACAATTGACCTATCAGTTGATAGTCTAGAAAAAGATACACTAATGGATATATTTAAATCTTAATTTATGAATGTATTAAGTCTGTTTGATGGAATGAGTTGTGGTCAAATTGCTCTTGAAAAATTAGGTATTAAAGTAGAAAACTATTTTGCTAGTGAGATTGATAAATCTGGTATAAAAGTATCAAAACAAAATTATCCAAATATGAAGCATCTAGGGGATGTAAGACATATTGATTATAAGTTATTAGACAAAATAGACTTATTAATGGGTGGTAGTCCTTGTCAATCATTTTCCTTCGCTGGTAAACAAAAGGGTATGAGTACTAAGGACAATATAGAAATATTAGACTTAAATCATTATTTAGAATTAAAAAACGATGATTTTGAATTTCATGGACAGTCGTATCTATTTTGGGAATATATAAATGCTTTAAAAATTATAAAGCCCAAATATTTCTTATTAGAAAACGTTAAAATGAGTAATAAATGGAAATCTGTTTTGAGTGAAGCCATTGGTGTCGAACCCATTTTAATAAATAGTAGTAATGTGTCTGCACAAAACAGACAAAGACTATATTGGACAAATATACCTAATATAGTCCAACCATTAGACAAAGAAATATTTCTTAAAGATATAATGATTAGCGATGCTTCCGAAAAATATAATATAAAACCACAAAGAGTAGAAAATTTAATGAAATTTTTGAGTCCAAATTATAATGTCTGTAATAAAGTTCCTACTCTTACAACAGAGTTAGCACATAGTACTGGTAAAAATTTTTATCCCAAAGCTCTTAAAGAAATATTCAACGTTTTGGGTATGTATAGAAGACTGACACCTATAGAGTGTGAAAGACTTCAGACAGTACCTGACAATTTTACTAATTATGTATCTGATACAGAACGGTACAGAATGTTGGGAAATGGTTGGACAGTAGATGTAATAGCACATATACTAAAGGGGATAACTAAAGTTAAATAATACTAAAAAATTAAAATATGTTAGTAAGTAATTTACTAGTGGATATATTCTTAACAATCCATACTAGAAATAGAATAAAGTCAATGAGACAATTATCTAATAAAGAACTTCATTTGCTACTTCTTATGACATTTGATAAACATGACTACGACAATAATTTTGTATCATCAAACTGTTTACCATTTAGAAAACAAGCTTTTGATATATACGAACTTTTAAATGGGGGGAATACTACTAACAAATATTTAACTGAACTAATAATTGAAACAGAAGATGAACTTATAGATATTGAATCTGTAAGAGATATATATGGGAAACAATTACCAGGTATAAACGACAAGAAAGGTATTAGAGAATGTCGTTTAAGAATATTAGGAGAATAATTAAAAATTTCAGTAGCTTAATCATTATTAATTCATATATTTGTATTCAATTAATCAAAAATAAATAAATATGAGCAAAGTAGAAAATATCAAAGAAGAAAATGTTATTGGTGAGTTTAAAACTTCTAGAAAATATGAAAAATTCCTATCTAGTTCCAGAACCTCTAAGGTAAGACTTTTTAGAGATTTCGCATTTCTTGATGGGGGTGTCCTATCTGGTATGTTAGAAGGTGTTAGCCTAAAGCTAACTGTAAGAAGTGATAGTACTGTCGATTTCGAAGAAGTAGGTGATGCTAATATAACTGATAAGGGTATGCTTAAAAGGCTTCTTGACCAGATTGATGATATGGGAGTAATTAACTATTCACATAAGCATGTTGTTAATAACCTCACGTTTAAAGATGAAGATGGTTCTATATGTTATCTAGGTGTTAATCATCAGACACCAATGGGCAAGCTCAATAGTATATTTGAAGAAGATGATAAAAAAATAGAAATGAGCGATAGAAGTAAGTCTATATTATCTTCTTTATTAGAGAGTAAAGACTTCAATAGTGAAACCACTGATGGTGAAGACTCTACAGAAGATTTAGTAGATGATATTGAGGAAGATATTGAGCAAAGTAATGAAACAAGTACTTACGCTTCTCTTATTAAAGAATCATTCGAAAGTTCCAAAAAAGAGAAACTAGAAGAATTAAAATTAAGAATAAGTGAATCTGTGAGTGATATCAATAGATTCAACTCTGATAAGAAAGTTCTTGATAAAAAAATAGATGAGATAACAGATGGACTATCTGTTTTAGAGAAAAGATTAGATAGTATGAATATTAAACAAGAACCAAATGGTTTAGTATTTTTTGTATCAGAAGAGAAGAAATCTGACATTGGACTTACCGAAGCTAATAGAGAAATTGCTGATAAAATAGCTGATCTTATAAATCTTAAAAAAGAGGTCTTGTTTGAACAATTAACAGAGGGATATTTTGAAATAAGCATTGCTAAGTCAGATGACATATCAAACAAGGAATTTCAATTAGATACAGAATCACTAGAATCTATTAATTCAATAGATTACAAAGGTAAGATTTCTGTCTTAGATAAAAATAAGATAAAATATCAAGGAGATTTAAACTGGCATCAACTAGTAGACAAAATGATTAGAACAGGTTTTGTTCAAGATGAAAAATTTGATGAATTGTCTGGATCTAATTCTTATAATTCAGAAAAATAAATTCTTATATTAAGAAAAAAATCCTCTATATTACTAGAGGATTTTTTTCTTAATATAATAACAACTTATAGCTATGGATAGAGTATAATAGACATGAGTAATATAAATAATCGGTTTAAAGGTTGCACTAGTTCTAATGCTGATATCTCAAAATGGGATGTTTCCAATGTCATTAATATGACTAGTATGTTTCAGCCTTCAATAGAAGATATTGAAGCTGAAAAAATGAGAATAAAAAAAGAACTAAGAGCAGAAAGATTAAAAGAATTATTAAAATAAATAAGTACTCTATATAATAATTTCAAACTTAATCTTCCCACAGTCCCATATTTTCTTGTAACTATTAGCTTTCATATAATCATTCTCAGTCAGATTTGTTTCTAAATTAGATTTTTTATATCTTGACTTATGCACTCTTTTACTATTGACAATATATTTATAATCTGGTTTACTAGATTTTACCATATCAAACCCCAAATTATAGTACACATTGCCCTCTGACCAGTCTCTATCAGCATAGCTTATAATTCTAACAGGACTATAAGACTTCATAAAATATTTAAGAAGCCTAGAAGCACCACCAATGACTACAGTATTCTTATTATTACAAAACCTAGACAAGTTCCACTGGTTATCATTCATTTTATCCCTACCTTCTCTATGGTCAAAAACCATAATAGATACTAACACATCATCATAATATAATCCTATTTTCTTACTTGATGTTACAAAGCCTTGTATGTGGTTTTCATCAAGAAACTTTCTGATAATTTTTATATCACTAACCTCCTTAATAATATATTTTCTGGCATATATCTTATGTGTTGTTAAACCTAGCCAATTTTTTACTTGACTTTTTATGATATCTGTCTTATTTACCCAATCATCTTCCCAAATGTGTATAATCCTTATTCCCTTATCCTTAAAATACTCTGTTTTTTTAATATGATAATCTCTATCTTTATATTCTTCGGAATGCCAATATAGACCATTAAATTCAAAGCCTATTTTTAATTCTGGTATGTATACATCTATCTCTATTCTTTTATCTTTGAATGACCTTATAATACTACCATTATACATACTAGATATGAACTCATATAATTCCTTTTCCTTTATAGAAGATGTAGAACTGATAGGATTACATACAGTACACAATGGTACACAATCACGTTTTCTACTATGATAATTTGACGAACTTATCTCATATATATGATTCTTCTTACAAGACATCAAGGATATGCCTTTATCACTATTAGACTGACTTGGTGTATTAGAACCATAAAGTCTCTTATTTGTTTCTTTGATTCGCTCCCTTATTTCTGGTGATGATAATGGGGATTCATATCCTGTTGACCTTAAATTACTTTCTTTCACCCTATCATATATTTCTTTTACTTTACTAGGATGGTCAACACCGTACTTTTCTATGAATTTATCTTTTATATAAGAATTATCTTTAAATATGTTATCAACACCATATCTTTGTAAGTTAGTATTTTTAATTTTATTTAAAATTTCTTTAGATTGTGTTGGGTATTCCACACTATACCTTTGTTTCATAGTTTTTCTAAACCTAGCATTATACTCATCAGTTTTAGAATAATATTCAACACCATACTTATCCATGTTAGTAGACTTTATTTTAATATGAGAACACTTAACACATGTGTATATTGGATGTTTTTCAGATGAAGTTATGTTCTTAAAATAAGACTGGTATTTTATAAAGTTTTCAATATAACAATTATCACATTTAACTTTAATCCTCTTATTAGAACCACTCTGGAGTTCATCAGTCCTTATCCTTAATACATCTTTGATAGATATATTTTTATAATACTTTGAAAAGTGTTCTATATTCTTCTTAGAAATCTTTACTTCGATATATTTATCTAATAGCATAATATGTGTGGTACATTCATTAATATATATATTATATCAATAAACCCACCATAGTTTGGTAGGTTTTGAAATAAATATATATTTTACAGAGAAAGGCATTTGTATTCTAATAAAAAGCCTTACATTTGTATTGTAATAAAAAATCCAAAATATGATATTCAACAAAAACATTCACGAAAAAATTGTAGACGGAGTGCAAACAATGTTAATCGACACGAAGGTTAACCTCCCATACTACGGTGAGTTTAACCTTCAAGTCAATTTCACAGAGCGTGATTCAATAGGAACATGTGCAGTTAATGTAACATCTAGAGGAATGAATTTTTTCTACTCTCCTAAGTTTCTACAAGATATGTCACAAAAAGAAGTGAACTTTATTATTCTCCATGAGGATTTTCACTTACTATTTGATCACCCAAAAAGAACAGTTACTGGGAATTTTGATCACAAGTTATCGAATATTGTACAAGATATGATTATCAACCATATTATATGGGATGATATATCTCACTCTTTTGTTGAGATACCAAAATCTAGTGATGGTAAGAACATGGCACTTTTTGTACCTAAAGAATATGATGGTGAACTAATCTTTGAACACTTGTATGAATGGATGCAAGATGAGAAGGACAAATGGTTGAAAGAGAAACAAGAATCAGAGTGTAAGTCTTGTGGTGGGTCTGGTAAAAAAGACGAAGATGGTGGTGAAAGTGGTGATGGTGATAAGAGTGAAGAAGAAGGCAAAGATGGTGATCCACAAAGTGGTGATGGTGAAGGCAAGAGTGAATCAGATGACTGTCCAGACTGTGAAGGTAGTGGAAACAGTAATGGTGAGGGGAAAGATTCTAAAGGTAAGCCTTCTTATGGACCTTATGGTAAAAATTCTTCAAGTGGAAGTACTGTTGATACATGGTCTAAAGAACAAATTTTCCAAGATATGGAGAATGGTGATGGAGAGTACTTAGATAAACATATTGAAGATGAAGTTCCCCAAGAAATGAGAGAGGGAATGGTCAAAGATGTTATGGACAGATTAGCAGCTCGTGGATTATCAGGTGGTGATATTGAACAAACACTTGGAAAGCTTCGTAAGAAAAGAAAGGATTATCTTAGAGAGATAAAAAGATCTATTTCTAATGTTATATTTGGTACTAACAAACAAAAGACTATTACACGTGCTAATAGAAGAGGTATCAAGGGCTTGAAAGGTCATAAAAAAGTAAGTTCTAAAATTAATTGTATACTAGATACCTCTGGTTCTATGGGTGGTACATTTGAAAAGGTCTTATCTTTCATATATAGAAATGATATTGAGGTTAATTTGATTGAGGCAGATACCGAAGTAAAATGGGTCAAGAATATAAAAAGCAAAAAAGCATTGGAAACAATATGTATCAAGGGTTTAGGTGGTACAATGCTACAACCAGCAATCGATTATGTAGTAAATGAATTCAATCAATACAATACAGTTGTATTAACCGATGGTTACTGTGATAGCCTTGACCTATCAAAAATAAGAGGTAGGATTCTGATGATATCAGTTGGTGTTGAAGTTCCTATTACAAGTAGTAATAGTAAGGTTAAGCAAATAATTATTGATCCAAATCATGATTAAATCTCAAACTTAATTTTTCCACAATCCCATATTTTCAAAATATGGGATTTTTTCATATATTGACTTTCTGACAATTCAGTATTTAGGTTATTCTTTCTAAATCTAGACTTATGAACTCTTCTATTATTAATGATATATTTATAGTCTGGTCTAGATATGTTTGATAGTTTAAAGCCTAGATTATAATATAAATCACCAGTTGACCAATCTTTATCAGCATAACTAATTATCCTAGTTGGTTTAAAACTTCTTTGAAAATATTTTAATAATTTAGATGCACCACCAATAACACTTGTATCTAACTTATTACAGAACCTAGATAAGTTCCACTCACTATTAGGCATCTTCTTACGTCCTTCATTGTGGCTAAAGGTCATAACTGATACTAATTCATCCATATGATATAAACCTAGCTTTAAACTGCTTCTAACCTTACCTTGTATATGATTTTCATCTAAAAACTTTGTAACTACTTTGCTATCACTTATTTCTCTAACTAAACACTTCCTACCGTATATTTTTTTACTTGTTAACCCAATCCAATTATTTATTTGACTTTTTATGATATCTGTCTTATTTACCCAATCATCTTCCCAAATGTGTATTATTTTTATTCTTCTATTTTTAAAATGTTCAGTCTTATCTAAATGATAGTCCTTTCCTTTGTAGGATTCCGAGTGCCAATAAAGACCATTGAACTCAAATCCTATATTTAGCGTTGGTAAGTAAATATCTATCTCAAGACCATCTCTATATGATTGCTCAACTTTGCCGTTATATATACTTTTTATAAAATTATATAACTCTTCTTCTTTTAAGGATTTAGAATCTCCTATACTATTACAAACAGTACATAAATCTACATTATTCTTTCGTCTTGAAATATAATTATCTGAACTTATTTCAAAATAGTGACCCTTCTCACATTTAAATCTAGACATTTTATCAGATAAATAACTAACATATGAATTATCTTTTGTTATATTAAATTTTTCTCTAAACACATCATTCTCCATTATATTGTCAACGCCATACTTTTCCAAAATAGTCTTTTTTATCTTGGCTTTAGAATCATCTGATTGTAAATTACACTTAACACCATACTTTTCTAGATTAGTTCTAATTGTTTTTTGTCTTATAAGATATGATTGTTGTGAATATTTAACACCATACTTTTCCAAACTAGTCTTTATTCCCTTATTTTTTACTTCTTCACTTTGTAATGGCCAGTTAACACCATACTTTTCTAGATTAGTTTTAATAGTTTTCTCTTTATATTCTTTAGTTTTGGTATAGCTACTAACACCATATCTTTTCAAGCATGTATCCTTTATCTTAGATTTTATTTTATCTACATACATTGGGTGGTCTTTTCCATATTTTTCATTTAGTGTTTTTTTTATCTTATCTTTAATAACATCTGATTGAAATGGGTTATCTACACCATACTTAGCTTGGCAAACTTCTTTTATCTTTTGGTTAGAGCATTGCTTTGAAGAGCAAGAATACTTACTTATAGTACTAGTACTTTTATTATACCTTTTATAAGGAACATATAATTCTAATCCACAATAATCACAACTTACTTTTATCTTATAATTTGATGACTTTGATAATAAATTAACTGGTATTAGTGCAGTATCACCAGGCTTTAAATTACTGTCTAGGTCATACATGCTAATTATCCTAGTAGCATTTCTTATACCTAATTTCATTTCTACATTTTTTGTAATAATCATATATGTTTTTGTTTTTATAAGAACTGTTCCGCCTAGCCTTTGTATATATTATATAACTAATTGGTACAATAGTTTCTAAAGTCGAAAAATAAATAGTATATTTGTTATAAATTATTTATTATGGTATATATGTTAAATTTACATAATTTTTTTGATTTAAGAACAATAGTTCAAATCTTCAACTTTACTAATAATCTAGATTCATCTTTGTTACTATATAGAAGTGCCGAAAAAAGCATAGGTAAAGATTTTACTATTAAAAACAAATTTGGCTTTAATAGACTAGAGAAGTTTGATATGACTAAGATTAAACAAAACTTAGTAATAAACTTTAATACTGATATATATGAGTTTGGTAATATAGTGGAGCTTATAGATTATTGTGTTAATCAAAATAAAATTCTAATTTTAGTACTGTCAAAAGATAAAAGACCAAATTTTTACCAAGAAGTCAAAGAGTATTTACAAGATAAATATTCTTATGAAGAAATAAATAGAGGTTCTGAGATTAATAGTTATATGAAAAGTTTAAGAAGACAAGTTCTAATAAAGAAATTGCTTAGTTAAAATTCTAGTCTTATAATATTATCCAAATATACTTCATGTGCTTGTGAATCAATTTCTACTGTTACAAGTCCTTCGTTATCTACGTCTAACACTTTCAAACCCTCATCTGGGTTGTGTTGTGGGTAATCATTTATAGTTTCTGCATATAATAAACCATTTTTATTAATACACTCAATAACATCATCAACTTTTATTAAGCTACCTTCTATGTTATTTGCAATAAAATCCTCGAAAAGTTTAAGATAATTCATACTGTATATATTAAGAATTGAAATTGAAGTATGGCTAAATAATATATACTCTATGAAACATATAAAACCTTATAAGATATTCGAAAGTACAAGTCCTAACTTCCCAACTACAAGAGAGGAAGTTATACAAGTTTGTGAAAAGTATGAAATAGAAAATTATACCATAAACGATGATTTAAGTATTGATATTGATGGTAATGTTAACTTATATTATAGAAGATTAGAATATTTACCTCTTAAATTTAATTATGTGAGTGATTATTTTGGTTGTCCAGAGAATCAATTAGAGACATTAGAAGGTTGTCCACAAAGAGTAGGTGGTAGCTTTGGATGTGATTATAATCAATTAGAAACATTAAAAGGTTCTCCACAAACAGTAGGTGGTTATTTTAATTGTTATAGAAATGAATTAAAGACATTAGAAGGTAGTCCACAAACAGTATATGGTGGTTTTAATTGTTCTCATAATGTATTAACGTCATTAGAAGGTGGTCCACAAACAGTAGATGGTGATTTTACGTGTAATAATAATAAGTTAAGAGACTTAGAACATTTCCCAGAAGTAAATGGAACTATAGGTATAGAGGAAAACACAGTATATTTACTAGTGTATACTTTTATTGAAAATGCTGATAGCTTTATGATAGAAGATTTTAACGACTATGAAATAGTCAGAAACCGAGATACTGTTATGTTAGATAGGCTTCAAACATTTATTAGAGATAACGATTTAGAAATGCCAGATTTAGAAGAAATTAAAAAACACTATAAAATAATAGAATAAACATGAAACACATAAAACCTTATAAGATATTCGAGAGCAATAGTCCTAACTTCCCAACTACAAGAGAGGAAGTTATACAAGTGTGTAAAAGGTATGATATAAAAAACTACACTATTAGTGACGATTTAAGTATTGATGTTGATGGTAATGTTAACTTAACTAGTAATGGCTTAGAATATCTACCACTTAAATTTAACTACGTAGGTGGTGGTTTTAGTTGTTCTAATAATAGATTGAAAACATTAGAAGGTGGTCCACAAACAGTAAATGGGAATTTTTATTGTAATAATAACAAACTAGAAACATTAGAAGATTGTCCACAAACAGTAAATGGTAATTTTAATTGTCATAGTAATTTACTAAAGACATTAGAAGGTGGTCTACAAACAGTAGGTGGTTATTTTTATTGTACTGATAATAAATTAAAGGACTTAGAATACTTCCCAGAAGTAAATGGTAATGTATATATGAGGGGAAATTTAGTAAATTTATTAGTATACACCTTTATCAAAAAAGCTGATAGCTTTATGATAGAAGATTTTATAGACTATGAAATAGTTAGAAACAGAGATACTGTTATGCTAGACAGACTTCAAACCTTTATAAGAGATAACGATTTAGAAATGCCTGACCTAGAAGATATTAAAAAACACTATAAAATAATAGAATAAACATGAAACACATAAAACCTTATAAGATATTCGAAAGTACAAGTCCTAACTTCCCAACTACAAGAGAGGAAGTTATAGAAGTGTGTAATAGGTATGAAATAGAAAATTATACCATAAACGATGATTTAAGTATTGATATTGATGGTAATGTTAATCTAGCTTATAGAAGATTAGAATATTTACCTCTTAAATTTAATTATGTGAGTGGTTATTTTGGTTGTCCAGGGAATCAATTAGAGACATTAGAAGGTTGTCCACAAAGAGTAAGTGGTGATTTTGATTGCCCTGGAAATGGCTTAAAATCACTAGAAGGTTGTCCGCAAACAGTAGGTGGTAATTTTGATTGTAGCACCAATTATTTACAAACACTAGAAGGTGGTCCAAGTATAGTAGGTGGGTATTTTAGTTGTTCTTTTAATAAATTAGAGACACTAAAAGGTTGTCCACAAACAATAAATCATGATTTCTATTGCTTTGAAAATAAATTAGAAACATTAGAAGGTAGTCCACAAACAGTAGATGGTGACTTCAAATGTTCGGGGAATGAGTTAAAATCACTAAAGGGTTGTCCAAAAACAGTAGGTGGTAATTTTGATTATAGATTTAATAAACTAAAGGATTTAGAATACTTATCAGAAGTAAATGGGAACATACACTTAAATAGTAATCCAGTATATCACTTACTATATACTTTTATCGAAACTGCTGATAGTTTTCTCATAGAAGACTTTGTAGACTATGAAATAGTTAGAAATAGAGATACTGTTATGCTAGATAGATTAGAAACTTTCATAAGGGATAACGATTTAGAAATGCCTGACTTAGAAGAA